AAAAGCTTTACTTCAAATGGAGATAACAATAAAGATACCCTTATAGAATTCCAACATAGATTTCTTGAATTAAAGTCAGATTTAAGGTATTGGCATGTTAAGATGGTAGGAGCCTCTGATAAGCGAGGGGATAAATCTTCAACTGCCGTGAAGTATCGCATAAGTTGTTCTATGGTGAGGGGGGAGTATGAATTCAAAGATGGTGAAAAGCCTATCTATGATAAGCCACCCGCTATAGGAAATGCAGAAAAATTTGCAGCAGGTACGAAGGAATATAAAGAATTCCTAGAACAAAGGACTTTTTACAAAGAAAGTTTAACCAATGTATCAGATTTAAGAGAAGACATCCAAGGCTACATCAATCTTCTGAAAGATAAACTGAAATTTTAGTAAATGGCAACAATCACATACAAAAACGGAAACACTCTTCAAATCGGCGAAGAAACGCTCCAAAAGATAGAAAGCAGAATCAAAGAAGGAATAGACATCTTAACTGTATTCATTAACGAAGAGGATGTTATTTTGATTGACACTTCAAAAATTAGAGATATTGGCTAAGAAAGTAACAACTAAACCTAACTGGTTCTACCAAGGAAAGGAAATTAAAACTCTTGCAGATACTCCTCTTGAAGCTTTAGGGTTTATCTATAAGATCTATAACCTTGATAATCAGATGTATTACGTCGGACGGCGTACTATAAGGAGCAATAGAAGACGAAAACTTACGGTCGCGGAGAAGAAGATCAAAGGAAACGAAAAGAAAACCTTCATAACTGAAATGAAAGAATCAAGTGGGTGGAAGACTTACGCAGGATCTAATGTTACTTTGAAAGCAGAAGTTACCAAGGGAGCAAGAATAAGAAAAGAGATTCTACACTACTGTTACTCTAAAGCTGAGATTACTTATAAAGAAACTGCTGAGATATTATGTAGTGGAGCTTTACTGGATATTAAATCTTATAACTCTTGGGTTAAGGCAACGATTTACAAAAAACATTTAATGTAAGGTTTGGAGGGAAAATTTTCTTTTCAGTTCTTTTTCCGACAAAATTTAAAAACAATGACACAACAAATTCTAAACATTGACCCTAAAATGAGAGTTGTAATTGATTCGATAGAGGGAGTAATTACACACAGATTTTATAATCAGACTTCATTAAGAGGAGTTATAAAGGTATCTGATGGCGTTATAATATCTCAAATCCATTTAGGAAAATGATATTCTTTAAATTACTTCTTTTTCCTATATACTTTCTTCTTATGCTACCTGTTGAATATCCTTTGTGGAAAGCTTATAAAGAAGTTGGTAAATGCAATGACAGCTTAGTTAAATTTATTTGGAATGGGTGTTGATTTATTTTTCAGTTTTTATTCGCCGAAAATAACTTATAATTAACATTTATATCAATACTTATCACTATCTTTGTGGTCATGAGAGTAGAAGTAGAAAAACTAGAAGACTTGATCCAAAATTGGAGAAACCTTATAGGAGGCTTATCTAAAGACAATATTCAAGTGCAAGCTGTTGAAGTTTGTATTTCAGATTTAGAAATGATTATAAATATTTTTGGAAAATGAAAGTAAGAAAATTAGTATTTGAAAAAGAGTTTTTAGTTGACAGTCTTGAAGATTTTAAAGGCTTAAAAGATGATGTAAATAAATATACAGACCCATTCTTTAATCTTGTATTTGAAATATATCCAAAAGATGAACTAGAGAGGGCTGAAATTATTAGAGCATTGACTGTGTATACTCGCGAAAGGATTATGGAAATCCCAGAATTATTAATAGGTGGTAGTGAAAAAATAACACTATTAAACCATGCTGAAACAGTTACAGATTGTATGATAACAGGAGTAGGTCGAGTGATAGTTAGATAAAATTGAATATTTATGACAAAAGAAGAAATTATTTACGTAGCTACAAAAGCTTTTGAGAAAGGATGGGATTTTGAAACTATGAAGTATAGTGACGATATGTATGTTGGAAGTGAATATTCTGACAGGGTTTGGGAATTTGTAGAAGAGATGCAAGACATTGGAAGAACAGCTTTCTATGAAAAATATTTAGGGTGTAAATTTTATTAACGCTAGAAAAATATGAAATATTCTAAAAAACTAGATAAGAAAATACGAATGAAAATGTATGGAGGATATTGGTCTTTAATGAGATGTTATCTTAAATCTCAGAAAAAATATAAACCCATTTCATTTGAAACTTTTTGTAACTTAGGACGTTAATTATGAAAGCATTTTTTGATAGAAATTGGAATTTACTTTTTAATAGGAGTTTGTGTTTTCAGTTTTGTTTGCGCGAAAAAGTAGAACACAACTACATCATCACAGACGGTAGAGATAGATTCAGAAGCCTAGGTAAAGGCTGGTTTAAAATAATTATCGAGTAAATGAAAAACAAAAAACTAATACCAGTTAATGGTTATATACTCACAACTGAAATAGAAGTTCCCAAATCAGTGTTTGGGGGAACAACAGACTATCTGGAAAAGATTCCTCTAGCTAAAGTGATAGCTAAAAGTGAAGGTGTAGATTTTCTTGAAGAAGGTGATGAGATTTTGTTTCAAAAGTTTCTGGAGATTCCTGACATCTGGATTGATAATGTCAATTACACTATTGTAGGAAAGAATTCAGTTTTAGGGATTGTGGTAGATAAGGATTGAATGGAAAATTTAAATTCTCTTGTTTTCAGTTTCTTTTGCCGAAATCTATAATATTCATACAACATAAAGATATAAAATGTTTACAGGAAATAAAGAAGTCTTCGAAAGAATATCAGAGTACTTACGAAGTCAATTTTTCAATGTTGAAAACGGAATTCATCTTGGCAATGATGTCTATGAATTTACAGAGAAATGGGGAGAGGGACTTGGTTGTCATGATCAACATTGCTTAAAGGCGTGGATTGAAAATGACAAAGTAGTGTATAAGTCCAAAGTTGTAGGAAGTTATTGTGTAGATTAGAAAAATTAAGTAAATCAGAAAATAGATGTATAGCGGATTAATTTACGGAAAAGAAGCAAGAGAAAAATTAGCAAGGGGCGTGAAAAAGCTTGTAGATGCGGTTAAAGTCACGCTAGGAGGAAACGGAAAGAACGTTATTATTTTTGACAATCTAGCAACTCCTCACATTACGAAAGACGGTTTGACAGTATCTAAAAGTGTCAACCTTATGGATACCATTGAACAAGGTGGTGTAGAAATCGTTAGACAAGCTGCAAAAGAAGCTGCTGATAAAACTGCCGATGGTACATCAACTGCAACAGTGATTGCTGGAGCCTTGATAAGTAAGGGGATACAGTGCTTTGACGAAGTGAATATCCAAGACTTCAAGGTTGGGATGCAAAAAGCGCAAAATGACATCAAAAAACAACTGAGAGTAGACGCACAAGACATCTCAGAAAATGTAGAGAAAGTAAAAAGTATTGCAACTATCTCAGCCAATGGAGACAAAGAAATTGGAAGCCTAGTAGGAGAAGTGGTATTCAACTCTGGAAGTGGTGTTGACATTGTAGTTGAACGAGACACAGAAATGATGTCAGGATTAAGGTTTGAGCTAAAAAAAGGCTACACCTACAAGAAAGGTGTACATCCGTTCTTTGAAACAACTCCCGGATCTTCCACAGCATCTTATGGAGATGTGTCAATTCTTATTCTTGATTGCCACTTAGGAAATCTAGGACAGATTGAAGATGTTTTAGTTGAATTCTCTTCCAGTAAGGAGCCTCTGATAATTATGTCCAAAACTGTTGATCCATTGTGTGTTCAGAGATTGGCTGTACTATCCAAGCAAGGAGATTTGAAATCAGTTTATGTTGAACTTCCAGATTTTGGTGACATGCAGGATGCTGCGGTTGGAGATTTATGTGCTTGTACAGGAGCAACAGCAATCAGAACACTTGACGGAATGACCGTTAAAAAAGAACATACGGGAAAAGCATTTAAGTTTGAAGGTAACGGAACAAGTTCAACGATTGTCTTTGTTGATGATGAAAAAGTTAAAGAACAGATTGAACTCCGCACAAAAAGTTTAAAAGAAAGCTTTACAACACTGAGAGAAGATGAAGCTGTAAGAGCAAAGGAACGTTACAAACGCCTTTCTGATGGTGTAGGAGTGATTAAAATTGGTGCAACAACAGATACGGAGTATTTCGAAATTAAAGACCGTGTAGACGATGCAATTGGCTCTTCTAAGTCAGCTTTGGAAGAAGGTGTAGTTTCTGGTGGTGGTGTAGCTTTGATTGAAGCTTGCGACAAGATGGAAAGAACCAAGATAATCAATGACAGCGAGGAAATAGGATATGATGTTGTTGTGGAAGCATGTTACGAGCCATTCATCCAGATTCTAGGCAATTGTTCAGAGTTTGAGTGGGAAGCAAGACTTGACACGATCAGAAGTAGCAAGTATATTCTTGGTTTCGACGCAAAAAACAAAAAAATAGACAATCTTAAAGAAAAAGGAATAATTGATGCAGTTAAGGTTACTTCTACCTCTTTAGATGCTGCGATTTCAGCTACGGTAGGTATTCTAACAACTGATTGTATCATATATCCTCAACATTTGACAGACGAAAAGAAAGAGAGCATTCCTGCAAATTTTTGGGACTTAATGAGATCTGAAATTAAAGTGAATGACCCAACTAAAATTAGCCTAATTTACAAAACTTCTGACGGAGCAGAATTCAGGTGTGAAACTAAAGCAAAAATTCATGAAGACAATTTGATAGCTGAAAGGTGGTATAAATTGAACTTGGAAGCTAGAAGTTGGTTTGCAAAAATATTAGGAATTAAGCCTAGAAGAATATGAGTATGTGGGAAGCAATTGGATTCATGTTCTTAGGAGTAATTATATTTCAGATGATTAAATGGTGGTTTAACAATTAAAATTAGGAATAATGAGTGAGTACAGTAGAATAGATCTATTAAGGTTTCACAATTTCGCGAAAGAGAATAGTGAATTAAAACCCATTGAACTATTGAAAAAATACGATTTGGAAGTTCCAAGACTAACAGATGAAGAGAAAAGTATAAATCTTCTAAAAGCCATAGGTTTATATGAAGAATGTTAAACTCTATTCAGCGTTCTGTGGTACAGGGAAAAGTTATTTATGCAAGAACTATCCTGATAAATTTAAGGAATTAGAGGATTGGCTTTACAGAGGAGAGAATTTTCCTAAAAACTATGTAGAAGATGTTGTTTCTTCTGTGGGTACAGAAGATATTCTGTTTATTTCTACCGATCCTGTAATCTTAAGAGCATTGCACGAAATAGGAATTGATATAGAATTGGTTTATCCTGAAAACAGCTTGAGAAACGAATATCTTGATAGATATATTGAAAGAGATAGTCCTTATGATTTTATAGGAACCATTATGAAAAATTGGAATATTTGGATTGATGAGTTAAAGGAACAGGATTACTGTACTCATACAGTTCTTAGAAGTGGAGAGTATGTTGGCAACCTGTTTTCAAATTCCAGCAAAAGAAACTGAAAAGAAAATTTTCCCTAAAATAACAATAAATTAACACCAAACTATCAAAGATTATCAGTATCTTTGTAGCAACTAAAAAGTATAAAAGAAAATGAATTATTTCAATTACAAAATTTCAGGAACAAAAGGAAAATTGTACCTATCATCTAAAGATCCCAAAGAGGGGTATGAAAAAGTAGAGTATGGTACAGAGACTCCTAAGAAGATTACCTATCACGCTTATTCTAGCAATACGAAAGGTACTTTTGAAGGATTTCAAATGAAGCAAGTAGAAGCTGGAGGGGTTAATCTAACATTTCTAGAAGTAACTCTACAAGATGGAGATGATCAAAACAAAATTTCAGTTTCTTTAAAAGATAAAAGAAGTAATGTATCTGATGAAGCAAAAGCACTCATCTCTGCATTTTACAACGCTGAAAGAGGGCATGAGTACACAGTTACCCCAAATGTAAAAGTCAATAACTATAATGGAAAAGAGTACAAAAACCTAAGTGTTTATGTAAACTCAACCAGTGTTATGAATGACAACGGGAAAGGATTATCCACAGGATTTATCCAATCTTCAGAAATCCCAAAAGCTAAGAAAGAGGATGACGGACTTGGAGGATTTACCTATGACAACAAGGAGGTAAACATTTTCTGGGGTGGCAAATTAAAAGAGATTTCATCACGTTTTGAAGGACAAGCTCCAGCTACACCTCCCCCTGCAACACCAAAAGAAGAATCGAAAAGTGCTATGAAACCAAGTAAGGATTTCGAAGCACCTGTTAATGTAGATGTAGACGATGATTTACCCTTTTGATAACTACCTTAAAATCAACAACTTATGAAAGCAATTTATAAATTTCATGCCGATTGTGGCAGGATGGGAGATTTAGAAGGTGTATTTGTTAGCAGCAAAGAAGACATCAAAAGTGTAATTGGTCAAACAATCTACTTTGGAGAAGTTCTGGGAAAACATTCAGAAGTATATTTTCCTATGGAAGAATCTCACTTCACAGAAGTCACCACAGACGAAAATTTCATTAAACTATTTGAAGACTACGATCTTTCAACAGGAATTAATCCTTTTGATTATGATGAAGACTTTGATGACGGGGAGGACGAAGATGAATTGGACGAAGACTAACGACAAACGAACAGCAAACGCTCTAACTTTAAAAGGTTATTGTAAGGAAATGCTTAAACAAAACTCAGATGTACTATCATATTGCTCTCCTGTAACAAATGCAGGGGGGCAAGTTTTGAAAGTGAAAGTGATAATTCGCGCGAAAAAAGGAGTGAAAGGAGAACTGACATACCAAGCTGTTGGAGATATCCTGGAAGAAATAAGCAATTTAGAACTGATTAACTATAAAATTCAAGATTTATGCAGGGATTTGAGGCAACCTACAGAGAGCTAGTGGACAAAGGAACTCTGATGAAGCCTTTCACAGGCGATTGGAAATCAGATAAGGATATGTTCATCAAGATGCAACTTCAAAATGAAAGTTTAGACTTTTCAGAAGAGGATGACGATGATTGGAGTGAAGACGATTATTTAGGAGATTCCTATGACAGTTACTAATGGATTTGTTTTCATTGGTTTGGAGACTTTTGAGCAGAAGAATGGATGTGACTTCGGTGTTGTTCATTTCGGCGACCAAGAGATAAAACCACACTGTGAAATATACTTTAGAAAAGGAAGTGGAGTTTTGACTCAAACTTTTGGCGGAAATAAACTAAGAGTAGACAAATTGAATATTTATTTGAAAACAGAGTGAATATGTTTGAAGCGGGCGAGGAAGTAATTTGTATTGACGCAGGAATTAAGCCAGAAATGCTTTTTGCAGTGATTGAGATGTATCCAAATTGGGTGAAGCAAGATGCTGTATATACAATCAGGCAGTTCAACGATAATGATGGTATTGTTACAGGCGTTTTGTTGGAGGAAATTAGGAATCCTGAAATATTTATCAAGTTAGTGAATAGAACTCAGGAGCCAATGTTTTCTCTTTCACGTTTTGCCAAAAAAGCACCAATACAATCAGAGTCAATTAGCTACACAGAAAAAATAACAGAAGAATTTTATGCCGTAAACTAGCTTTCGGCGCAAAACAAACTGAAACAAAGAAAATAATCTATGCAAGAATTTAACCTAGCCTCTGCGCTGGAAATCTATGAACAAGAAAGTAACATAGCTGGGGCAGCCAAGAAACACTGCCTCGAAATTGGAATTCCGTATGAGGAAAAGTACAGAAACAGGATGAGAAGAGCAATTGAGTCCTCCAAAAACCGAGATGTTGAAAATGTTTCTGCAAGTTTGACACAGGGGTATGAATCATCCACAAAAGGTTTTTCTGCAATTGGTGAAGATGGTAAGATGATGAGCATTGAGCAGTATTGTTCTTTTTATGGGTTGGATATGACCAAAGTTAAGAGTTATAAGCTGATCACTCACACTTCTGTTCCTTATTGGAATGTTGTTTTTTATGAGACTTCCCTTGAATCAGTTTTTAATTTTCAAGACCATTTGGATGAAGTTATCCAGAAATATGTATCTCCAGTCGAGTTAACTTCTTACGACTATCCAGATTACTCAAACTCTTTTGTAGATAGACTGGTTTATACTGACGTACACATAGGAATGTCAGTTGATGGTAATGGTGATCCTTTGTATGGCGGGGTGTGGAATAGAGAGGAGTTGCTGTCAAGATTAGATGCTTTAGTAGAGCATACTATAACTTTCCAAGCCTCAGAAACTTTAAGGATTGATTGTCTAGGAGATTACTTGGATGGACTTAAGGGCGAGACAACACGAAAGGGGCACAAACTTCCCCAAAATATGAATGACAAAGAAGTTTTTGATCTTGGAGTTCAGTTTAAGGTTGAATTAGTGGATAGATTAGTTGGAAATTATAGAGAAATTATATGTACAAATCTTTGTGAGGATAACCATGCCGGAATTTTCTCATATTTTGTAAACCAAGCTGTGAAAGGTATTCTTGAACAAAAATATCCAAATAGAGTGAAAGTAGTAAACCAGAAAAAGTTTATTGACCACTACACAATTGGAAAGCATACTCTGATCTTGTGTCACGGAAAAGATAGTGAATCCTTGAAGTTTGGATTTAAACCTCACTTAGATGACAAGCAGGAAAAGAAGATCGATCACTATTGTAAAGAGAATCAATTGTACAATGGAAACTACATTGAATTTTCGAAAGGAGACTCACATCTAGCACTTTACGATGAAAGTACAAGTAAAGATTTTCATTATTACAATTATCCTGCATTTTCTCCTCCCTCAAATTGGGTAAAGACTTGCTTTGGCAATACTCAACAAGGGTTTAAGTTTTTTAATATTCACAAAGAGAAAAATTTAAAAATATCTATTCCTTATTGGTTTTAATTTATGACGACTCAAGAGCTTAGATCCATGACTATCAACTACACAGAACAAGAGTTGGTTGAAGAACGGTGGAAAGATATAAAAAATTTTGAAGATTACTATGAGGTTAGTTCATTAGGAAGATTCAGGAGCAAAAAACGGACAATAATAAGAAGTAACGGTGTTTCAGAGACGAAATCTGGTAGGATTTTAAAAAATAACTATTATTCCAACGGCTATGTCCAACTTATTCTGTACGTAGAGAAAGTTAGGTATAATTTTTTAGGACATAGGGTTGTTGCAGAGCACTTTATACCTGCAATTTCAGATAAGCTTATAGTAAACCACAAAAATTGTTTAAAGTGGGATAATAGAGTAAGTAATCTAGAGTGGTGCAATCATTCCGAAAATTATATTCATGCTGTGGATGCAGGATTAGTTGATAAAACTAAGATAAGTGGTGAGAATAGTTTAAGCTCTAAAATATCAGAGGAAGAAGCAATATACATCAAGGCTAATTATAGGCATTTTGGAAGAAATAAGGATTTATACCTTAAGTTTGAAAACAAGATAGGTAAAAAGCAGATTTCAGAGATAGCAAAAGGAAATTATTGGAAGCATCTAAACCACTTTATACCAGAAAAACTATGAAATCATTCTACGTAGTAATTAACAAAGGAAATTCAATGCGTGAACTCCACTCCGAAGCAACATCATTCATTGGACGTGTGGGAGCTGTAATATCTAACAAAGAACTTACTAATTCTCCTTCTGTTTCTATTGGAGATGTATTGTATTGTCCATTGACGGGATTTAATTGGGAAGTGGTAGTGATTAAATGATTGTTTTTCAGTCTTTTTGCCCGGAAATAAAAATTAAATAAACAGAAAATTATGAAAAATATCAATTTCGCAACAAAAGTTAGAGCAAAAGAAACGCCTAAAGTATCAACTGAGAATAACAGCTATGCTCAGAAGAGGAGAGAAATTATGGAGGAAATCAATCATCCAGTCACAAAAGTCAATCTAGACAAAAGCGTCTATAAAAAGACTGAAATAGAAAAGGCTCAACTAAAAGAAGCAAAACAATTAAACAAAACTTTAACATCTCTATAACATCTGCATTCAAAAATAGGTGTTACCTTTACAGCATAAATAAATGAACTAAGATAGGTAAGTGTTGGACAACAGGTAAAATGTTTCGTAGTAGTTAGGTAAGGCATTTTGTAAAATAAATGTGTTTTTGAAAAGGAGGTTAGGACTTAGGTTCTTTCCTCCTTTTTTGTTTGGTAAAATTGTAAATTTTCCTTTGTTTCAGTCTTTTTCGCGCAAAAGTTAAAATAACAAAGCATTAACAACCTGATAGAAATAAAACCTTTACCTTTGTCATATATGAGTTGTAATTGTAAAAACATAACCTGTGGTTCAAAAGAAGGTGAACAGCAGAAAGTATTGATGTCTCCAAAGCATATGACAGAATATCTGCAAAAGAGAAGAGATAGAGGAATGTCCAAATTTATTCTAATTGACCCTTGTATCACAGAAGAAATTCAGTATCTATGGGGGAATGGTATTTTTACTTATGGATGCTGTTGTGGACATAACTACTTAGATTCATTTGTAAATGTAGATGAAAAAGATATTCAATGGATGCTTGATAATGGATATGTGCAGAATCACGCTGATAAAACAAGAAAAGACACATTTAAATTGAAAAGCGTATGATGCAAAAAATTAAATTCTGTTGGGAAGTACTAAAAGGCAGATCAGGAAGTTGGGTATTCTTTATACTTGATGAAAAGCAACAAATGCAGATACTAAATAAAGAAGAGGCTGACCTAACTCTGAACTACATACAGGTAGACAAAAAAGTGATGGAAATAATTGCAAGCAAATTAAGTAGATGAAATTCAACAACCAAAAAGTAACAAATAAAATCATTCAGTATGCCAGAACCAAGGAAAAATTGGAAGTGGTGTATGGTAAAATGAGATGGAATTACAAATGTCATTTAAACTCTGTCCACGAAGCTTGGCGCAAAGGATATGACAAAATAGCAATGGTTGTTCAAATAGAAGATGATTGGTGTTGTATTCATTTCTTGAACTATGATGGAGAAAAATTCATCGACAATACTTTAGGAGAATGGAGCAGATGCTACGAGTATAGATTTATCAAGTTTATTGGTGAAGATGAATTTAGAAACGTAGGCGGAGTGTTTGAGAATTATCGTGAGTATCTGAGATCAAAACTTTCTTGGTGGGAACGGTTGACAAGTAATGTCCAGTTTTAAGTGCAATAAACTTGACAAATTAGTCTCTGAAACCTATGATACGATTAACTTATAGACAATCCACCTAACCAAATAATTACCACTAGGTGAAAATTCTGGCAAAATTAGAAAAGATGGAAAAGATAAAAGCAGCAGATGGAGGAAGACCTTCATATTTAGATATTGAAACACCAGAAGGATACATTTCCTATTATGAAGAATGTTGCCCCGGAATGCCAATTGAGGTAGCAAGGAAACTATTTGAAGACGCTAGACCTAAAGTGATAGGTGCTGATTTCAAGGGAATAATTATTACAGGAACAAAAGGAAACGATCATGGAAATAGAAAATACAATCTTACAGATAATTGCTGATGCTAACAGGTTTAGGAATATTCATGATAACTTGTATATAGACAAAGAGAACAACAAGTTCGTAGCCACACAATATGGGTTCATACCTGATGAAATTTACAATACAGAGCTCCTAATTCGGCAACATAAAATTGAAACGGAGAAACTTACCTCAGAAATAAATAAACTGAACAACAAGTTAGACGATGCTGATTATGATCTGATAGTGGCACGTAAAGAGGTAACTAAACTACAAGAAAAATTAAAAAATACCAAGCAAGAAGACAAACAAGTTGCTTATAATAAAGGAGAGATAAAACACCTAAAGGAGACTAGACAAGCCTTAAAGGATAAAAACGATAGATTAAAGAAAAGTAATTTAGAATACCAAGAAGTTTTATTTCAGTTTCTTTCTGGCGAAAATTATATAAAGGCTATGAATAAGATGAGAGAATTTGAAGCAGAACAAATTATTGAACTTTTTAGTGGAGAACTCACACAGGAAGTGTTCGATAAAACAAAAGAGGAAACTAGAGTAAATCCTGACTACGAAAAATTTTACGCCTAATGAGATTTGAGTATGAATGCCCTAAGTGCTATAATGAAATGGAAGGAAGTTTTGGAGATAACGTTTATTGCGAAACATGCGATGTGAGTTATGAGACCGATTGGGACTACACTTCAGGGGATAGCATGGGAGCATGGTTATCAGGAAAGAAATACACAGGAAAAGTTGATATCGAGTAGTCCCACAAACAAAACTGAAAAGTAAAAGATAATTTACAAAAACAATACAAATTGTAAAAAATATTTAACGTTATGAGACTATTTGAAATACAAGTTGACGGTGAAAAAGAAAGAATTGGAGCAAAGAATCCAATTGAAGCTTTGAAATATTATCTAGATTTAACTAACAGTGATTTAGACTGGGTCGATGACATTATCGAAATCCCTAAAAATAATTGGAAGTGCATTACAGTTAAGAATTGGGATCACGACCCTGAAAATCCAGATGATATGATGGAATCATGGACAGCAGAAGAACTCATGAAAGGATTAACATCTCCTGAACATATTTCGACAAGTTGTATACCTTAGATTCTTGATTCGCGAATTGAAAATTAAAAATAGGATAAATGAAATACATTGAAAATTTCCATGAAAATTTAGAAAGTAAAGAGAGTGGATACATCACTTTGGAGGGAGATATTACTCAAACAAAAACCAACTTGGCTTACGTAAAAGGAAATTCTAAGAATAAACCTCTTATTATGAGCACTGGATTATGTTCATCTTGGAATGATATTGAAATTTTCACTAACTATGTAAGAAGCACGGATAAATAAGACGATTTAAGACACTTAAAATATATCAGATGTATAAGTAGTCCAGATATCAGGTAAAAGTGCCTTAAAACAATTAAAAACAACAAAATATGTATTTTAAGAAATTAATACAGGCTTTCATTATTGCTATGATAAGCTCCGCAATAGTTGGATGGGTAATTATAGAACTAATAATTTGGCTTTGTAACCACATTTCAATTGATTGGAACTAATGAGCATTGAATATAAATCACCTGTAGACGGAAAGATGTATTCTTTCAACTATCAAGAGTTAAAGGAAAAGTATTTTGAGATAAATGAAATGTCTGATTCAGTTTTTTCTTCGCGGATTCCTGAGATATTACATTTCTGTTGTTTTGTAGGATTTTTAAAAGGCTTGGACAGTTCAATACTGTTAGGTGACGGAGGATTGATACACGAGCTTGTACACCTTCTCCATATTCCAGAAGAGCCTTTGATTAATCTGGATGAAATTAGAAAGAATTTTAAAATATTAATGAGGTTGGCATGAAATACGAAGAAGGATTAGACATGAATCAGTTCAATAGAGTGGATGAGATAAGTCATTATAATCATAATTATTATATAGGACTCTCTCCATTTGATTTACTATTTGAGAAATCAGATGACGATGATACTTCTGAATGGTACTTAATAAAAGGAAAAGATACAATTTTTTTAGGAGAGTCGTATTGTTCAGATGGAGACAAGCTTCGTGTGCGATTTGCTTAACAGAGAAATAAAAATACACTTATGACAGAAAAAGAAATATACGAAGAAATTATCAACTACATCAAAACTGATGCAGAAATAGCAATTCCAATAGGCAGATACTTCAATGTAAACGGAGGACATATAACCAAGAATGAGTATGGTAAAATCCTTCTTGAAGTTTTGTGTGAAGAGCTTGAAAATAAATTTTTGAGAGATGCGGAAAAAAGAAACTAAATTTAATTATGGAAGTGTAGAACTTTCCATGGCAGATTTCAAAGTCACACTCTAAATTCTCCTGATTGGTTTTTTGGAATAACGAAAATCTGTACTAAATGCGGGTTCATTACTAATGAAGGAAAGTTTAAAAGTCATAACTAATTTCGCGCGAAAAACAAATAAAAATGAAAATAATCAAACAAGGAAAACTACCAGAACAGAGTAAACAAATTACATGTAAGAAGTGTGAGACAGTTTACTCTTATACTCGTGCAGATGTTTTATCTGATTTCAGGGATCAGGCAGAATGGGTAAGGTGTCCAGTATGCAACTTAGTTAAAGTGGTAAGACACCCTCAACAGCAAACAAATAGGATGGATGACTAATTAAAAAATAAAAATTATGAACTTTAAAGCAGAAGAATCAAGACCACATGAAGAAATTATCTTTGAGATGGCACAAGGTAAGAAAAGAACTACTAAAGAATTAGAGCATTATTTAGATGGGATTTTTGACTTTCTGGAACACATATACGGACTAAGCTATAAGCTAGAAATCCAATCAAAGTTTTATCTACTAAAAAAGGAAAAGGAGTCAGGTTGGGTGGAACAAGGTATGAGACTAATGTGGGGTAATCCAAAATCGAGAAAAGAATGAATAAACAAGTACACCTTTACAACGAAGATGGAAGTGAGAGTAAAATTAACCACTACCTAGATTGCAGAGATGGAATTGTTTCAGTTGTTAAGTTCAGAACTGATTCAGGATACGGGTCTCCTGTAGAAGCATATCTATGTGAGAATACAAAACATGAAGAAGTCTCTCTAATAATCAGAGATGGTAAGTATGAATCCAGTATAGACTTTGACACAGACTCTTGGAAATATATTGAAGACCTGATCAATGGTAAAGGAGAAGTGGTGAGGAGTTATATGGCAAATCGTTAATATGAAAGATAACACAGTAATTGTAGTTGATCTAAGTAACTACAAAAAAGAGTACCAAGAGAAAGTTCCATTCAAGGGTATCATCACAGCAAAGTATGATAATGAACTCTGGGTGGAAAGTCTGGTGACAGACAAAGAGTATTTAATTTACTACACTCAGTGTTTAGAGGGTCTGCCTGTTGAAGACATTGAAAAGATGATTGACTTGAGTAAATATTGATCGCCAGAAAAAGAACTGAAAAGAAAAACAATCATGAAATACAGAAAGAAACCAGTAGTAATAGAAGCAAAAGAACTTCTATACACTACAACATCACAAGAAGAAATAATCAAGTGGTCAAACAATAATATAAAGAAAGGATTAGACGGAGGGTTAATAATCCCAACCCTTGAAGGTGATATGACAGCCAGTACAGGAGACTTTATCATCCAAGGAGTGCAAGGTGAATTCTATCCATGTAAGCCTGACATCTTTAATCTTACTTATGAATTAGCAGAATGAAAAAAGAACTAAATAAAATAGCCAAGAAGTACGGATGCACTATTACAGAATTTAACTACGTGAACAATTTTGATTGGCGATACTATGGAATCAGAATGGATGACAAAGAGGGTCTGCATCTAGATGAATACGCTTTTGAATATTGTGTGAGTGATCCAGAAGGTAAGGAACAGCAGTTAGTGTTATTCGAGGATTTTATTAAAGGTCAAATTGAACTCTAGAACTCGCCGAAAAAAGAACTGAAAACAAACAAAATAATCATGAAAGACTACCTAATAGCATACACATACCAAGACAAAACATTCCCTAATAAGAAGAACAGACCTTACAGACTAGTGAGAGCCAATTCACCTGAGGAAGCCATAGAAAAAGTAAGGAAAATATATAGAGAATGTAATACAGAACTAGAAGCAATAATTAACATGACAATAGAATAGACCTAAGCCCTTCCCTATTAAATTAGCGGAGGGTTTTTCCTTTTTGGAGAGGGACTTAATGAGGGAGTAGTGGGGGGGGGAGATCTTTATTGTGAGGGTAGGCTTAAACTTGTCAGGGGTAACAAGAGGCTTTGTTGGGGGTCATATCTAAATTTCTCTCTATATCATTCGTGAGCACCACCATTTACCACCGTTTGCCAACCCCACTATCCCGTTTTTAAATGTACCCCCGCCTTTGCAGATCTATGGTTAAATTTTTCAGGCAGGTTTTTCAGATCTTTTCAGGGCTTGGAAGTTTATTTAGTTCACTCCGTTTTGTCTTGCTTGTATGGGTGTGTGTATAGGATAGTACCTTTACAGTTTGTTTATTTCCTTGTGTTTTTAGCTTTTTTGCGCGGAATATGTACATATATGCGTTGTATTACTCTATCTTTTTCGGTTCGCTTACATAGGTATTAAAAATCTGCGTAAGTCCCTTAGAATCAAAATCATATTCTTATTTAGAATCATTACAAATTACAATATTATTTGTTAAAATGTATTGTCAATCCAAACAATCACCTTATCTTTGTTGTGTAGCCGGAAGGCATAGTAAATAAGGTAAACGTTAAAAATTTAACACTATGAGACATCAAGAACTTGTTACAAAAATAGAGAATGCTAGCACGACAGCAGAGTTAGAGACTATTGTGGAATCTATTCCTTTACAGAAAAATGGGCACAGAACAGCAATGGCAAGGCATTTAGACGACACCTTTTGGTATATCAACCTTGACAATGTTCAAAAGCAAAAAGATAATCTTTTAAGGATTCTCAAAAGCTACTAAAACAAAAGTCGTTTGAGCGACTATAAACAGAACTTTAGGCTCAAAGCGTAACCCTTCGGGGTTGGTAGTTACAACGGTAATTAAATAAGAAACAAATAGCATACTAAAAACTACTGGCTTAGTCCTTGTCAATGTGAACGGGTGAAAGTAATAAGAAAGGGGTAAGAGAAAGGCTTTACAATTTGTTTCTGCATGATTGACAAAGGGATTAGATTAGTTTCAATACAACGTAATTAAAAGCGGAGTAAACACTCTAGCACGGCACAAAGAAACTGAAACAAAAGAAAATTTAAATTTTCTTCAAATATTCCATTGTCAATCGAAATAAAAGTTGTAACTTTGATATAAGCAAAAGGGGAATAAGCCTAGCGAGGCTAAAAAGAAAACCCAAAGCAATAACAAACTGAAATAAATAAAGGAAATCTAATTTCCAACGCATACGTTCAAAAGGTCAACGGTTAAGATTGACACCAGTAAAAGACAACAATGCAAAGTTTCAGTATTTAGGTAAGTTAATTGACATACAAATATTAATACATAGATTACTTCATAATGAATAGGAGAGACAATTTTAATTGTTTCCCACCGAAAGTTATCAAAGGATTGAGTTAATAGGAATTGGGTGCAATATTTACAGTTCGGGATATTGGTTACACTGAAATAATAGAACGGTTGTTGGGAGATTCTCCGCGAACAACACAAAAAATCAAAAAGACATTAGAAATAAACAAATTTAGCTGAATATAAACAGCTATGGAAATCCTGTAAGGTTACAACTTACGTTTGTTTAACTTTCACCCTTTCAAATCTTGGTTGATTTGTTGGGGGCTTTGCTATACAGCACAATTTTAATAATCATTTAAAAATACTAGCATGAGCAATCTATTAGTAAGTCCAAGACGAATTTTCATGGCGATTCCTGCGTGGAATATTTCAGCACCAACGATCATAGGGGAAATTGAACAAGTAGTTGAACGTGCAGTAAATCACGTAGACTTTAAAAACGGTATTGAATCAATCAAGGAATTGAGCGGTACGAAATTCGTTAGAGTTTCAAAGAAAGAAATTGAATCTTTGTTATCATATAACGAAGAGGATATTAAGTTATACAAACAATTGATTAAAAGGTATTAGTTATGACAACAATAGATATTCAAGCAAAAGAATGGTTTGACAAAGTAAACGGAAATAGTTACTTTTCAGCCGTTGCAACAATTGATTTCGGAAAAGAAACTGAAAAACAAATCAACGTACCATTTCAATACGGATATGGAGATCACTATATTTACCAAACTTTCCATGAGTTACAAACTGGTGGATTTCTACCATCAAATGAAACTATTTATTCTCCATCAAGGTGGGCGCGGGAAAAAGGGATAGAACTAAGAACAAGTAAAAAAGAGAATTGTCTCAAACGTGAAGTTAAAAACTTTGAAGCATGAAACAGATACAAAAATTAGTGGAGGATATTGCAAAGATTGCAGGGCTTCCAATATCAAGACAACAAGCAAACGAAATGCAGAAAGATTATTTTCTTCATATTGAATATGCCAGACATTACGGTGGTTATCGTGTCGTGAATGTCAACGTTAAACATGGAGGTCATTCAGGTGCATTTGGTGAATCTGCTAGTTGTGGTCGTAGATCAAAGGGACAAATGATTGATTTTCTAACTGGTTATTTAAATGCAATCTCATGAAATCACCAAACAAAATACCTGTAATGTCTGGCGGGATGCCTGTATACATTACTTTAAGAAAATTTGACAGGCTTCTGCATGAATGGAAGCTAAGTTTTAATACACATTGGAAGGTGTGGACAATAATTGAATGATTATGAAAACACAAACAAAATGCTTTGTAGTTTTTAGCGTTGCTATGACTACATTGATTATAGTATTAACTTCTTGCGGACTTGTTAAGGTTTAGTTTTCAGTCTTTTCTTTCCGCGAAATAAAAATAACAAAAATGGATAATTCAATATACGGATGTTTAGATAGAGACGATTGTCTTATTGATACAGCCTTAACATTGCGTGGTGCTAAATGCCATGCAACTAGAAACGGTTATACAAAAGTTGGTAGGCGTGTTGGTTACAATGTAATTAACGTTTGGGAGAAAGTTAATGGTAAATGGGTGGAACTATAACCCAATCCGGGCGAAATAAAAACAATGCAAAACAACACTACAATAAAATGCCATACAGTTAATCCAACTGAAGGGCATGATAAAAATCAAACACCAAAATTTATAACACATTCACATCTTAGATCTTGGTGGGGATTTGACAGAGGATCATTTAACGACGATCTGTATAAAAGAATTTGTGATATTAAAGCTAAGAACTCATGAAACTTGATAAGACAACATTAACAAATATTTTAGTAGGTAAGTTAAATACTATTTGCCGAACAAATGAAAACAATGTACCTTCTATAAATAAGGTATTGAAAATGGAGACGAAAGTTATCCTTTCTGTTGATCATAATTGTGGATTGACAATGGATGAATTTGACGAGGTACTAAGCAACCTAAATAACTTTACAGAAGTTCAGTGGGAACGCAGAAATCATTTTTTCAGTTTCAGCGGGGTTGTCAGTGTAACTATTCTTTGGGATTAGGTATGAGTAGATTAATCTGGATTCCTATTATAGGACTTTTGGCAATGTTTATTTGCACTGAATATGGAAGATATAGAACAATCTACTTTGCAGGTTCTTTGTGGTTTCCTTATCAACTTATCTCATTTTTTACACTGTTATTTATTTTCTACCCATGAAAAAAGAATTTTTGTATACAACAATAGGGTATTTAATTTTAGGATTAATTCTCTATCCATGCTTAACAAAGGATGGGAAATTAGTAATCCCATATTTAATATCTATTGTGTGGGTTGTAACACTTGTAATCACTTACTTTGATATAAAATCGCGCAAACAAAACTGAAAAAAACAAAAGAAAATTATAAATTTTCCCGCAAATGAAAACTCTAAAACTAGACAACATAACAGAAGGACAAAGTAAAACACTATTCCATTCTGTAAAACTATATGAGATGTACCAAAATGTCATCTTATACGCCAACAGCCATATCCTCTATAGAGACTTTGAGAAGAAACTAGACAAGTTAGGCTTCAGATTTTCAAACATGAAAGGAGACGGAGTATGCAAAATCGTTGTACGTGAGAGAGACAACGAAGATGTTAAATTTTTATTTATTTATTGAGATATGGAATTAAAAGAGATATTGTCAAAGATTGAAAATCTACTAGACAAACAGTATAACAAAACATTGACATCTAAAGAGGAGAAAAAGTTAAAAGAATTAAAGAAATTGAGAGACAATTTCGGGCAATAAAAACTGAAAAACAAAACATTATGATACAATTCAATAACAAAGAACAAGCATTAGAGTACCTAGATACTCAAGATTGTTACCTATCAAATCCAAGAGAGATTATAGGAGGTGGAATAACAACATTACCAAGCGGAATTGTCTTGGTGGTTGGTGAACTTAAGACAAATTAGGAGGTATGAATCAAAGAAGTGTATTTGAATTTGGGGACGAATATATTTGTACTTTCTTTTACGATTGTAACACAAACCAAGACGGTATTGAAGTTCGCAGGAATGGGGAATATTTAGGTTCAATAGTTGGTCTGGAAATACCAGATATTGAGGACGAAGAGGAGTGTATTAAATTTGATAATAACGTCATAGACTGGTTAGAGGGGTGGTAAGGTAACGTATTACTACCGTAGTAATGATACTATACAAGATATTTATGAGCCCTTTATAGAGGGTAAGAACGAAGGAGCGGTACACTGGATGAACATTAGAGCCTACACAAAACCCGCGGGAAAATAAAAACTGAAATAAAAAAATAATCATGAAAAAATCAATTATAATAGTATCTTTGCTTTCAGTTTTGACAGCAAGTTGCGCCAAAGAAGAAAACTACAAAAAATGTAACAGTAAATACCTAGACAACAAAGACGGTATCTACTACCCTACATACACAAAGAAAAACAAATGCTACTACATGAAAGGCGTAGCAACAAACACGTTCAAGAAGATTGATAATTCAAATTGTGATTGTCTTTAAAATTAGAGAATATGGAAACTATATCAAAAGAGATCCTTTTAGACAAAGGATATAGAGAGTGGAAACCAAACCACTACCAAAAATTAATCAGTAATGATAGTGGTAAAAAATACTTTATCAATATCATTAATACCGATTTTTCCACTATGCAATCTGATCTAGGTCAATGGTGGACTCCAAGCGTACAACTAGAAACAGATAAAGGATCTGTTAATTTTGAGTTGGTACAATGGTTCAATGGCTCTGGAAAGTACTCAGGCAGAACTATAGAAGAGGTCGAAGATTATTTTGAATCCCTATTTGAATTTCACAATAAACCCTACTACGACCTGTATTGAGGGAATGGTTAGCTGAACATGGTGGGCAAAATGGTACTTTGTTGGGGGTTCGATTCCCCTATTCGGCGCAAAAGAAGAAATAAAACTGAAAAAATGAAAACAAAATACTATCAAATAGTAGAAACTACTAGTAACAGCGACTATCCAAATGTAGGGGTAATTAAAGTGACAGATAACATATATCCACTGGAAGAAATGAAAGAAGCCATAAGCAACTACTTAGGGGTAGATTTAACAATAATTTCAGTTATTTCAGATGAGCACGGTTTAAGGATCGACTTTAAACTTGATGGAGGGTACAAAGACTATATGAGAGCAGAGGAAACTTGGTTATATCTATAAAATTACTAGACATGGAAAACAATAACAGAAAATTAGCTTTAGAGTGGTAGAATAGCCTATCTGAGGACACCAAGACAGAAATGAAGGCTGGGTATGACCAACTAATTTCAAGACCCTTAGACAGCCTAACAGGACGTGAGATACAAATTGTGTGGCACGTAGAGAAAGATATTAACGGCTCGGGCAAAACAAACTGAAAAACAAACACTTGTAACACTATACATACAAAAGAAAGACTTAAACAGTACTCTCTACATACTATCTAAAGCAATTAACCCTTCACAAGACCTAGACACTTTAAAGGCAACATACGACCCAATTGAAGTCTCTATAAGCAGAAACAATGTAATGCTGGCTAATCAAGTGGCAATACAAGTAACTTATGAAGAATATGAAGCTATTGAATACTTTATAGGAGGATTTAATTAAACCAATAAAAATAATCATGGAAGTACATAAAAAATACACCGTATACGAATTAACCAGTATAATGGGAAGCGACAAGCAAGCCTTAGAAAAAGTACAGTTCAAGGGATTCGTATCAAATAGCTTTGACACAGAAGAGGAAGCTATTCAGGCATTGATTGCCGATGAAAAAACTTATGAAGATTACGTAATCCTCTTGCAAATTTGTATTACTAGGAATTAGATTTGGATTATTGAAAAGTAATTAGTATATTTGTACTTTAATTCTGAATAAATGTATATAATTATCAACAAAGAAACCCAAAAGGCAACGATTTGTGGAGAGAAAACCATAGTTGCAGACCTTTTAAAGTGTCACAGGCATACAATTCTTAAACGATTTACTAAAAATCATGTGTGGGAAAGAGAAAAAGAGATCGTTTATTACACCAGTGATGTAAGAACTTCAAATAAAACAGGAAATAAAGATACCTACGCAGTAAAAATTGCTAAATCTAGGAAGGAAATACCATGTAATAAGTGAATATCGACATTCATTCTGAAAGGAAGTATATGTAAATAGATTGGGATTAGGAAAAATTACGGAAATCATTGTACTTTTTCTTTGTTAGAGGGGGAAATAGTGTCCCACCAAAGCCCACTTTCACCCATTTTTACCCACAATTTAACATTTTGCAAGCGTTTACTAATACCCAAAGAACCCCAAAAAGAGAGATTTATTGACCAAAACACCCCAAAAAAGCACACAAACCCCCCGAAGAACTATGAAAGAATCAACACTAAAGCAGATCAAGCAGGACATACGGAAGTTTTTGCCAATAGCAGAAAAGGTATCCCAGTTCTGGAAGATCCCTATATATGCCACAATGTCTGTAATCATTCAGAACATGGCTATTGATGTAACAGGTACAGTTGGTTATTCCCATGAAAGGGAAGTTAAAAATCTGTATGATGGTTTGGACATTTTAAAGGAGATTTCTTTATACTATGATTCTCATTTTGAATCTTGGGTATTTGAAGAGATTGATCTTACTATCTTTGGATATGTTATGGCAGAGGATTTAGATTGATTTGTTTTTCAGTTCTTTCTTCGCCGCGGATTTACACTATAACACTTTAAAATTATGAAAAAATTTAACGATCCAAATTACACAGACCAAGAACACAAAGAGAATCTGGAAAGGCTTGGTATTACTTCCTACGACAAACTGGACAATAAAGAAGTGTGGTATGTTAAACCTTCTTATGGAATACATACAGTTGTTGGTTGGGATTGCTTAACTAATACCTATCTGCTTGATTGCGGTGGGAGTTTGTTTAGGGGTAATCCTTTTTCAGTTTTTGTTGCGCCGATTTTTAGAAACAATCAACTACAAAATGACTTATCAATCCTATTGGGGTGTGATGATTGGTGTTACACAGATATCACCACAGATTACGTCAGTGACCTAGGATTTATCTTGGATATTAAAGACAGTTCTTATTTTTACGCTAAAGAAGAGGATAGGGATTTTGACAACAAATTGATTATGGATTTACTAGAAGATAAGTTTTAACGTTGAAATTATGAGCAAAAGGAAATACATCGTAACAGGGTTTGACAATTGTAAGCCCTTTACACAGGAAGTGACATTTGAAGAGTTAGTGAGTAGCAAGGTAAATAACTACGAGTTTATCTATACTTTACAGGAAGATCTGGACAGCATTTTAGATTTGAAGGTTGGACAATCTCTGTATGTAAAGACTACTAGAGATGGTTCAGAGGATTTAGGAGTTATTTGTAGGATTGCTTAATTTGTTTCAGTCTTTTTATTCCCGCGCCCAATTTGGGCAAGAACAAAACTGAATACACACAGACATCAAAAAGAAGAGATTTAAAGCCACTTCACATAGTAAGTGGATAGATAGTACTAAAACAAAAAATATGAAAGCAATCTCATCACCCACCAAAGAAAGATTACTCAAACTTATCAATGACTTTTATTTTACTACAAATTGTGAGATTAGAGAAAATGATGAAGTATAGAATACAAAACTTGACAGACAGGTTGGAAATGTCAAGAAAGAAAAAGGAAGATTTGTTTATTACATGCTTAACTAAAATCCGTCCTCGTATCTTAACTGGTAAAGAACTATGCTCATAACATAGGCTATCTCGATTCGACTTCGGGCGAGGACACTAATAAAAACACTATGAACACAAGACTGAAACCCAAACAAAAAGACAAGATTCAAATTCAGGCAGAACAGCAGGAAGAATATAAACTTGAATTTGTCAAAAGAATCATTCCCAAAGAAAATCACACGCTTTACGAAATCAATGTTGAAACAAATTCAATCACAGAAGCAAAGTTTAATCTCAATCAGGATTACAGGCTCAATTGGAATTGGAAGAAAGGTGATAGGATAGCTTCTAAGAAGTCTTTGATTGTAAATGAAGGTTGTGTATATGTTTCTGCTTTGAATAAGTCAAATGCTCTTAAACAGTATAAAAAAGAGAAGGATGGTGGTAAGCAGTTCTTTAGTGAAATTATTAAATTTTAGTTTTAACTTTTTTGCCCGAAATTATGAGCTACGAAAACACACCTATCCAAATAGGGAACAAAATATCTATCCTGTGGAATGTTTATGACAACGGCTTCGAAATACGTAAAACAGGGAAAGTAATTGAATGTGACAAGTATAGCTTCATATTGGAAATGGACGAAACAGGAGATCAGGTGAAGGTCAACAAGCAATCAGAGTTATGGAAAAAGTTGTAAGAACTTATGGCGCAGGAAGACATATCAGTATTTCGGCAAAAGAAAAAGATAAACTGAAACAAGAAACAGTAAAAACAAAATTCAACAAAGCCTTGATAAACATCCATGCAATGGAGTATGGTATACTAGGTAATGTAGGAATAACTTATAACAGGATAGCACCAAGCAATACGAGGATGGAATATGAATTCCTTATTTTAGAATTACAAAAGAAACTTGCATCACTATGAAAATGATTATTGGTTATTCCCTGTTATTGACAGGAAGTTATATTGTTGTTAATTGTGACAGTTTTATTTTGGGTTGTTGTCTATTCTTTGCCGGATTTTGTGTATCTTTGTGGGGAATATTGACTTTTAAATTTTAGAGATTATGAAAATAGAAGTAAGAGAATTGATGTCAGATAAAGAAATGTTGTCCCATATCTTTTTGGGTTGCATTCCTAGGGAACAGCTATTAGAAATCAAAGAGAAATTTATTGGAGATACGGATTGGAAAAATGAGTCAGTTAAATTACCTGTGGAATTAAAAATAGCAGGTGTTGACGTAAATCCTAAAAGATTCTTTGACCAATGGAGAGATCAGATACAAGGAATCATCTTGAAAAAGGCTAAGGAATTAGTTGAAGAAAAATTAGGTTCTCAGAAGATGAGAGATATGCAAGACAAGTTGAATGAATATGAACAGGTCTTAAATGAATGGGAAAAAGAAATCAATTGGGAAGTTAAAAATCCTCTAATTTAGAACTAATGGGAGCGCAAAACAAGCTTGTAGAAGGAGAAATATTGTACTACAAAAGAAATCTTCAGCACTTTTGGATAGAGCTATCAGATGGAAGAATAGTTGATCCAACAGCAGATCAATTCAATGATGAAGGCTATGAAATGCCTCAAATTTATTTAGGAATAAAACCAAGAAGGTATGAGCGACATTCAAAGAAACTTACCAGACTACGAAAAGGCTAAAAAGGAATTACAAGAAAAGTTCACACCAACAGGAACTTATTTAGGATCTTTTGTTAGAAATGCTATACAAGGGACAAGTTTCAAACCTAATAATCTGGGATTTCAAGTTAAGCCAAAAATAATCAAGAAAGGTGACGTAGTACTTGTTCATCAAGGAGTTAAGCCTAGACCTTGTTGCGTAGTTAAAGTGGTTGGAGATACAGTTTGTTATATTCCACTCACATCCTCAGATAATATTCATTGTTTGAGTGAAAGCAGTAGTAGGTTTTGGGGAGATGGTAGTTTCTGCAAGACCTTTGACATTTGCACTTTAGAGTACGCTTTAGATAATTTTATTGGCGTTTATGATAATCCTAAACTCCTAAATCGGGCGATAAAAGAACTGAAAGAATACATAACAGATATGTTAAAATAAGGTTAAACAAAAACAATATACCAAATAAGAATATTAACTTTGAAGCATGATTAAAGGAACAGACAAAGACATGAAGTGTAGAGATTTCCAGTATGAACTAGGAAAGACTTACTATGTAGACAATGAAGGAAACGTTCAGGGAGTGGATGGAGATATCAGTATGTTTATATCCTCACTTCCAACACCTAAACTTTGTAATAGGGGAGGACTCCATTATTGTGATACTTTAGAGCAAGTGTTTACACATTATTCAAGCGGGCGTTATTTTGAGATTGAAGTTTTAGGAGAAGTTGTTGGCGATGATAAAAAGAAAGCAACAAACGCCTTCAAGTTTACAAGAGAAATTTCCACAGAAGAAGTTAAAAAATACAAACACGAAATCAAGGAAGAAAAGATAGAAAAGGTATTCCAACTGGAAACTATCAGAAACCTACAAACTGAATTTCCAAATCTAATCTTAGGAGGAAGTATCTCTCTTTATCTACATGGGATCAGACTTCAAAGATTTGATAGCTGGTGTGGAGATTTTGACTTTATTCTTCCATTTTGGCAGGATTTATCTCAATCTCTTACAACTAAAGTTAGCGAGGAAGAGGATTTCTTTGATGATGAAGGTTACGGAAGCAGTAGCGATGAAGACTTTCAGTTTCATTCCAGATTTGCAGTAGAAGGACGAAAGGCAGATGTAAGAATCAATCCAAAAGAAAAGTATGAAGTTGTAGAATTCAAAGGGTTCAAATACAAAGTCGCTCCATTTTTGGTAACTCTAGGAGCGAAGATTCACTATGCAAAAGGTAGGAATGGAGAAAAACACAAAGCTGATGTTTTGGAGATGATCAATTTTGCAGGAAAGAAGAAACAGAATTTAACAAGTGTATTAGAAGTATGAATAAAGTATTAAACGGATTAGACATTGAGAAAGTTTTGTTTTTCGATGCAGAAGTAGTAAGAAGAAGTGAAAACTTGGGAGCGTAAGAAATTTACATAAAGTTGTTTTTGTAGATACTTTGTATTACATTTGTACCTATGAAAACAAAAATAATCCAAATTAGAATTGAAGAAGACCTTAGAGATAAGCTTCAAAAATTAGCAGAATCAAATGCTTTGACCGTATCCTCACAAATTAGAATGTTGATTAAGAAAGGAGTGGAGGTTGGGTAGCATATTGGGGCAAGATGATTTTATAGAAAGATGTAAAATTATCAGAAAAGATTCTTTTGACTATTCTAAGTCTATTTTTACAGGGGTGGATTCAGAAATAATTGTAACATGTAAATTACATGGAGATATAAAGACTACACCCTACAGACACTGGAATGTGAAACATCCATGTAAGAAATGTCATTCATCTGAAAGACTAGTAAATAAAAAAATTGATTATATAAATGATCTTAAGTTGAATAATAAGTATTTTCGAGAGAGTATTTATGAATTTATTGATTTTGATGAAAAAGATATCAGACAAGGTTACTTTAAAAGTGAATATTCTGTTCATAGATGCTACCTTCACTCTATGCTACTAGGGGATCAAAAATTAACAGCTAATTCTACATCTGATGTAGATTATTACTATAGGAATATGCTCCTAGATAAAAATGAAGGATTTAGGAGTGGTATTTTTAGTATAAAAGGTGTAATAAGTAGGCAAAAAGCCCCACTTACAATAATAGTGAGAGATACGAGGGAAGAGATAGAAACTTCTTTACATTCTTTACTAAGAGGGTGTTTTTCCAAAGTAGATCAACCTAAAAAAGATCCTATCAAAAAAGTAAAATTTAACCGAATAGAGAAATATTCTAAGCTATATTTTGAAAAAATAAAACAATCAAGGGTAGATTTTTGTAATATAGACTACAGCTTTTTTGAGTACAAATATGCAAAAAGCTCTTGTAAATTCAGATGTAAAATACATGATTTAATGTATGAACAAAGATTAGATCATCACATAAACAATGTACAAGGATGTCCCTCCTGTAAAGAACTAAAAGCAACTGGTGTTTATACTAAAACAAATATTGAAGAGAGATACAGTTCTAAAGAAGGTTTTTTATATGTAGTTAGGTTATTTAGTAATGAAGAGTCATTTTTTAAGGTCGGTATAACAAGGAGATCAATAAAAGATAGAATAAAGGAGTTTAAGGGGAATGGTTATAATACAGATGTAATACATCTAGAAAAAGGTCTTCTTATAGACGTATTTGAAAAGGAAGAAATGTTTTTAAGATTATTTGAGGATTACAAACACCAACCTTTAAATAAATTTGGAGGACATACAGAGTGTTTCAGCGAGAATATTTGGGACATATTTTATAGTTGGAATTGTGCCTCTGAGGAGTATAAGATAGAAATGGACAAAATTTTATGTGAAGAAAGTGGAATTGATTATGAACAACAACTTTATTGCAAATAGATGAGAGTATTAAAAAGTATTAAGAGCGAATTGATCTGCGCAATAGACGTAGAAACTGTGAGAATAGAGGATAAATTTGAAAATCTGTCTGAGGATTACCAATCAGCGTGGGAGTACAAAAACAAACATAACGGAGAAGTACCAAATTGGGATGAGTTGCCAACTTTGTGGGAAAATACAGCATCTTTGTATGCAGAGTTTTCTAAAATTTGTGCGGTTAGTTTGGCTTATCTTGATAGTAAAGGAGGTTTAGTTTGTAAAGAGTTCTACGGAGAAAGTGAAAAAGAACTTTTATCCTCTGTGGGAATTGTCTTAGATAACATGTTTAAGCGAGATAGTTCGTACAGATTAGTGGGACATGCTGCGAAATTTTTCGACTATTCCTTCCTCTGTAAGAGGTACATTATAAACAGACTCCCTATCCCGCAAGTTCTAGATAGCTCAGGACTCAAACCTTGGGAAGTTTCTAACCTCTGTACAAACGAGCTTTGGAAATTAGGTGGAACTGGATCAGGAAGTTCTTTACAAGCTCTGTGTACATGTCTAGGTATCCCCACTTCTAAATCTGATTTGGTTGGAGATGAAGTTGGTAAGGCGTATTTTAATGGAGAATTAAAAAGAATTAGTCGTTATTGCTCTCAAGATACAATTGCAGATTTTAACATATTAAGAACCTTTAAAGGAGAATCTATCTTTCAGTTTGACGAAGTAAACTACATAGTTGGTTATTCTGAAGACGGCGAACAAAGTGAAACAGAACTCCCTAAAGACGAGAGAACGCTTCTACAACGCATCTATGAGGACAGGGAGATTTCGGGCGAAACAAAAGAAGAAATAAAAAAACTGACTTCAAAAGCTAAAATCACTAAGAAGGATAAAGAGAATTTGTTTGTTATTCTTAGGGGAGTTTTGATCCGAGAGGCTTTTGAGTTCAATGATCAGGATAATAAAGCAACCATACAACAAAAGGAAGAACAAATCACTAACCTAATTAACGAACTTTGAGCATTAAACTACCAAGTGTATTAACAGAAGAAACATGGTTCTATAAAGATAGACCTGAAGACCAACATAAATTAAAACATTTATTAAGTAGCCCTTACATTTCTTATAGCTCTTGTGATAGCTATTATAATTACCTGAATGACTTTATTAAGCAAAAATTCTGTAAAATTAAATTACCTGATGGGATATACGGAACTTTTGGTAGCTGGTGCGGAAATGCACTGGAGGAGGGTAAGTTTTCAGACGATAATCCTAATGGCTTTGAGGGGCAAGAAAACTTAGACTTAGCCTCTCTCAGACCTGAAGGAGCCCTATATGAGAAGATGATTGTAATTGAGCGAGATGGTTACTTTATTATAGGATTTATTGATAGGTGGACTAAGAGTGAGAGAGGTGTCAAAATTCGCGATCAGAAGACAGGAGGAAAGTTAAAGGAGAAGAAGTATACTGATCCTGAGTACATTCAGACAGTTCTTTACGCTCATGCAGAAGAACTTTTAGGGGAAACAATTGAAGAGACAGATGTTTACTTTATTCGCCGAGAGGGAAGTCATGTTAATCCTCCACTAAAGATTGGCAAGGAGCAATTTGCAATTCCTTTAGAGTACAATAGAGAGAGAGTGGAGTATGCCCTCAATAGAGTGGATAAAGCTGTTGAGGCTATTTCAAGCTTATATACCACGCATGTTAAAATATTCGGAGAATGAACGAAAGAGATTTAATAATAGACTACTGGAACAACTTTAGGCAATTTGACGATGGACTAGAAGTTTTCCTCAAAAATAAGAACCTTAACAGGGATAGATTCTATGAATTATATTACAAATATGTAAATAGCCCAGCAAGTCCTTGGGAAGAAGATGAACTTAAAAACTAAGAAATCATGTATGTACTAACAATGAGTGTAAATGCTTATGATCAAGAAGGAGACTATCTAGTTTCTGTGTTCGACCATAAACCTACAGCAGAAGAATTAAGAATTATCCCTGACTTTAAAGATAAGCCAAATTACTTTTTATTTCATATTCTTGACGGAGGTGGTAGAATGAATGCAGAGCATGTTTGGTATCATTTGACCCAACTATCGAGTGGAGAAGTTTATGAAAGAAGGTAAACTATGAAAACACACAAACTAAAAACTGTCCAACCCTATTTCCAAGATGTATTGTCTGGGGACAAGAGATTTGAAGTCAGATATAATGACAGGAATTTTCAGGTTGGTGACAGATTACTTCTTGAAGAGTACGACCCTAAGACAGGCAGTTATTCAGGAGCTAAACTAGAGTACTCAATCTGTTATATTTTGGAAGACTACCTTGCTTTGAAAGATGGTTATGTAATACTTGGACTAAGATGAAGATAACTGAAAAATGTTGGAAGATTGACTTTACAAATGTAGATGAAGCTTACATGTACAACCAAGATGAGTTCTTTTGTTATGCTAAAACAAGAGGTCAGGCTAAAAGTATTCTTTTAAAGAAACACTATGATGACTTGGTTTTATCTGGTCACAAGGAATTGACTTACTTGAATATTCCTGTTGTACGAGATAAGGCGTATGATAGGTATGACTATTTTGGTCAGTCTTTATCTTCGCGCGAAATACAAAAACTGAAACGAAAAGAAGAAAGAGAACAAGAACTCGATGCAATAGCTAAAGATGAAAGTATAACCCATTGTTACATACGGAAAGGTGGTTATTACTACAAACCTAACAACAATGGATATACAGAATATATCACTTTTGCAGGAGTCTATACTAAGAAAGATGCAATCAGATCTTGTACGGGTTGTACAGAATTGAGAGCTATTCCAATTGATATAGAGGAACACAATCAAAGAGTGAATGAACAAATTGAAAATCTCCGATTAAGACTTATTTTATGAAAAGATTTGGCATTACAATAACTCCAACAGCTAAAAGGAAAAGACAATTTGAAGATTTAAGGAACTATATTGTAAACTCTCAATCATTAACTCTTACACCACTTCAAATAGTTAATATACTAACTTGGGATAGACCTAGGAGAGGTTGGAAAAAGAAGTTTCGGAAATTCTTGCAAAAAGAAATAACTAAATCTTAACATTTGATTTCACTAGTAATCTATTCAATAGAGTTACCTTTGCTGTATGGGGCAAGATTGTTAACGGAGTTTCTCTTTTCAGTCTTTTTATTGCGGAAATTTTAAAAATTAAATTATGATACAAGTTAAAAAATTTAACAAAACTACTTCTGAAGCAATCATTAATAAGTTTTTATCTGAGCATCTTAATTGTCTAATAATAAGTTATAACCCTTATATTATTCAATATGAAGTATTGGAGAAGTACGAGCAACCCTTAGTTGAATTAAAGGGATTACCTATAAAATTTGCATTTGATGTGTATGCTCCATCATCATTAGGGCATGGTGGCGATCATGACCAAATTCTAGTAAAATTTAATTCAGGTAATGTGATATTTTTTACAAATTTTATTGCGTTTATGTTACCAGATAAAAAGTTTTACAGGTTAAACCTTAATAGTAATACTTTACAGTATCCAAATGGAGATTCTGTAAAAGTTAAGTATTGGACAGAAGAGAGTAATTGGGCAAAAACAGCCATAGAAACTGGGGTTGTTAGCTATGTATATTTAAACAAAATGTATAAGCCAATCTGTTTCAGATCCGTATACTCTAATTCCAGAGAAAAACCAACCTCTTTAGTGTCATTTCAAGACAGTCTTGTAAAAGAAGGTTTAGTGAATACCGATATGAATCACTTGTATCATGCTAGAACAAATATGTTGATGGACATTGCAAAAATTAAAGAAAAATCTGATAACCTAACTGCTGAAGTACTAGATAATGGCTTGAACAATATAGCTCATGCAACTTTAACTGGTCTAACGAGAGTTGCTAAAACAACTGGTGGAAGAAGGCCTTCTATAACTTGGGCAGGATAAAACTGAAAATAAAACCCTTGAAGTGTAAACCAAATTAAAATCGTAAAGTAATGAATCTAAAGAAAAATAGTTGGCATTCAGCCTTAGTACAATCAACGTATGGAGAGGGTTCGTTGCCTCAGAGTTTATGCCCTTATTTCTGGAAACTTTTATTTGCGATTTTAGTCATTCCTTTTACATTTATAGCGCATATTGTAAATTTAATTTGTAGAGATTATGTGGTTAACGGCACTCCTTCAGTTATCTTTCTATTTCTCACTCTTGCTTTTAGTAATTTTTATGTTCCAAAAGGAGTTACATACTTTAGTTTTTGGTGGGTTTTGTGGGGATTTTTAACTCTATGTGCTGTGGTAGGAGTAGTTGCCCTAATTATATGGTTATTTTGTATTCTAGAAGAAAGATCTGAACGAAAACAAGCTAAAAAGCCGAACATCCTAGTCGAATCATTCAAAGCCTTCAAAGGGAAATATTGTCCTAAAATTACTTGGAAATGATTTACAGATGGCTACCATTAATATTTGTTGTTTCAACAGTTTTGTTTTTGATGTGTTTATCTCTTTTGCCAGAAAAGAAACTGTATCAGTACAAGGGGAAAACATACAAGATTAAGAAACAATACTACAAAGCACTCAAACATCCTACAACACGAGAATGGGTGGATTTTGTAGAGTACAAACAAATAGAGAGCGGAGAGACTTATTTCCGTGAAGCAGAAGAGTTTTTTAAGTTATTTCAAGAGATGTAATTATGGCAACATATAGATATGGTAAGTGGGAAAGTTGGGATGGATTTAAATATTTCTCAATTGAACGGAAAACACTATTTGGCTGGAAAGAAGAAAAGTATTGGGGTCTATCACATTTCGACTCTCACTCGCCAGAGACAGAAGAACAACAAAAGAAATTAATGATGGAATCTGTAGAAAGATTAGTTAGAGCAGGTCATACAGTTTTGTAAATATGAAAAAGATTATCATTGGCTCAACAGCCATTAAGCATTGGTATCCCGATTTCAATAGAGAGCCTAAAGATTTGGATTATGCTGTTGATTGTCCCCAAGCCAGAAGTGAAGAGAAAGGCATGGAATACTTGTATAATCCGATTTTATTTTACTCTGGCGAATACTTGAATCCATCTGCTCTATTGACATTAAAAGTGAGCCACTTATTCTGGGAGACAAACTTTGACAAGCATATGTGGGACGTTCAGTTTCTACTTGGTAAAGGTTTAGAGTGGGACTTGGAACTGATGAATAAGCTTATGACTTTTTGGGATAATTATTTACCGCAAGTAAAGAGAAGTAAACTGAATTCAAGCAAGGAAGATTTCTTCACAAACGCCATAAACAAGGATGAAGATGAACACGACTCTCTGCACGAAAAGCTAGCTGAATTTCCGGCATACAAAAAAATTCTAAAACCAAACTGTGAAGTAGAAGTATGTGAAGAGAAATGGAACAACCTGACAGAGCAAGAAAAAAGAGATGTGATTGAAGAGGAAACCTACGTCATGCAACATGAAAGGTACAATGGAAAATTACACCACATTCCTGCTTACAGAAGGCAATTAAGGGATAATATTATAAAGCACTTTCCGAAATTTGTAGCTTTATATGCAATCAAGAATTTTAAAACTTTTATAAACCCGCCTCAAGCTTTTGAAGGCAAATTAGATTAACAAATGGTAGACTACAAAAAGTTGAATGAAGTATTTTCTATCCTAAATTCTTACTCATTAGGGAGGAGGTACAGACAAGTGGCTTCTGATGAAGATTCTAAGTATGGAGGTTCTCTGGATCAAGGAGAGATGGCAGAAAAGTGGTCAGTTTTTGATATTGGAGATCCTGATGGATATTTCCTTAAAATCACAGAACAGACGAATTCTTATGGTGAGGAAAGGGGTGTAAGCAAAATTGAATTTGTAAAAGGCAAAGAAAAAACTGTAATAACTTATGAGTATGAATAAGGAAACAATAGAACAAGCAATCAAAGATAATTTTGAGGATAATTGGAGTTTTCACTATTCAGACTACAGTTTGGAAAATTCTGATTACGCCAAATTTGCAGAAATAACAGAATTGGAATTTGTCTCCAACGAAGATGTAGAAGAGTATGATTCCTATGGCAGTGAAGATTCAACTTTGAAGAGAGTCTTTAGGCACATTCCATCTGATACATATTTCATGTTCAAAGGAACGCGATGCTCTTATCAGGGAGAAGAATGGAATGATATTGTAGAAGTGCAACCAAAAACTAAAACAACAACAATTTATGAATAAGCTGACAGCAGAAGAGATTCTTAAAATCGTAGAAGAGAATTATTCAATAGATGACTTCGCACATGGTGAGTGGCTAGAGTGTGAGACAGAGGTTGAAACATCAGATCTTAAAGAGTTGGATGAGAAGAGAAGCACTTTTCACACAGAGAACATAAAAAACAAGAATATTCCTTACAATTCAGAGAATGAAGTTTGGAAATCCTATCAAAGTATGCCTCGCTCATATGATGTTCATAAGCAACGAATTCTAGAAAAACTTGGACTAGGTAAAATTGTTGAAATAGATCAAGTTGGAGGTGAATCTATGGGAGATCACTGGCACTCTGTTAAGCATTTTGTTGACCATGATGTTTATATCAAAACCATTGGGACTTATTCATCCTATGAAGGGACAAGTTTTTATAACGGATATGGAAAGGAAGTCAAACCACAAGAAAAGACAATTACAGTTTATAATTAATCAAATAAAGATGCAAGAAGAAAAAGACCAAAATCCGGCAAAAGAAAAAGGAAAATCTGAGATTTTACCCTCTGAAAAACAAACATCTGTATCAGAAATGACAGAACTAATTGACAAAAGAGTAGAGAAACTATTCCAAGACAATCCAGAACTACAAGAACTGGAAAAGACAATGTATGATCCAAAAGAGAAAGTGGTTGTCACAGGAGAGTTCATGAATACATTGATTAATATTTTGTCCAATAAAGATACGCAGAAGCAGAATATGAGTTTGGCTTTTGGAGGTCTTTATAGACAAATTGAGATCAATGAACTAGCTGACTCTTCTTTGACCGAATTGGCTTTGACAGAGCACGTGAAAAACTTGAAAAAGAAGAAGTTTAAGTAACATGTGGGAGCTAAGAAAGACAGGAGATGAGAATTTCTTGAAAACATCCGCAGAAGTTGGTTGGGTGGAGTTTAATGAAAGCGGTATGTTTAAAGAAAAACATGATACTCCTAAAATCGCGACGTCTCTCCTCATGTCTCCTTTCAATGTTTATTTCACTTGGCAGACTACTTTAGTGAAGGAAATTATTTCGGTGAGTGAAGAAAGAATCCATTTCAGGACGGAGAATAGTGAGTATGAATTGAGATTTACAGGTGTATGACAGATAATCATGGAAATAAGATAGGTACTATGAAGCCTAATACAAAGTACTTAATGGTGAAAGATATTTATTTTCCATCTGTGGGTGTTGACCTAAAAAAGGGAGAAACGTATACAACTGATAACGAAGGCCTTCTAACATCCTCTAAGATAAAGGGCATTAACTTCAGTTATATACAGGAAGTCAGTACTACAATTCCGGCAGAAGAAACTGAAAAATAAACTTTTCAATAAATTTGCCAAAACGAGAAAGATTGTTTAACTTAGTAGCCCCTATTAAAATTCTTTGGTGGGGGCTTAATTATTTATAATGGGGCTGATAAAATTTGAAAAAGAAGGATGTGCACCTTGCAAAGCATTAACAGAATGGCTTAAAGAAAACAATATAGAATACGCTTCTTACAACATCATGGATAATCTACGTATGGTAAAACAGTATAACTTGAAGTCAGTTCCTGTCTTGATTAGTCTGGACGGAGAATTTGAGAATGGACGAGTGATAGGATTTAGTGAAAGTAAAATAGAAGAAATTAAAACTTTGGTGGGACTATGAAAGACATATTTAGAAAAGAGGAATCCTTAGCAGAAGATGATTACCCAGATTTGATTAAATATGCACATGCTATACACGAAAGTTTTTGGACTCCTGAGCATTTTAAATATGATAGAGATGTAAGCGATTTCAATATTGTTTTAAATGATAATGAAAAGCAAGTAATGCAACGGTTGATGCTTGCTATTGCAAACGTGGAAAACAAGGTGAAAACTATGTGGGCGCGTTTAGATATGAGAATCCCAAAAGGAACTATTGCTGATGTTGCTCATACTTTTGCGGGGAACGAATGTATCCACAAAATGACATATGCAAAACTACTTGATTTACTGGGACTTAGAGAAAGTTTTAAGACTCTTGGAGAAGTTCCTTGTATGGAAGGTAGGGCAAAATACTTAACAAAATATTTGGAAGGGCTTAGTTCTAGATCAAATAAAGAGTTTACAAAATCTTTGATACTCTTTATATCCCTCATAGAAAATTCATCTCTCTTCTCACAATTTGCTTGCATAGCTTCTTTTAGTAGGTACAAGAATATCATGAGTAATTTCAACACTGTGGTTTCCGCGACGGGACGTGAGGAGCAACTTCATGGGCAATTTGGAGCAGAGCTAATAAAGATTATTCGTACTGAAAATCCTGAGTGGTTTGACGAGGAAATGGAAGCTAAAATCAGGCGAAATATTAGAAAAGCTTACAAAGCAGAATGCGAAGTACTTGATTGGGTCTTTGAAGGTGGGGAACTAGACTTCCTAAGTAAAGAGGAATTAGTAGAGTATTTAAAATACAGATTCAATGTAAGTTTGAAGCAGTTAGGTTATGAGGCAGAATATGAAATAAACGAGGAGAAACTTTCAAAGTTAGAGTTTTTTGAAAGGCAGACAAAATGTTCCATAAGTTTTGACTTTTTTGACAGCAAATCAAGTGAATACTCAGAAACAAATATGATAACAGAAGATGACTGGAACTAAAATTATGAAATTAGATTGGATAAAGGATGACCAACGTACTTTTTTAGAAAGGGGGTATTTAGATGCAGGAGAATCTCCTGAGCAAAGACTCCAAACTATTTGTGATACTGTCCAAAAGTATTGTGATCAGATGGGTAAAACAGAGTACACTAATAACATTGGTGAAAGATTTGTAAACTATTTTGAAAAAGGATGGGTGTCCTTGTCGACCCCTGTACTGAAGAATTTTGGTAAAGTAGATAATTTACCCATATCTTGTAATTTTAGCATTCTTGATGATAGTCTAGATGACATTTATAAAGGATTACATGAGGTAGGGATGTTGGCTAAACACGGAGCAGGTACGGCAGTTAATTTTTCTGATATTCGTCCTGAAGGTAGCGATATTTCAACAGGAGGTAAATCTAATACAGTTTTGGATTGGATTGAGTTATATGCTGACATGATGTCCAAAACTGCTCAAAACTCAGCTAGGAGAGGCTTTCTAACTGCGTATTTAAGTGTAGATCACCCAGAGATAATGAATTTTCTAGATATCGGCACAAGAAGAATCCCTACGGAAAAGCAAAGATTTTTTCAAACAATCACTACAGCAGTAACTTTACCAGAAGGTTGGAGAGAGGATGTTAAGACCAATGCTAAAAAAAGGGAAATTTTTACAAAGATTCTGAATACAAGGAAGGAAGCAGGATTTCCTTATATCTTGGACGAAACAAACTGTAATAAAGGTATTTGCCAGGCTTACTTAGATAAAGGGCTGAAAATTCGATCTAGTAATATTTGTATTGAGGCTATGGAATATGCTGATTACGAAAAGACTTTTGCTTGTTGCCTATCCTCTGTAAATTTGTATTACTACGATGATTGGAAAGGTTCTGAGACTTTTATTAAGGATATGTCAATTCTTTTGGATTGTGTAATAGAAGAATACATTGAAAAGGGTTCGCATCTTCCGGGACTAGAAAAAGCTATAAAATTTTCTAAAGAACATAGAGCCACTGGCTTAGGTGTGACAGCTTTTGTTTCTTATCTGCAAAAAAATAGTATTCCTTTTGGATCTCTTGAAAGTTTTGCTCTAAACGATGAAATCTTTTCTCTTTTAAGAAGAGAGTCTGATAAAGCTTCGAAATGGATGGCAGAAGTTTGGGGGGAACCTGAAATCCTTAAAGGTTATGGCGAAAGGAATACTAGTCGAATGGCACAAGCTCCTAAAAAAAGCACTACATTTATTGATGGGGGTTCATTCTTATCTTTAAGTGAAGGTATAGAACCTCATAAAAGTAATTACAACGAGAAAAAATTGGCAAAAATTCAAGTTGAATTTAAAAATCGAGAGTTGCAGAAAATTCTCCAAGATTTAGGAAAAGATAGTCGTGATGTTTGGGAATCTATTATGGAAAACAATGGATCTGTGCAACACTTGGATTTTTTATCTGAGCATCATAAAGATGTATTTAAAACTTTTAGCGAAATATCACAGGTAGATGTAATAGATTTGGCTGCTCAAAGAGGTAAATATATAGACATGGGACAATCTGTAAACATTATGATACACCCTGACACTCCTGCTAAAGATGTAATTAAATTGCATTTAGATAGCTTTGAAAAAGGTTTGAAATCCTTATACTATCAGTATAGTATAAATTCAGCTCAGGAGTTTAATAAAAATTTAACTACTTGTTCAACTTGTGAAGGATAGTGGGAGAATTTGTGGTATATACAAGATAATCTCTCCTAGTAATAGAGTTTACATAGGTCAGAGTGTGGATGTAAAATCTAGATGGCGTACTTATCTTTCCCTTAGTACAGGAAATAAAGGGCAAATACTTCTTTACAAATCATTGACTAAGTATTCTCCAGAAAAGCACACATTTGAAATTATAGAAGAGTGTTCAGTAGAAGATTTGAATTGTCGTGAAAGATACTGGCAGGATTTTTATGATGTCTTGAATGGAGGATTGAATTTGGTTCTACAGGAGTGTGGGGAGCAGAGGCGAATTTTTTCACAAGAATCATCAGAAAGAAAAAGTATAGCATCTTCAGGAGAAAGAAATGGTATGTACGGAAGATGCGGAGAATTGAATCCTAATTGGGGTAAAATTGTTTCAGAGGAGATTAGGAAACAACAATCAGAACGTATGAAAGGTAAATACACAGGTACTAAAAATCCTTTTTATGGAAAAGAGCACACAAGTGAAACAAAAGAGCTTTTATCTGAGAATGCTAAGAAAAAAGTAGGAGTACTTAATCCTTTCTATGGTAAGTCCCATACAGAGGATTACAAAATTAAATCCTCTAAAAGAACTTCTGAATTTTTCAAAAATAATCCCCACGCAAAACAACATCTCAAAGAATTGTATTCTATAGGCGTTTACCACACCCCGCAAGGTGAGTTTATATCTCAAAGAGATGCTGCTAGAGGAAATAATGTTACAAGAAATCTTATAAAAAGTAGGTGTGTAAAAAATTCAGACAAACCTGTAGGTTTCAATTATCAAACGCCTGTCGAGTTTAGAGGAGAAAAAACTTGGAAACAACATGGTTGGTATTTTACAGGAAAAGAAACTTCCTGTGCTGACTAAAAGTGTTTACTACTACTTTACCTACAAGCCTTCTCTATTCATTTAGGGAGGGCTTTTATTTGCTTTGTTTTCAGTGTTTTACGCCGAAATCTTAGTAATTAACATCTCGTTAACATTTCCAACAAGTATTTGTACATACCTTTGTAAAAAAGAAAGATCATGGAACTCTTAGAAGAAATTCAAGATAGGATAAGTAGGCATTATGTTAATTGCCCTGATTGCGAAGATGTGTATTCTGATGATCAATATACTTGCACAACTTGTTGGAATCAAGGCGGACAAGGTGAGATTAATGTACTAGACTTTATCAAAAATAACCCTGAAATATTAGAACTGTGAAACACAAAACAAATACTCAGGTTTTAGAAAGAGCTAGAGAAGTAGCAGAAGCTCTTTATAATATTCAGTAAGAAGCAAACACGCTTAAAATAGAACTGAATAAAAGAAAATTTACGCAAGATCAAGAAGAAAAATACGACTTGTTAAGTTTACTAGAAGAATTAGATTACTAAAAAACAAAACGCTATGGAATATTCTACAAAAAGAGACGAAGAACAAACTGAGGTAAAAAGACTAACAATTTACATTGGTGAGGACAGATACCATTTAGAAGAATCTGTTGATGGAAAGTTGAACATAACCAAGATTTCAGATGGAGGTACAGACAGGATGAATGTTAATCCAAGGTATTCTAATCAAATTGAATTATCATGAAAAATGATCAATTAGTGACATCTAAAATCGCTTACTTAGCTAAAGAGAAAGGATTTGACCTTAGAACCAAGTCTTACTATATAGAGGAAAAGTTAATTGATTATGCAACAACCATGGATGGAGTAATTGTAGAGTCTTGGGATCATAATCATTCCTTTTTAGATAGAGCTTCTGCTCCTACGATACAAGAATTACAAGATTGGCTGAGGGAAGAATTTGAGCAAAGGCTAAGATCAGAAGAAGGTCTAACCAAACTAATAAAAAGACTGAAATAAAGCACTATGGAAAATTATTCAATCACACTAGCAGATAGTGGAATCTATATGCTGATATTTAATACAACGGAGAGATGGACAGATTACCACAGATATTCAAACACTGTGTATGACATTGGAAGTACTACTTATTTAGAGATAGAAGAGTTTCTTCCTGGTAATGTTAAATATGTAGTTACGAATGTTCAAGATAAAGATCAGATTGTGTTTTACTTTATTCCACGTGATTTGGTTTTGAAAGGGCGGAAAGTTTTATTTACATCAAACAAACTATGAAAGAGAAAACTAATATTGAAATTCTGAAAAGATCCCGAGAAGTGGCGGAACAGTTATACAATTTAAGACAAGAGTCTTATCAGCTATCACGAGAATTAGAGAGTAGGAAATTTACTCAAAAGCAGGAAGAAGATTATGATTTGTTAAGTCTTATGGATGAGTTAAATTTTGAATTATGACAGAAATAGTAGAAATTAAAGGAAATATTATAACTGTTAAATGGACACCAAACAAACTCCTAAAATTATTTGGCTTCAAAGAAAAGACAACCACCTACTTACATAGAGGGGAAACTTATATTTTTGGTGGAGGTTATGTATGGTATGAAAAAGAAACTGGTAAGATGTACGGTAAGTGTGAATATCTTGATACTGCATTAAGAAAACAAAATTGGAATTAGATGAATAAAAACAGACTAAGAAAAGAAAATGTACACAGGCTTTACAAGAAAGAAATTGAAAGTTTCTGGAATGCATTGTCTGTTGGAAGGAAAGAAGGAGATAAGCGTGTTATGAGAGTATCTGATAATGGTGTTCTTTGTATAAAGTTTTTTGTTAATGAGGAGTGGGATTGAATAGGGAAAATTTATAATTTTCTTTTCCAGTTCTTTTTATTGCCGAAATTTAGATAAAGTATGAAAAAAGAAGAAGTATGTGTGTTTATTGACAGCCTGTCTGAACGTGAAGAAGCTATCAAAATTTTGCAAAAAGCGGGATTAAAAATGGGCGATATGACCCTGACCTATGATTATAGTTATCTTAGAACAGATGAGGGGGATGATGTATGGTATATTGCTTGTGAAACTTTAGGTCGTATAAAAATAACTTTGAGTCAATTTGAAGAAATATTATCAAAGGATCAAGATGAGTACGAAACAGAATTGATGATAAATACTTGTGAGCGTGCAGCAAAAAACAAAAGTGAATACAGAGTCAAAACCAAAGAAGAGTTTGAAGCTACTTGCGAAAGAACTATTGACGGAAGTGATTCCTATGTATGCGGAGAATCCAAGTTTCATCTTGAAGATATGTCACATTTATGTGGCTTAAATTTGACCTTAGAGCAATCTGATCCCCTCTTACAAGCAGGTGAACCTATTAGTCTTAAAGGTATGGGTAACTGGTATTTTACAAAAGAAATGATTACACCGATCCTAAATGTTGATTTAGTTGATACCGAAAAATTTCAAAACATAACACCAAGTACAAGTTGTAAGATTAGTAGGTTGGATGAAAGTTGGGGCAAAAAAGAAACTGAAAACAAGGTAGACTACTCAGAAATAAACCTAGACATTCTAGACCTAATGGCTAAGAGAATGAATGCCAATAAGCATAAATATCCAGAAGGAAATAGTAAGAGAGAATTGAACGTAAAAGATCTGGAATGGGCTTTATTCAGACATCTAAAGAAAATGATTAAACCTATAGAAGGAGATGTAGAGAGTTATGAAGATCATTTGAGTGCTATTTTATGTAATGCGTCTATGATATTGGATCAATTGCAGAGGAAGGGTTGATTATGGGAAATTTAAGTTTCCTTTTCAGTCTTTACTCCCCGCGAAACCTGAGTACCTCTAAAGTTAAATAGATGTTAACGATCTTTAGAATCAAAATAAAGTAAGTAAATTTGTAAAACAAAATAAAAGTAAAATTATGAAAAGAGAAGAACTAATGAATGCCTTGTCAGCAGAGAACGACGACAAAATGTTGATTGCTGATATTCTTGAAGCAGATGTAGATTTCCTAGACAGACAAATTAAGGATATCGAATATTCTATCAAGGACAGCGAAAAAGAATTGAAGAAAAGACTTCGTGCTAAGACAGAGATTGATTCTTCGGTTGTTGAAGTAATGTATTCTGGATTATCAGCTCTAAAGTCTAAAGTTGATTTGTACAAGAATTTCAAAAAAGAATACTTTACTAATGAAGCACGTTAGTTTTGTAACTCCTACGGAGCTTTCCTATATTGATTTAATCTCTATGGGAGGCTCCGAAAAGTTAGGAGATGAGTCAAAATTAGGTCAATTTTGTTCTGGATTGAAGTATGCTATTGCTCTCATTCTAAGAAACAGCATTGAGTTTAAAGCTGTTGTGCGAGGTAATCACTTTATTGGAGGGCATGACCGAGATGTGACTACAATTTTTGGAACTTACACTTATCTTGAGGTTGACGAGTTAAGTGGAAAAGAGAAAGAACTTATTGGCTTCACTGTGTCAAGAGATTACGAGTCTTTTAATTCTTTACATTGTGAGGACATTTTTGAAGCTGCTGGAGATGAAAATTTGCAGACAGGATTTTCAAAAGAATTAGGTTACAACTGGAGTCCGTGGATGATTCTTAGAGAGCTTTATTCTAACATGCTTGATGAAGGAGGATACTATGTAGAAGGAGTTCCTCCAACAATTGGTAAGTGTGGTACAGTGATTACTTTGTCTTTTGAAGAAAATTCAATATTTGATACTATCTGGGAAAACAGGCACTTGTACATAAATGAATCGGATGATACACTAGAAGTGTCTTATAGGGTTAAGGCTGTTCTAAACACAGACAAATACCTTAGAATCTACAAACAAAATATCCTTGTTTATGAAGACAAAGAAATGTTCAGCGAGTACTCATACATTATTAACTTCGGTGAGATTGATGAGCGCAGGATTTTAAGTGATTACAGCAGTGTAAGACATGATATCCTTTACGATATTTTGAGTTGTGAAAATGAAGAGTTCATTAAGGGACTATTCAGACCAGACTTTGAAGAAGTAAAAGGTGCATTCTTATCTCGTGGTGGTGTTTATGGGACTTGTTCAGATACAATTCACAAATTAGTACAAGAGAATGTAGAAAAATATGATTCTTTCAATACTTATGAATGGTTGGTTAACAAAGCTAAGGACAGAAAAGACTGTAAACTTCCCGGAAAAAAGATTCAAACAGTAGAAGATAGTTTGTGGTCATATTCTTCAACTGTAGTTGTTGAAAGTATTCCAGAGGAAGTTAAATTGTCAATCAAAGATAATATCTGTAAAAAGTATGATCTAGATCTCTCTGAAATAAGTGTAAAGGAATCCCCTCTAACAGGCGCAAAGGTGGTAGCAGACAAGTTCAACAATTGTTTGATTTTGTCTCCCGAGTTTAAGATTGAAGATGATATCGCTGAGTTTATTGTGGAATACTACACTCTAAAGCAGAAAGGAAATATTGTTAAAACTTTAAGCACTGTCTTGGCGCAAAGACTGAAAAAATAAAAAATTAGAAATTTATCCTAAATGGAAAATAAAATACAGGAAGTTTACAACTATTTCAAAGAGAAGATTATTTCAGGAGATTACATTGTAATAGAAAAAGAAAAGTTAGCTTGGAGTGTAATAATTGATGGTAAATACAAATTTGATTTGTGGATTGGAGGTAATTGGGATATGTTTTCTGTTGGCGGAATATTCACAGAAGCATTCATGACAATTGAATTTACAGATGATGAAAAGAAACTTGCTTGGGCTTCACTTGAACCTCTTCTAACAGAATGGGAACATTTACAAGGTTTGCCAGAAAGAAAGAAGAAATATGAAGAACTCAAAAAAGAATTTGAAGGATGAAAAAAGAAAGTGGATGTCAATTTATTCCTAATGGAGAAGTTGAAAAAAGATGTTTGAAATGTGGATATGTTATTTGGAGAAGCACTATCAAATCTGATCATGAAGTTGTCAAGGATATGATCGAGTTGGACTATCCTAAACCAGATTGTTATAATGAATCAAAGTTGTATTAAGATTATGAAATTACTAAAATTAAACATAGTACCTGTTGCATTTCTTATTTTAGCAGGATTTCTGGCTTATTTCGATAAGTCAGGTTCAGGTTGGTGTATATTTGGAGCAATTATTACTTATGACTAGACTGACAGATGAGGAAGTAGAGGCACAATTTGAGGAGAAGTTTGGCAAATGGCCGGGAAAACAAACTGAAAAGGAAAATTTACAAAAAGTAATCTGCAAAATCAACACTCCTCAACACAAGAAAGGAGAGGTTGTAGACCGTTTTGACCTAGAAATAGATAGATTGGAGTACCCTGACGTTTATATGCCCACAGATATGCTCTCATTACGTTTCAGAGGATCTAAATCCATGTTCGCTCTATCACAATTAATTTGGGAAACAAATAAAGAAAAAGAATCATGAAAGAAAAATTTGCACAAATGACGCTGGAACAGAAATTAGATTTCCTTCCACTTAAAGAGAGTTTAGAATTATTGAATTCAGGAATAAAACTGAAAACAAGATTTAGCTGGGTTGTAATGACTGAAGAGCTAGGTGATAATCCTGAAAGTATGTCGATAGAGGAAATTCTTGAGGCACATGCAGAGATGTATGGAGAGGAAGATCAAAATTATTTGAGAGTTGGAAAAGCTTATGACGAGTTCGATGAATTTACTTTAGAGCTTTGCCCTGCCCCTACGTATACTGACTTAATTAGGTAAGATGAAAGCAAGAAACGATTTTGAAACAGATGATGAATACAATATTTATCTTCGATATTATTATGCTGGGCAAAGTTTGAGTGCTATTGCTTTGGTTGATGTAAAAGGAGAGTATTTAAAGAAAGTTCCCACGCAATGTATTCAATACGCTGATGAATTAATTTCACAACTACAGGATGGCAGATAGAAAACACATCATACACTTACTGGAAAATTCCTTGTTGGACTTTGAGATGTTGTACAAGAAGTATGTTGAAGAGAAAGGTGCTATTCCTTTTGATGTCTTTACAGAAGTTATGGGCGTATATGCTCAAAGAGTTGGTTTGTTTTCAGTTTATTCTTGTTTCGCGGAAATTAATGTATTGAGGAATAAAGAGGGAGTGGTAATTAAATATTGTTGATTATGAGAGATGAAATTGACGAGATCATAGAAATGTTTGAAAAATATTAACTGTCATGGAAGGAATTGAAGACTACGAAGATAAACTCAGAAATGAGGAAGAACAGACTGAAAAATGGTTTGGATTTGTCAACAGAACCATTTACCTCCTGCACAAGCTTGGGTATGGGATAGGGCGGAAAAAGAATATAATAAAGCGAAAGAAGATGGAAAAAGAAATTGAAAACAGGTTTAAAGAATTACGTCAAGAGCTACTTGAAATAAGGGAGGAAGTTGGTGGATTAATAAATCAATTACCTGAACAAGACTTTTTTAATAAAGGTATTTATAGGGTGGATCATATTCTTAGCAATTTTGGAATTTCTATCAGTGCTTGTGAGTTTGATATATTAGATATTCTTGAAAAATGAATTACATTAACACTAAATTCTTATCCAGTTCAGGCTTTACTTGGGACGATGCTTACACTTTACTTCTCATTAAGCAAGGTCAAGCAGAGGAATTAGAGAAAGAGTGGACGGAAAAACTTTTGGAAGTGGGACTAATAAAACTGATTAAACCAAAGAATAAAGCTGAAAGCGAGTTGAGCAGACTTAGACTTGATAAGAAGGGAAGGGAATTTTTGGAGAAGTTGAGTGAAGCAGAAATTGAGGAGGAGGATAATCGGGTATTAATTTGGCTTTCAGACTTATATAAGTCTTTGGGGAAAGAAATAGGAAGCAAGAATAAAACTTTATACTATCTAAAAGAGTTTCGGGTAAAAAGTGGAATCGACAAGAACAAACTTGTTAACTTAATAACTGTTCTAACTAATGACGAAAATCAAATGGAGTGGAGTAAGGTGTTACAATATTTGATATTCAAACCCCAGAATGTTTACAATACAAAATTCAATTTGGACGAATCAAAATTGTGGAATTACTATTTGAAGCATCAAAACTACTTTGACAAAGAGTGGGAGAAAGAAAAATATCAAAACTAAAATTGGAGAGTTTTAAATGGAGTTAAGTGAGAATGCTACAAAAATAAAAGAAAAACTTTTTGCCACCACTTCTGAAGCTGATGATGCTTTCAATGAACTACTAAATTTACAAAAAGGAGTTGATAATGTTATATACACAGGATTAAGTTTTTTGGATGAAAATCTCATTGGTGGATTATGTAACAAGCTGATTTTCATTGGTTCACGACCTTCACAGGGTAAGTCTCACAATGCTGCAACTATCCTGAAGAACCTTTTTTCTGAAGAGATTAACCCGAACCAAAAGATTCAGGCATTACGTTTAAATTTGGAAATGGTTACTCAGTCTCTTCTGCTAAGAGCTTTGAAGCCAGCCTTGAACAAGTCACTTAAAAGTATAATTTCGCAAGAGTTTACTCCTAGTGAATTGGTAAAAGCCGAGGAAGTATTGAATGAATTCAAAGACCCTAGAATTCTTGACTTTTCTAAAGCTGTAAAGGGAAATGATTTGAAGGACTTGTTAGATGCTTTTCGTGTGGGTGTGTGGGAGAAAGATAATGCAGAGTATATCCGGCTAGGAAAACCAAAAGGGTTCAAAAAGACCAAAAAGGTAGTTATTGTAGACCATTTACATGTATATGATAGTAAAGAGTCTATTGATAATGTTTTGCAGATTTGCAACGAGTATAAGATGATTGATAAAGATTTGTCCTTTATATTCTACTTTCAATTCAACAGAACAATTGAAGATGTGTGGCGGGAGTCTAAGGAAAAGAAAGGACATAACTTTAATATGCTTCCCTCATCAAAGTATATCTACCTTACAGATTTACTAATGCAGTATGCAGATATTGTGATGAGTCTGACTATCCCACAAGTGATCGGATTAGAGTCTTTTGCTTCTGTTCACAAGGAGAGGTGTTCTCACTTGAAGGATCATTTTCTGGAAGATGGGAAAGAGGGGAATTATGTTAAGTTGAAAGCTTTAAATAGGATATACTATGACTTCTTGAAAATACGTATGAACGATTCCTTTGATGATCCAAGACTATTCTGTGAAATACTTGACCCCAGCAAAGAAGAAACTGTAAACAAAATTTATCAAGAAAATCAAACACCCTCCATAGCTCCACCACAATTTAATTCACATCCGCCCACTTTCTTTTCTGATGCTTTGAATAATGCTAAAGGAGTGGAGTTTGAGGATCAGCCACCGTTTTAAAGACTTATTTTGCGCGAAAATTAAATAATAAACTATGACAGAATACAGAAAGAAAGAGTTAATTAAGGATTTGATGGGTCACTATTCCTTTCCAGATCATTTAGATACTGTTGAGTGGAGGGATGTACTAATCCTACTACTTGATAAGATGGAGAGTATTAACCCGCAGGATCTGGAGGAATTTTTAACAAATAAATAAAAAATAAGTATGGAGACAGACGAACTACTCAGAAAGGTAGAGTTAGGAGAAAAGCTAAATGAGTATGAGCTTAGAGAACTTGTAGAATTTGAGTATCGAAGAGAAGAGGGTGATGACAGACGTTGGAGCAAAAGCATAAGTTCTTATTTTAAGCTGGAAAATAGTGACAGGACTTTCTGCTTAGAGTGGGAACAAGGCTTGACAGAAAATCAAGAGAACCAATTTTATGATCAGCCTTACGAAGTGATTGAAACAATTGAAGAAAGAGTAATAACAACCAAAATTTTTAATTATAAAAGAGTATGAAAAATTACATGATAGCAACCGCATCCTATACGAAGTTGGTAGGAGAGAACACTTATAAAAAGGTAAAAGAACCTTTCTTGATCGCCTCCAGTACCTTCACTGAAGGAGAAACTTTTATGTATGAGAAAGTAGCTGAAGGAATTCGAGGAGAATTTGAAGTGAATGGTTTGGTAAAAGAACAAGTTGATGGTATTTTTTATGCTGACAAAGAAGTGCAAAGCTTCTGGTATAAATCGAAAGCAACAACTCCTGATCCAGATTCGGAAAAAGAGAAATCTATTAACTTGGTTTACTATGTAAATGCTGACAGTGTTAGAATAGCTACGGAGACTTTGGAAGAGAACTTGTCTAATTTGTGGTCTGAATCAGAAGTTAAGTCAGTCACAATTAGTAAGATTGTGGATGTTTTTGAAAACGAGAATTGATTCGAGTAGACTTATTTTGTTTTCAGTTTTGTTTGCCGAGATTTGGTTAATTAAGTGTTAAATGGTGGAGGGTTGGTAACGGCTCTCCATTTTTTGTTTAAATTTGTCTCATGAAAAAAGAAGAGTTATTATTCAATAAATACATCCACAATTTTGTATTCAAAAATTGGGAGGATATAGACCTTAATCGGGCAGAGATTAAACAAAGCAAGGAAGACTTTTTAAAAGAAGTTCTTAGTAATGTTGAAACTTCTGTTTGGGTTCTGATGGAAGTTTGCCTTCACTATATGAAGAGTAACGAGGGCAAAAAATTCTATAAATCTATTGAGGTTGAAACAGAAGATTGTGATTTTTATGTATTTAAAATAGACAACAATTACTATAAAGTTCACTATTATTACACTGATCCAGTAACAATAGATTTTGTAAAACCTAAGTTTAAGAAAGTAATGTATTTTTAAATATGAAAAAATCAATTGATAAAGACAAATTTATAGAGTTCATGCTGACAGGTCAAGTCGTCTGGACTAGTCAAGAAATAGAAGAACTCTTTAGAGTGGATCTTCTGTCAATTGAAGAGATTATGAAAATGAGAGAAGACGTCTTTTATCAAGAACTAACTTGTGAAGAGATACTGGAAAGGTATAGAGACTCACTAACGGAGCAAGGTAAAAGAAAATTAATTCAAATTGCAGGAAAATGAGAGATTTCAAATCAGAATTAATTGAACATCTGAAAACAAAGCTTATATCGAATATAGATTCTTTGTGGGGAGAAACTAAATCTTATTACAAAGCCAGACTTATTGAAATGGGAGGTTGCTATGCTTCGTTTGGAGAGGATATTTCTGTTTGGTTACTTATTGATAAAGAACAGCAGATGAGTTTAAAATTTAGTGTGTCTTTAGATGAAGTGGTTAAATTCACAAGTTTAGTTGACAAAATGAAACCTTTACAAAAATTAGAAAATCAACGTACTTTTGTTAGAGATGTTATGGCAGAATATGCAGATGAACATCATGAGTTTGTAGTTAAGAGGATAATGGAAGGACTAAGAATATCTTGGGACGAAGCATTTAGTCTCTTTGATAACGAGCACTTGAGTAGATACTTCTCGCCGGAAAAGAAGAACTGAAAACAAATAAAACAGAAAATTAATGAGCACAATACTACTAATAGCAATCGTAACAACAGGAGTTATAATTGAATACACTCTATCGCCTAGAATAGATAAAACAATTGAAGGAGAAACACTCCTCTGGTATGGAAGAAACAAAAGGAAATTTATTAAGTTATGAGAAAATTCAAACATATCAAAACAGGTTTGATTGCAACAGAATCAGAATTCCACTATAATCTAGAAAATAACTGTGGAGATGTAAAAGAGATTCCAAAATGTATTGTAGAAGATTGTCAGGATTGGAAAATATTCTATGTCTGTGAAGTAGGTACTAAGATTAAGGATAACACTTACGGAAATATCATTACCAAAACAGAAGGTGGTTGGTCTTACCCTTGGGAGAATGACCCTGATTTTGTTGAGAGAGGAATTGGATCAAGGTTTTCTTTGATAGGAGATGAAGAGGTAAAAGAAGATGCCTTTCAGATTTTGTCTTTTAAGAGAGTACTTGGAAAAGATCCCCTTTACACCTTTAATGAGAGTACGGGTTTATATAGAGAAGGACTTACTTTGGATTGCCTAAGAAACTCCGTTAAAAATGGAAGTTTTATTATACATTCCATTCGTCGCAATTCTGATGGAGAGATTTTTACTGTTGGGGATAGGTGTCATCCTAAAGAGTCTCCATCAAATAGAGATAAAATCAGGGAATTTAGATTGGTTCAGCATGGTTCAGGTTTATATGTTTGCTCTGTTAATAAAGCTTGGGGGCAAGATTTAAATAATATCCAAAAAGTACGTACTGAAAACTACAGAATCACAACTCTTCATTGGGTAACAGATCAAGATAATTTGATTAAATACAATGAACCTACACAAGCATGGCGTAAAGGTTTTAAGGAGGATTTTAATTCTAATATTACTGAAGAAGAATTCATTGAGTCTTACCTTGAAAGTGGTTTGTGGAAGATACATACAATTATTTGTGAAGATAAAACTTTCTCTGTTGGAGATAAGGTTGTTTGGGATTGGAGTAGAAACAATGTAAAATATTTTACAATTAAATCTTTTCAAGAGTCTGCTAAATACGGAATTGAGTTTTCTCCCAAAGAACATGATTGTGAAAGTTGGTTCGATATAATAGGGTTATTGAAGAGATTGGATCTCAGACATTATAAAGAGTCACTATTCACCACTTACGATCAAGTTGAAATTTTTGAAGGTGATGAATATTTTTATGTTATAGGTGGAGAGATGCAAGGTCACTCATGGAGAGTTAATTGTCATATCTGTAATTGGAGTAACACTGATGAAATTCCTTTAGGATATTGGCAATTCGCGGAAAAGAAAAATGCAGAAGCATACATACTGAGAAACAAACCTTGTCTAAGTGTAGAAGAAGTATTGGATGCTTTGGAAAGTGAAGGAGTTCCGGAATGGGGCTGGGACAGAACATGTAAAGAGCGTGTAAATAAGTTGGAAGGTTTGGTTCAAAAGAAGATTGGTTCTGATTATGTTTTCGCCGAGAATCTAAAAATTAGGTAGAAGTATGGGATATTATGTAAAGTTTGAAAGTAAGAAGATTTGTTTAAGGAAAGACATCCCTGAATGGTTGATTCAGTTCTTTTTAGATACAGATGTCAGCAAAGTAGAAAATCCTGACCATGCTTTATTTAAAACAGACAGATGCTCAAGTTTGTTCTGCAATCATTCTGTCATTAGACCTTATTTATTCAGGAAAGGAAATAACGGATACTATGAACTTTCCCTTTATTGTGAAATCAAATACGGTTGGGATGAGATTAGAGCATTTGCTGATTGGATTACACCTTTTGTTGCGGGACATAAAAAGAAAGAATACATTGGCTGGATGCAAGGCGAAGGACGAAATTACAGAGAAAATATTTATATTGAACGATTATGAATATTTCGGAGAAAGAAAAAGCTAAAGAACTACTTCTAAAATTTATGGATGAAGTCTATTCTCCAAATAATCTGGAGCATGTGTTAGCAAAGGCTTGTGCAATACTCTGTGTAAACCAAATAATTGATTTCCATAAAGAATATACAGGAGATGAGATTAGTGATTGGATTATATACTGGAATGAAGTTAAATTACATTTAGAAATACTATGACAGAAAAACAAATTGAGGCTTATAATGCCGTGAAAAAGATTAATGAAGAATTGGCAGAAAAGTATCTGAGAAAAGATAAAAAAGATGACTACAAAGATTGGATTTCCTTGCAACCTTCTTTAACTTTTGTAGTGAATGAATACAGGCTGTTCATTTCTCTCTCTATTCCTTCAACATCAAGACTAGCTTTGCCAGAAATTACTTTGTACAATTCCTTGGAAGACGACAGGATTTACTATGAGAAATCTGATAAGTACGAGACTTTTTATAAATTTTTAAAGCGGAAATTTATAGAAGTTAAAGAAGAGATTTATGCAATTAAGTTGTAATTTCCGCGAAATAAAAAACTGAAAAATAAGATGAAAATATACCAAAGCACAACACACGTACAAGAACCAATAGGAACAAGGTACTACCAGTTAAATGTGATAAGTCAATGGGATTGGCATAGAAAAGCTTGCTGTTACAAAGGAGACATAAGCTATTCCTTGTGGAAGTGTGTACGTATATCTGACACTGAGAGTCGTATTGAAATAGTTTCTGATTTGACAAATGAAATTCGGGAGGAGTTGATTGAGATGGGTTACACTTTGGCGGGAAGAGAAAATTGGAAGAAATTATGACACTTAGAGAAGAATTTGAAGATACAGTTAAAACTGAAAAAGGCGGAATTTCAGTGCTATTTGAAACAAGTAATCAGCACTATATTGAATGGTTGGAGAATCAAATAAACAAACTTCGTCAAGATGCTGTCCAAGGTCGTTTTTGTTCAGAAGAAGAGATAGAAACACTCAAGGAAGAATGCTATCAAGATGGGTTTGAAGATGGCCAAATGAGAGACTACTAATTTCGAGAAACTGAAAACAAAGACTTTATGAAAATACACAACTCAACAGAATACATAGAAGAACAAGAATATCTTCAACTATCCGTAATAAACAAATTTGATTTCTCAACACCAATTCATTGTTACGAAATGAATAATGGGTATCTGATTAGCTATTGTGTGAAGAAATGGGCGGAAGGTAATGGATGTATGAAGTCAGAAATCGTTGCCTTGACAGAGGAGATGAAAAGTGAGCTTTTGAAAATGGGGTATAAATTGACTAAGAATTAATAAAATGAAGTTGGAAGATATACATATCGGAGAAATTATCAAACAGGAGATAAATAAAGCAGGTATTAAAACGCCAGAAATTTCTATGAAGCTAGATGTTACGGAAAGGTATATGTATCTTATCTATAAGAAACCGTCTATTGAAACGGCTTTGCTTGTAAAACTGTCAAACATTATTGGAGTTAATTTTTTCTCAAAATTCGAAGAGGAAATGAAACCAAAGTGTAGAAAAGACTTGGAGGAGAGAAAATTGTTTAGCGATATTTATATCCAAGGAAAATCCAATTATAGTTTCAGCTTTCTTAAGAAATCTCCAGCAATTTATGGAATACTGAATATTCAATCTGGAAAGGTTTATATAGGATCAACCTCTAATATTAGGACAAGGGCTGGAGTTCATTTTAATAAACTGAAATCAGGTTATCACGAAAGGAAAAATATGCAAACCGATTTTAATATATTGGGATGTGATAATTTTGAAATCATCGTCTTTAAATATTGCAATAAAGAAGATTTGAGTAGGCTGGGGGAAGAGTTTTTTCAAGCATACAAAGAGAATTGCTATAATATTAGAATTCACACTCAATCTAATAAAGGTAGTAAAGTGGCAAGTAAAAGTTTAATTAAATGGACTTAAATAATGTGTATGTGGCTGATATTGAGACTACTGGCTTTATAGAGGAAATTAATTCCTTTGATGATCTGCATGTACTTTCTGTGGGCTATAAGAATAAAGCAGGTGAATGGCAAATTAAATCTACCAATAAACGAGAAGAAGTTCAGAAGTTTTTTGGAAATCCCGAGAATGTTGTGGTGATGCACAATGGCGCGGTCTATGACGCGAGAGTCCTTAAAAAGATGGGTATTATTATTAATGCAACTATTATAGACAGTCTTTTTATCTCTTGGGCTTTATTTCCCGGTTTATTGAAGTATGGTTTAGAATTTTTCGGACAAACTTACGGGGTTCAAAAGGTCTCAATTTCTGATTGGACTTCTCTTACTTATGCACAGTATGTTGAAAGATGTGAGGAGGACGTAAAAATTAATATATTTTTGTGGGAAGATTTACTCAAGAAATACAGGACTTTATATGAAGATGAACCTGAAAAAATAATTTCTAACATCAAATTCCTAACAGAAATTTCTATAATTGCTGCCAATCAAGAAGATTATGGTATTAAATTAGACATAGCTAAATGTAGAATCCATTTAAAGATACTAGAAGATCTCGCAGAAGGTAAAATAAAAGAGTTGAAAGAGATTATGCCAAAGATACCTATTAAGGTTCTTAAACGTAAGCCTACGACCTTATATAAGAAAAACGGGGATTTATCCTTAGCAGGGGAGAATTGGGTGATGATGTTGAAGCAACTTGATCTTCCTATGGACTATGATGATGAAATAGAGGTAATTAGGGGATTTAGCGAGCCCAACCCTGTCTCAATTTCACAGGTCAAAAATTATCTACACACGCTCGGATGGTGTCCTGAAATATACGTAGAGTCTATCAACACTAAAGGTGAAATTAATAAAGTAGAACAAATCAAGGATAAAGAGAAAAATCTTTGTAAAAGTGTCCTAAAACTGGTAGAAAAAGAGCCTAAACTTATAGCTTTAAATGATCTATCGGTAATACTACATAGAAAATCCTATTTAGAGAGTTTCCTGAAGAATGTTAGAGAGGATGGTTATATAACTGCCCGAGTTGGTGGCTTAACAAATACGATTCGCTTAAAACACAGAAACTTAGTAAATTTACCCTCTGTCTCTGCCCCTTATGGTGAGTATGTTAGAAGTGTACTATCTTGTGAAGATGATGAAGTTTTTGTAGGATCGGATCTGTCCTCTCTTGAGAATTACACAAGAACCCACTTTATTGCACCATTTCAGCCAGAAGCTATTGATATCCTTTCTGATAAAGAGTACGATAGCCACACCCAATTGGCAATTTTTGCAGGTATGATGACAGAAAACGAGGAGAAGTTTTTTAAGTGGTTCAAAGCAGATGGTAAGGATTTAACTAAGCTACCAGAAGAATTCCAAACATTATCTTCTGAGGATATTAAAAGTAAGTATGAGGCATTGGGAACAATAAGACAGAAAGCCAAAACTACCTCATATTCAGCACTTTATGGAATCGGCAAGGCTAAATTAGCTAGAGAGTTAAAAATTAGTGAGAAAGAAGCTCAACAACTTTTGGAGGGCTACTGGCGATTGAATCAAGCTGTGAAAACCTTTGTAGAGACTTGTGAAGTTAAAACTATTGAAGGTCAAATGTGGGTTAGGAATCCTCTAAATAGATTCTGGTACTCATTACGCAAAGAGTCAGATATCTTTTCTACGGTGAATCAAGGGTGCGGAAGTTACCTCCACATTTTGTGGTGTAGCAACCTAAGAAAACTAGGTATTAAAATCAGAGGTAATTTTCATGATGAGATTGTAACTACTTGTAAATCTGAACATTATGAAGAAACTAAAGCGTTATTGTTAAAAGCAATAGATTTAACAAACAAACAAAGCAGAATTAGAGTACCACTAAAGATAGATATTCAGAAAGGTGGGAATTATGGAGAGGTTCATTAATATGTACAAAAAAATACATAAATTTTCGTAAGCAAAATTTTGGAGTTACCTTTATAGGGTTATTAGTCTCAAACTATAAGGATAACATCTAAAATATTGAATTGTCCCTTGAAAGGAGAATGTTGCTTGAGACTCAACATTTAATTTTTAAGGGACTTTTTATTTTATTTAATTGTGAATAAAAAAGTAACCACAGAAGATTTTATAGCTAAGGCTAAACTTGTACATAAAGATAAATATGATTACTCAAAAGCTATTTACACTAGAGGTCGGGACTTTATAATAATAATTTGCCCTATTCATCATACCTTTCAACAACGTGCAAATTGCCACACAAGTGGTAAGGGGTGTAAAGAATGTGCAGTAATTAATAGAGCAAAGAAGAAAACTTATTCGAAGGAGAAGTTTGTAGAAAAAGCTAATAAAGTATTTGGTAATAAATACAGTTATGAGAATACAGTTTATAAGGATTCTAAATCTCTAGTTACAATAAATTGCCCAATTCATGGAGAATTCAACAAGAACGCCGCTCATCACTTAAACGGTCAAGGTTGTCTCACTTGCTCCAACTTAAATCATAAGGGAACTTTTAAAGCTAAGGATACAGAATACTTCAAATCTAAAGCCTATCAAATACATGGCGATAAGTATGATTACTCTCTATCTGAATACAAAGCTGCTATCCAACCTATAAAGATAATATGTAAGATTCATGGGGAATTTATGCAAACTCCTCATACCCATTTAAACGGTTCTGGTTGTAATGAATGTGGAATCTTAGCAACCACTCATAAAAGAAGGTCAACTTTGGATTATTTTATACTAAAAGCTAATGAAGTACATACTAATAAGTATGTCTATGACAATGTTATTTACAAGAATACAAACACCAAAATTGAAATCACATGTCCTTCACATGGAAATTTTAAACAAACAGGAGGATCACATTTATCTGGAAATGGTTGTCCAATTTGTGCCCGAGAGGCTACAACCAGATACAGCCAAGAAAATCCACTAGGTTGGTCATACTCAAAATGGCTTGAAACTTCAAAAACTTCTTCTGATTTTGATTCGTTCAAATTGTATATAATAAGGTGTTGGGATGAAAATGAAGAATTCTATAAGATAGGTAGAACTTTCAAAAAAATTAAAAAGAGGTTTGATGATAAGAGAACTATGCCTTACAATTATGAAATCTCTTATGAATTCTGTGCAGATGGTTCTTATATTTGTGATTTAGAAGTAAAACTAAAGAAAACTTACAAAAAGGTTAAGTATGTACCTTCTATACAATTCTCAGGATCTACTGAATGTTTCACCACTGATCTACCGATTGCAGAAATTATTGCAAAGTACTTTGAAGTTCAAAGTTGAAAGGTTTGTTTCAGTTCTTTTTCCGGCGAATCCTACCTTTAACATCTCATTAACATTCCACATCCAAAATAAATGCCTACCTTTGTGGAGAAGATTGGTTTCAGTCTTTTTATTGCCGAAATTAAAATGTAAACTATGAAAACAAAACTGATTAAGACTGAAGGTTATCTTTGGCTTGTAGATTTAGAGGCTGAGATTAAAGAGAATGATTATTTTTATAGTCCTGCCCTCCAAGAAGTATTATTTGCTTCGAGAGATATGTTGTCATGGAATTTTGATAAATCTCAAGAACAAAAAGGTTGGTTAAAATGTTTAGCGTATTTTCCCCTGCAAAGTGATTCTAAGGTTTTGGATTTACCCCTTTTGCCGAATCCTTGGAGAGAACGTATTGATCCTGATGATATTGTAGAAGAATTGGATAATAAACTTGTCAGGTACTCCACTGAGGAATCGGACTTATGGAATGCTTGGCAGATAGGAGTAAAAGATGGGTATAAAACTGCACAATTGAAAGGTAGTTATAGTTTAGAAGATATGGAGAGAGCAATTGACATGTCCAGAAAAGCTAATAGTGACCAAGGTGTTATAGATTTAGATGCTATTTACCCCTACTCTGATGATTTCACTAATATCAATACTGTTTATACGAGGTATGAAATTATTAAGTCCCTATCTTCTCCTATTCTTCCTAAAGACTTCATTCTATCCAACTCAGGTAATTCTATTGTCGTAGGACATAATGGCTTGAATAATGAATTTGGAACTCTTATATACTCCGTCACTTTTAATGAGAATGGTAAGAGTGTTATTGAAGGGGAGTATGTCTATTAAGTTGTTTTTCAGTTTTATTCGCGCGAAAATTTAAATTAAATAAAAATTATGATTACAGTAGTAGCAAATGCAGAACAATTAAGAAAAGCATTAAAACAAATTGAAAGAGCCGAATCAAACGGATTTAACTATTGCTTAGCAGTATTCGACTTAGTGGAATGTGGCAGTAGTGTATCTGATTGCAAAATTGAGTTTGATGGTATACTTGAAAAAGCACATCCAACAGATGGAAACCTTAATTGGGGTAGAGGACAAAGAGTAACAGAACGAAACAGATTTGTAGATGGTAAATTGATACCAATAGAAGAGTAAATTATGGCATATATAGAAGTAGATTTATCTCTAATTGACGATTACGACTTAGAGGGAGAAATTGTAAAAAGATTAAGTAGGGGAGATAATGGCAATATTCAAGAAGTCACCCTAACTGATGATCTGAATTTTATGTCAGAAATTGTAGCTACGGATATTGACCAGCTTAGTGAACATCATAAAAGAAATCTACTTTATGCCTTAACTGGCGGTGAAATGGAAACCAATATGTATGACAATCTAAAAAGAGAGCATATAGAAAGTGTTTTTGATAAGTATTCTTTGGATGAATTGTATAGACTAATACCTTGAAATTTTATTTTCTTTTTCAGTTCTTTTTCCGGAATTGTGCTATATTTACGAAAAAATTTAAGTTATGAAAAATAAAATCTACATTGTAGTCGCTTACAGGTGGGGAGAAAGAAGTAATCACTCTTACACTGTTGGAGCATTTGAAACAAAAGAGGAAGCCATTGTTTGTGCAGATGGTCATAGAGACTATCGAGGTGGTAAGTATAGCTGTGAAGTCGAGGAAATTATTATTGGCGGATACGATGAAGACATGGATAATTATGCAGAAAGTGTTTATCACGCTAATGGAATGTGCGAGATATGAACGACTCCCTCATTTCCCTTAGCTACGCTTTAGCATCCACTAAGATGATAACCTACCCCGACAAAGTGGCAATACTCGATATTCCATTTCCAGAGTTATTAGAAGAACTTAAAAATTACAATCCTATGAACAGAAAGAACGAAATAAAGAGAGCTCTTTACAGAGAAAAGCCTATGGCAAAATATTACCCAATCTGGAAATCGCTGGGAAAGGACTATGATTATGTAGATTATAGGAGTGAATTAGCCGATGGAACTCAAGTTCATTTCAGAGTTCCTAAAGAGGAACACAGTGATTTATTTACGGGTACTATGCCAGCCCTTCTTCTTATCAAGTGGATGGTTGATTTTTTCAAAATAACGGTGAGATGATATGGAATGGATATTAATAATTTGCGTCATTGTCTCTGGTATTGGGGTAATGATGAACAGTGATTTTAATTATGATGAAGAGGATAGGAATTAGTAGTTGAAATAACGAGGTATGAAAAAAGAACAGATGCTCAAAGAAGCTTATGGCGAATTTTGGGAAAAATTGGAGGAAGGTGTCAATGGATATGGATGGTGTATTTTAAAGGATTCCCATCCCATTTTCAATACTGTACCTATGCAGAGAATGAATAAGTACTACGCTAGACCTGCCTCCCTGAAAGGTATTGAACTTATAAAGTTTATTTACTAATCCTACGGAAGCTCATTTGCTTATTCGGTGGATGGTTGATTAATTTTTTTATTTTCAGTTTTTATTCCGGCGAAATTTAAAAATTACATTATCTTTGTACCTATGACAAGAATAAACGCATCCATTCCACCTGCAAAGCTCAGTAATAAACATCTGTTGAGTGAAGCTCGTGAGATTAAAAGAATTCCGAATTGCATTAAATCAGGAAGATACGACATGAAAGGTCAGCCTAATAAGTTCACTTTAGGTACTGGTCACGTCAAGTTCTTCTATGACAAACTCCTTTACTTATACAATAGGTATCAAGCTATTCACACCGAGTGTTTAAAGAGAGAGTTTAATGTAACTGATTATTCTGATGCTTGGGATGGTTTATCTTCTTTTCCGCACCTCTGGAATGATTGGGAAGAGACTCTAGAAGCTAAGATTTTGATTAGTGAACGCATTAATTTGAGGCTTGGATTGTCAGGTGATGTAAACGATTGGAGAGAATGTTAAGAGAAAAGATTATTCATGCTTGGGGTTCAACAAGAATATCAAATCCAAAAACTTTGCAAAATTGGATTGATCGAGGTTGGTTTCAAAAACAGCTTGATGAAGGTTATAACTTCTATTCTGGCTGTGGTAGATTTCGTACAGAAGTTTGTTCTTGTAGCAAATGTAGAAAGAATCCTCGTCCAGATTTAGATGAAATTGTAAATAAAAGAATATGAGCGAAATACTAGATAATGAGGTTTTTAATCTTAAAACAAAAGAAGAGTTTAAAGAATTGGAGAAGACAAGGTTTTCCAATAATTTTTCTAAGTCAACTCTAAATTTTATGTATGGTAATTTTAAGGAAGATACTTATTTTTACTTTTACGAGCCAGAAACCTACTACATAATTAGTGGTGATAAAGCTGACAAATATGGATTTGAGAAGAGAACTTTTGAAGACTTTAAAAAGAAATATTTATGAACAAGAAGAAAACAACAGAAGAGTTCATCAAAGATGCTTGTAAAGTACATGGCGACAAATACCTGTATGATAAAGTCATGTACGAAGGTTGGGATAAAAAAGTAACCATAGTGTGTAAGTCCCATTCAGAATTTGTGCAATCTCCAAATAGCCACCTGAATGGCGGTGGTTGTCCTGTTTGTGCTCAAATATCAAGATCCGAAGCGTATAAAAATACTATTGGAAGAAAAAAGGATAACTTTACGTATGACTTCACATCAGATACCTCTAAGGTTATACCCCTCACAGAGAAATTTTTTGCTATTGTTGACAATGAAGATTTTGATAGAGTATCAGAGCACAATTGGCATCTAAGTATTAACTACGCTTCTAATCCCAAATTAGGACTTCTTCATAGATACATACTAAATGTAAATGATCGTAAAGTCTATGTAGATCACAAGAATCACAATGGTTTTGACAACAGAAAATCAAACTTAAGGCTTTGCAGTCAGAAAGAAAACGCGTCAAATCAGTTAATACAGAACAGAGAAAAATCAAGTATCTACAAGGGAGTGACTTGGGATAAAAGTAGGAATAAATGGGCAGGAAGGATAAAACATCATGGAAAAGGAATATTTCTAGGTCGTTTTTTAAATGAGATAGACGCAGCTTTAGCTTATGATGTGAAAGCTAAAGAGTTGTTTGGTGAATTTGCATGGTTAAATATAAAAGATTCAGAATGAAAGTACCAATATACTTAAAAACATTATTTTCACCCTTCAAGCCCTTAAAGCTCAAATTCTACTTCGGTAAGGTTGCTTTGGGATGTCCTTATTTTCTACCAAGACGCTTCGTGAAGTCTAAAGACAAACCCGGCTACAAAGTCCCCATTGCCAAGAAAGTAGGGTTTGATTTTGTTAAGCTTGGCTGGAAAACTAAGTGGAGTGGTAGGGATTATAGGTTCGAATGGTCTCCTAAGTGGTCATTTGTTTTCTTTGGATTTCAGTTTTGTATTTCTTTTATTGCGCCGGAACAGGATCACTATTGGGAATGCTGGCTTTATTATGACAATAATACTGACAAAAGTAAATCTAAAAGGGAAAGAATTAAACAATGCAGAGAAGAGCATCCTTGTAGTTGGACAAGCTATTCAAAAGCTGGAGAGAAAGAAGAAATTGATTATTACGAATTTATCTTAAAGAATAAATATCTAAAATAACAAGTCATTAACATTCCGAACAGAATAATACTATTACCTTTACAGAAAAGTTAGAAAGCATGGAACACAAAGTAATGATTCACGGTTCACATCACTACACAATTAAAGTTAAAGGAAATAAGAAAACCTTATACTTTTCTTGCGAGGATTTTTGGGCAGAGGCGTCACAAGGCAAGAAGATAGCTTCAATAAAGAATACGGGGAATGGTATCAAGATAAAAAGATTCAATAAATTCTTGGGATATGGTGATGCTCTGGAATTGAACATCCTTCTTACTTGTGAATTAGGAACTAAATTTGAAATACTATGACAATCCAAGAATTTTGTGAAGAAAAAAGAGGAACTTACGATAAGTTCTACACCATGTATGAAGTGTGCAAGAGTTTAAGTTTTGTAGATTTGAATGTTGACCCCATCCAAGCTATCAGAGAGGTTTGTAAACTTTTTATGGAGCATCCTTTATATGGAGAAGGTGTTATTGATGTTTCAGTTTCTTATGGCGATCCCTTTGAAGGAGATTGCAGGTTGGATGAGGAGTCATTGAATTTCTTTGTTTATGATTTAGAAGAGTTTGTTGATCCTCTTTCTGGCGAAATTGTGAAACCAAGCATGAATAAACTGGATGTTAGATTCATCATCAAAAAGTTTGCGGAAGACTCAGAAGAAAATATTTTAGCACAGGAATTAGACAAATGTAGAAGTCTTTCTTACTTTTACAATAACTATGTCAAACTTGATGTTCAAGCAGACGTTTCAGATGAAGATATTCAGAATCTAATCAAAAATACACTTAAATTAAGAGGAAGATTATGACTAAATTAGAGTTCTACAGGAAAACATATAGAGCCTATTGGTTATCTCAATTTTTACCTTCAAAGTGGTTAAATCCTCACAGAGGATTTTGTCATTTTTGGCGAAGCAGGAGTATGGGAGAATCTTTTAAAGTGACAGACCTATACTTATTAGCTGTAGCTCATCCTGAATTTTCAAATATGGGGTATTGGTTTGAGCGTGGGAAAATAAAACCAAGATTACAAGTTTTAAAAACAGCAATTAAAAATTTAGAAAAATGACAGAAGAAGAAAAATTAAATGAAAGACTAGAATGGTTAGAGGGTAACTATGATATGTCTGAAGACGAGAGAAGATCTGTATTACGTGCAATGGTTGAATTTGCTAATTTTCATGTAGGAGAAGCTTTGCAGGAGGCTAGTGAAAAAGCCACCATGAAACTTGAATATCCTGATGAGGCATATCAGGAGTCAAATGAAACTGGATTGAAGTTTGCCTGTGCTGATGATATTAGTAGAGGAGGAGAGTATGGATCTGTAGAAATAGAAGAAGATTCAATTTTAAACGCTTATCCACTATCTAAGATCAAATAATTATGAAAATTAAAGAAACTGAATACTACAACCTCATAGAGGGAGAAGACGAAAATGGTGAATGGGCTATCCAGTTGAATAAAGCCAAAAGGGTTTGTCAATTAACATTGGAATCTGATGGTAATGATACTTATGTGAACCTTGACAAGAAAGAACTTCTCTTAGTTAGAGATTTGATTGATATACAACTTTTAAATATGTAATTTTTATGAAAAATTTATTATTAATTTTCTTTGTTTTCAGTTTGTTTTGCGCGAATTGTCAGCCATATGTTCACACTACGGGATCTGTAACAACATGTTCCGGTTTATTTTATGATAACGGTAACACTGGTAATTACCTAAATAACAGTAATGTAACTCAAACCTTTGTGCCACCTTCCTCTTGCTCTGCACTAAGTGTGACGTTTTCAGCATTTAATGTAGAGGCGGGTTATGATTTTCTATATGTATATAATGGAAATTCCACAAGTGCTCCTTTGATAGGGACTTATACTGGAACTACCCTCCCTTCAACCATAGTTTCTTCCTCAACTGATGGTTCTTTAACTTTTAGGTTCACATCAGATAATACCCAACGTAGAGCTGGGTGGGTGGCTTCTTTCTCCTGTATCACAAAACTAACCTTAAATGCAGGAGTTGATAAAACAGTAAGTTGTCACGGTAATACTACTATGTCAGCAACTGCAACAACTTTAGGTTTCACTGGTTCCACAACTTACCAACAAAATCTAATGCCTGTCGGAAGTTATGTAACAGATGCTTCAAATACAGAAGTTGGAGTTACTTTAAGTGGAGCACCTGTAGGAGCAACTATCACAAGTGTTACTTTTACTCCTCAATCATATGTTACTCCTTGTACTTTTCCTTGCGGATTTACTTTGTGTTACCAGTATAACTCTTGGGTGAGAATGGAATATTGGAACGGATCTTCGTGGATAGTCATAACTACATGCAATTCCCCTGTAACTATTAGTAATTTTAATGGTAATGCTGTAAACGGTCAAAACATTAAAATAAGGACTATTAATATTGATGCTTTTTCAGACTATGTCTACACTGATTTATCTAATGTTACTGCAACCTATCAATACAACCCCACTATTACTTATTCTTGGTCACCCAATACTGTAAACGGATACACCACTCTTTCTAGTGTTACAATACTTAACCCAACTGTCACTCCTGCTAATACAACACTCTACACTTTAACTGCAACATCAAATGGATGTTCTGCGTCTGATGCTGTCCTCATCACTATGCCTTGTGCATTACCTGTTGAACTTACTAATTTTTCAGCTCATTGTCAAAGTGGGATTTCTTTTATTAAGTGGGAAACAGCTTCTGAGAGTAATTCTGATTATTTTTTAGTGGAAAATTCAAGGGATGGGGAAAGTTGGACAGTGGTTAATTCTGTGGGGGGGGCTGGTAATTCAAATAGTCCTAATTCTTATGAAACTGTTGATTATTCTTTTCGCGGAGAAACAAGTTACTACAGACTTAGGCAAGTTGACTTTGATGGAAATTTTGAAGTGTTTGAGCCTGTAAGTGTTTCTTGTGAGGAAGAGGAAGACAGAATCTCAATTCATCCAAATCCTAACACTGGAAAATTCTTTTTGGAAATATACTCAGAGAAAGATAAGGGAATGCAAGATGTAAACTTAATAGACAATACTGGACGACTAGTTAAGACTAGGAAGATTGACATTAATAATGGAACGACAGTGGTTAATTTTACCATTGATTTACCAAGCGGAGTTTACTTACTTTCTGTTTCAGGAATGAATCAAAAATTTATAATTGAATGAAATTAAAAAACTTATTCAGAAAAAAAGGTTCTGGAACCACTTCCTGTAATTCTAAAAGAAACTAAATACAATATTCTTCTAGAGATTTTTGAAAAGACAGAACTTGAATTAGAAATTGACAGATATTTTGGGCGTGAAGGCAAAAATACAATTCTTTACAACAATGTAAGAAAGACCTATGAAAAATATATGTGGGAGTATGCAAGCGAGAGCATAACAATTTTAACAAACCAACTTCCCACGCAAATTTGGAAAGTAATGAATCACACAATACAAATTAAAAACACAAATAATGAATAAAGAAAATTACATCGCACAAAAAGAGCTAATTCTAGAGAAACAAAGAGCCTTGACAAAAGAACTGTCTGATCTAAAGGAGAAGTACATTAAAGAGTGTGCTCCATGCAAAATTGATGAAAGAGTAAAAGTGGTACACAATTCTGGAAGAACTGAAAATATGGTTGTGAAAGGATTTGGAATTTTTAAAGATGAAGTTTACATAGAGAAATTCAACAAAATTAAATCAGACGGAGATGCGGAATCAACTTTCCGTTACATTTCAACAGGACATGGGAAGATTGAAAAGCTATAATGACGGAGTAATTGCTGTGATGCACGTACAGATTGATGTTAAAGGAAAGAATTATATTGAAGCCAATTACGATGTGGAAAATGATTCTTACTATGGAGTGTATCTGAGGGTAGGTAAGAGGTGGAATGCTGATAGTGAATATTGGATTTTTAACTCTTTTTTGCCGATTTTGAAAAGGTTTAAGAAGAGGCGTTTAACAGAAGATGATAAATATCAGATGAAAAGATTTGACATAGATTTTATCACAGAAGACAATGTTAGAGATTTCCTTCAAGCGTTTAAGTTATTTTTGAAAATGACAAATTACGAATTTTAACTGATTATTAACAAGCCTTGCAGATTTTTGTGAGGCTTTTTTGTTTAACTTTGTGGTATGAAGAATTTAACACCAATCTTAGAAGCGATTGAACATACGAGAAAAAGAATACATTTTTTGATTGATACTAATACATTAACCATTGATTCAATTGTGATAAATGAATTGAAATGTCAAATTGAAATGCTGGAATCCCTCTTGCCAAAGGAGCGGGAAGTTATTGAATCAGCCTTTGAATCAGCAATTCATTGTATTGAGGGTCATGACTGGGAGTATACAAAAGATCGAACAGAATATTTCAACGAAACATTCAACACAGAGTTATGAGCTTAGAGTCTATCAAGTTCCAATATTTTTCTGCGAATGTGTATGATACTTCTGTTTTGGGAAAAGTTTCTTTGTCTGACTTCATTAGAGCCAATAAAAATCCTAAGCCTCGAGTAAAGGAAATCTTCAAGCAAATTGAGGAAGCGACTCTGGCGGGGGATTTAAAACTGAAAGGTAAACTAAAAACAGAAAATCTTGTTTACTTTTGTCCTGCTTGTATGTTCCAATCGAGAAGGAGAAATGATGACATTATTTCAATAAATCCTATACTAGTTTTGGATTTTGACGGCTTAGACAATGCAGAGGAATTTAAGCAGTTCTTATTTGACTCTTGTTCTTTTATTATTTGTTGCTATTTATCACCCTCAAAATCAGGAGTTAAGGCATTGGTCTTGTTAGAAGATGGTATTGAAACTATAGAGGAGTGGAAAAGTTATTACTATGGATTAGCTTACTATATGTGTAAATACAAAGGCTTTGATTCCTCCTCCTCCTCAATATCGTTGCCTCTTTTCCTCTCCTATGATGAAAATCTCCTATATAGAGAAAATCCTACAACATGGACTCAAAAAGGAAAGAAAATAAATGAATTTGATTATAAGAGTGATGTTGAATTAACTTTTGAGGGAGAGAGAACTGAATATGAAAAGAACATTGTAAAAAAGAAAATTCGTACAATGATCGAGACTATTGAGGACAACGCGCACCCAACCGTCAGAAGCGTTTCCATACTCTGCGGAGGATACTGTGCATTTGGATACTTGACAGAGCAAGAAGCTAAAGAATTAATTTATCAATTGATTGATGAAAATTCTTATACTTGTCAGAAGGCTAACAACTATAAAAAAACTGTTGATAAATTTCTAGTAGATGGTATGAAGCGACCTCTAGAATTAGAACTAAACAATTGAAAATATGACGTCACCACTAAGATTGTATCTCGTAGATTCTGTAACAGGAAAATGTACAGGTAAGAAAAGAGATTATCCTTCAGAAGCTCACTTCATTAAATATGGACGTGAAACTTATGAAAGGTATAACCGAGAGTACTACTACACTGACAAGCCCACTCACACCAAGGCTAAACTTTGTTTCCTCAATGAAGAGGGTAAATGGGAAGAAGCTAGTGAGGAGCAATTAAAAATTTTAACAACCCATTAACATTTTATCCAGTAAATAAACGTTAACTTTGTACAAGGAAAATTTAAAATTTTACCAAACATGAAAAAAGAAGAAATATATGTCATAATTGACAGTGAGGAAAAGAAAAATAGGGCTGTTGAAATCCTCGAAAATGCAGGGGAGAAAATTTGGGATTCAGCAGATGCTTTAAGGTTTGATGATAATGATTGGTTTATAACGCATAGAGTAGAAGGTGAAGAAATTACCCTCGATCAATTGGAAGAGTTGTTGATGCCTAAACTAGAATCAGAATACCCTCAAGAAATGCTTGTCTGGGACGAAATCGAAGAGCTTAAAATTCAAAAGACTGTTTTAGGCTTATTCAATGATCAATATGTAGTGTTTGATCCTTCTACAGATGGAGCTACTTATCTCACTTACTTGAATGCTTCTCCTATTGTTGAAGAACAGATTCCCTTGATGACTTATACTTGTGGTAGGGGCGATATTAGTATTGGAGTTGGTGAGGATTATATTTCTTTTTCAGTTCTTTCTTCGCCCCGAAAAGTTGGTGAAGATATTACAGGAATGTATTTACCAGAGAGCGATTTAACAAAAGTGTATTTTGAAAATGTAGAATCTCTAGAAGTTTTGCAAGAGAAAGTTGATACATTGAGAAGATGGTTGCTCAGAAACAAAAAACAATAATTATGGAAAAATTAATTACATTTTTAACAGTAATTTCTTGGATTTCGGGGATTATTTCGACTATCTGGTTCTTTAGTATTTTGATTAAAGTATCAAAGTATGAGGATTCTTTTCGAGGAATGGTTGATAGACGTTTAGGCGTTGACAGGACTTCTGAAGCTTACACGTATGCGAGAAAGTGTTTTGTAGTTGCAATAGTATGTTGGACTTTTATCATTGTGTTTTAGTTATGAAAAGTTTAGAGGAAATAAAAAGAATTGTGATGAAGTGGTCAGGGTTTGAACTTGAAGGAGAAACAGAGGCAGACTTAATCCGTAGTGTTGGTGACATATCCTACCAGTTACAATGTGAAATTTCTGATCAAGAAAAAGGTATTAGAAAATTAATTCAAGAATTAGATATAGAAGAAGGCGTATGAGAAAAGAGGATTTTTACGCACCAGACTGGCAGGAAAAACAAAAGAAATACAAACTGATTATTCCCTGCAAGCTTTGTCAGATTGAAGAGTTTAAACCTATTAAAGTTAAAAGAAAATGAGAATCAAAATTACAAAATTAAAAGAATTGCCAGATGCACTTAATCCTAACAACATTGAAGAAGGATGGAGCAAAGAGTTTGAAATTCCTACAGAATATTGGAGAGAGCCTTGTGTGGGAGAAAGATTCTATGCCTCTCTTTCATGGTCTACTAGCGGAATTCAGGAGATTATTGATGATAAGACATTTAGAACTTATAGCTCTATTTACAGATGGGAGATCTTAGAAAATGTTTACTCCTTTTATGCACATTCAAAAGATGGAATTTTATGAGAAAAGGGTTTATTGCATTCATTTTTATTTGGATTTTTGTTTGGCTACTATCCTATCCTACAAGTTATGTTGGGAGTTTAGGTGTTTATATATTTGGTAACTATTGTTTGTATTTATTCGTTCTTTTTTCAGTTTTGTTTGCCGGAATTTTGATTGATCACCTAACGCCAAAGAAATGAAGAAATGTTTCAGGTGTAAGCTACAAAAATCTCTTTCAGCATTCGATGTAGACAGAAGGAAATACCAACTACCATCGGATCTTGGCACTTGTAAGGTTTGTATCAAATGTAACTTAGAAAGAGCATTAAAGGACTTGTCTACCATTAAATTTAACTTTGAAGATAATAAATTTGAAGTGAAAAAGTTTGAAAATAAAGAAGAAGCAATCAAATATTTTGACAAATGAAAATACTCTTTATATGCACAGCCAACAAAGATAGAAGTAGAACTGCGGAAATACACTTTCAAAATAAATACCCTCAATACATTTTCAGAAGTGCAGGGATAAACAAATATCTCAGTGAAAAACATGGAGGTATTTATGTACAAGAATATATGCTTGAAGCAACAGACAGAATTATTTGCATGGAAGATATTCATGCCAAATGGTTAGATGTAACTTATGAAGGTAAATATTCTAATAAGATAGAAACTCTTTACCTTGGAGATACAGAAACTTTCATGTCGGAATCTTTAATTGAGCTTCTAGAAAATAAATTAACTATATAATAACATCCTCACTGAATTTTGGTGGGGATTTTTTGTTTAACTTTGTGGTATGGAAAAAGAGAAAGTACACATTAAAGACATCAAGGAAGACACTATCAATGAACCTCGTAAGATATTTGTCGTTGGAGATAAAAAGTATTATGCTGATAGGATTAGCAAGGCTCAGTTATCAACACATGTCGATTGCGAGTTATGCTCAAAAGAATTTGAGAAACCTTACACCCATTCTAAATTTTGTCCTGAATGTAAAATTAAGGTGGACAATGAGAAATTCTTGGCACTTCCACTAGTTGAGTGGGATGAAGAGTGTCCTTTAGTTATTTGGGGGGATGATAAGTGGTTTTATAGCAGAGAAGATATAGAAGAGTTTTGTGATGAACATGAGATTGAACTATCAGATTTACAACTGGTAACATCCTATAAAACCTCTTTTTCTGAAATTGATTTTGAATATTGGGCTGATAATCTTCATGAAGATTGGGATGATAAAGTTTTTGACGAGAAATTGAAAGAATTTAATAAATTCCTAAGGGAACACGATACAAACACGTGGATGCCAACAAATAAACGAGTAGAATTATGAAGAGATTAACATCAGAAGATCTATTCTCACTCCAATATGGAGACAGAGTTTACCACAGAAAAAGTTCCTCCTACTGTGATGCTTTTAGATATGTAGGACGTATGCCTTCCTCAGAGAGATATTTAATATTCTCAGAAGGTGAAAAGCTAAAACACCTATATATTAATCAGGATGGTACTTTTAGAGGAGAGTGGTATTCGGGTGATTACGATGATAAATTTATTATTCAAGTAAGAATAGTAGAACTGGAAAAAGAGTTAGAGACTTTAAGAAAAGAACTCCATGTTTGAAGACGAAGAAATAATTGAAGGTGATGATAGCTTGTCTCTAAGAGAATACATCAACAGTTTTAGGTTTGCCTTTGAAGGAGAGAAGAAGTTTATTCAAGAGAATGATTGGTCTACTTTGTCTTCTGTGAGTGATAGAAAGAGTTTGTATGATTTGCAGGAACAGTTTGTTTCTACTATTCTTTCACGCGCCGAAGAGATAATCAAGAAATCCAAAGGTGCTCTGTCTCCTACAACAGAAGAGTTGGTTAAAACTTTAGCTGGATTGGGTGATATTCATAAAGACAGGATTCAAGGCTTTATCAAGGACAAGGATTGGGCATCAAAGTTTGACATAAACAACATCAAGGACTTTGCTTCAGAAGGAGAGTTTATTGCCAAGTTGAATACCTCTTTGGAGCAGATAAAAAAGAAACTGTCTAAGATTAAAATAAAGGAATATGAGTTTGATATTCCTCTAAGAAAAGGACAATATGTTGCGCTTCCAATGATGGAACGATTTGTCGCACAATTTCCTGAGATAGAGGAAAAACTTAAATTGAAACCCGTTGAGGAAGTTAAGGCTGAGAAGAAAGTACCCATAAAACGTAAAACTACTAAAAAGAAAACAGATGTTAAAAATACTTAGGATAGGAAAAGGTAAAAATATGAGTGTTCCAAAAGCAGCTCTTGTATTCTACTTCTCAGAGTATGAAGGATCTGTACTTACATATGGACATATGGATGAGATGCACCGAATTATTGATATTGCAGGTGCTAAACATCAAAGCATGCTTTCCCCTACTCAAGTTATTAGTTCTCTTAGAAATTCTCCCTATTGGGATTGTAATCTGATTAGGGGCTTTTACCCTGGACTTGCAGGACATGGAGGGGCGTGTGTCTGTAAACCTTCCAAGAAAGGAGAACAATTATATAAGTTAAAACTGATTAAAGATGAAGAAATACAGAATTAAGCAAGTAGGTAATAAATTTTATCCCCCAAGAAAATTTCTTTTTCTTTTGGGAAAATCTAACAGATAAAGATGGGATAGATGTTATCAGATTTGACTTAGAAGATGCAAAGTATTTCATAGAAAAATATATAGAAGACTCAAAAACAATATTCCACAAATATCCATGAAATACATAACAGACACAATCCGTGAGAATGCTACTAAATTTTTTCCAAAAGGAACTGTTTTCAACAATGATGAGCTGTGCCATATGGATTTAGACCCTTGTAAAGGGATAGATAAAACAATAGTTGATCCCTATATTATGGTTAAAGGGGAAACACTTGTTGCGCTAGGTAGGATAGAAAATGATCTTACTTATTACTGTACTATTTATGACCTTAAAAGGGGTTGGGCTAAAATCGTTTAGATGAAATACGAATTATTTAATTTTCAAAAGAAAGCCCTTGCATTGTGTGAGGGCTTTTTGTTTGATTCACCTCTGAAAAGTGGATTGTGTATAATACCTACCGCTGGGGGTAAATCCGTCATCAATGCTAAACTTTGCGCTTCGCTTAGAGGTGTTCCTACTTTGGTGGTTGTTCCTTCTGAGGAATTACTTAGACAGAATTATGATGCTATGGTTAAGGAAGGGTTGGAAGTTTCTATCTATTCTGCTTCCATGAACTCAAAGGTTATTTCTTCTCTTACTATTGCTACAATAGGATCTTTGAAGGATAAAGGGAAAGAGTTTAAAGACTTTGGTGTTAAGTTTGTTTTTATAGATGAGGCTCATTTTAAGTTTTCTTCTTTCAGTTTTTTGAGGAGCTCCCCTCTTTCCGGCGATTCTGGTGAAGTGCGAGATGCAATATTCAAAGGATTCATGAAGGATTTGAAACCCAAGAAACTTTTAGGCTTTACAGCTACGCCTTTCATATTGTCAACTGTTGGTGGAATGGCTTCGCTTAAATCTCTCATAAATGTCAGAGGAGGATTCTTTAAGGATATCATACACCTTACACAAATTCAGGAAGTGATCAAGGAAGGACGTTGGGGTGAGATTAAATACGATCTCCACCCCGTCAAAGATTACCAACTGAAAGTAAATACTTCGGGAGCTGAATACTCCAAAGAATCGATAGATCTGTTCTTGAAAGAGAATGAGGTGAATAACCGTGTCTGTCTTCTATTAAAGCAACACCAAGCGACAAAGACACTCACATTTGTAGAATCTGTTGATGTTGCTAACAAGATTAAAGAATGGTACAATTCTAAGCTGTTTAAGGGACGATGCGAAGTTGTTTCAGGTGATACTCCCAAAAAAGAGAGAAAAGCCATTATTGAGGCTTACAAGGACATAAATAGCGATTTATTACACTTAATCAATTACGGTACTTTGACAACAGGTTTTGACTTTCCTCAGCTTAGTGTTGTAATTGGTGCAAGACCTACAATGTCTTTGGCTTTATATTATCAGATGCTTGGTAGGCTTACCAGAGTACATAAGGATAAAGAGTTTGGATTATATATTGATTTGGTGGGTAATTGTTCTAAGTTTGGTTTTATTGAAGACTTGAATTTTGATAGTGTAGGAAAGTTTGTTTTCAGTTGTTTTTCCGGCGAAAAGTTGCTCACAGATATTCCTCTTACCTTTCCTTATCCTGTGACAAAATCAACAATCAGAAATCCTCCTAAAAGAAAGGCTGTTGCAAATAGGGATATGAAAATATGGTTTGGCAAGTTTGATGGACAATTAGTAACAAGACTTCCAAAGTGGTACAGAGAATATCTTTTACAGGGAGATTCTTCGGATTTTCCTCTAAACGAAAAAAGAGAAGCCCTTATGGAACTCCTCTCTTCACTGAAATATAATGAGTATACTTCTATTCTTACTTAGATCATTACTCTTTCAAATAAATCTTGTAGCCACTTTTGTCTAGGTTTTAATCCTGACCACTTCCACCACTTTTTACATTCTTTACACTCGTAAATGAAGCAAATTCCGTCACCATATTCATTATTGAAAGGATGGTCTTTTGCTAATTCACCATTCTCAACTGTTCGTTGATGAACCGCTTCTATAACCTCCATTAACAGACCATTTTGATGATTACACTTTGGTACTTCAATTCGTTTTATTGCATCAATATGTGTGTGCATATGATGTGCGGGATTAAAGTAGAATTTTTGAAAGGATGGTTTCTTAGTAGTCCCAAAATTTACGTGTACAGCTTCATCGGTGACTTTGTAAACTTTGCCCTCTTTATTAAGCGAATATCCACTTGAAGAAATAACCGTCATTCCCCTTTTAAAATGTTGCTTCATGCTATTTTTTGACAAAGGTAATACCAATCTTGTAACAAAAGTGTTAAAAATTTGTTACATTAATCCTTTGGTTCTTTGTAAATCCTACCCATCGTTTCCTGATTGAAGTATAGCCAATCCTGTGTTGTTGCATCTACACCTTTTTCAAAGATTTGATCATAGCTTTTTGCCCCCACCAATTTTCTAAGATTCGGAGCAACATCATCCTCTTTATCATTGTAAGTGGATTCGATGGTTTTTCCTATGTTAGTCCATAGAGATGTCATCACAACAGGTTGCTTAACTGCTTCCTGAATGCTTCGGAACATACCTGATGGTGTGATGGCTGAAGTTTCTCCATAAGTTCTGTAGGTGATGTACCTTCCAAAATCTTCTGCAAATGTGTCATCATCGTCATCTCCACCTTTCATAAGCAAAGCCAGATAGAAAACAATATTGAGCATCACCATCTGTAATCCAACACGCTTCAAGTTCTGCTTGCTCAATTCATCCAGATTACCAAAAGCATTTACAAAGTTACCTTTAGCTAGAAGTACATCCTTGGCAAAACTGATTGCTGAATAATACGTTCCCTCTTCTTCAATTGCGGTTTGATAGTTGTAGTGCCTTCCTTTAAACATTCGTGCGACATTGATGAAAAGCCAACCCCTGTGTTGCATCATAAGGTTTAGGATGATGTTCCTGTTAGCTGCCAACTTATCCGCTTCAGAAAGCTGACCATCCACCGCTTGTGCAAGATTCTTTGCCTTGGAGGAAATTTCATTCATAGTAGCTTCAAGCCTGTCTTCTGTAAGTTTTTCTCTTACACTCTCCTTAACACTCACTGTTCCTCCATCTATTTCCAGAGCATCGAAGAATGTGTCATTTTGTAAGGCACTCCATTTATTTTTTATTTCAGTTTGGTTTATCTGCGGGTTTAGTGTTTTCTGATAAGTTACGAAGGATGGATGAGACATATATTGTCCATCTACAAATCTGTAGTCATACAGAATAGTGTACAAGATTTGAGGAACAACAGGTAAGTTGGCAAATCTATCCATAGCGAACGGAGATCGTAAAGCAACTCTTCCTGCCCTCCCAGCGACACTGTTACGTAACCTGTCTGTCGTATCCGTTAGTCCAAACTTTTCCATGAGTGCAGAGATGCGGGAGGTATTGTTTATTTTACCACCTTGTGCTGTGAATGACCCCATGTCAGCAATTACTTTTCCTGTGGCTTTTCTCACCGAATCCCTATCATAGTGCTGACCAATTATGGTGTTTTCCAAGTTATTGTAAACCCCTGTTGCAAGAGAGGTTGCAGCAATAAAAGGACTGAAAGCAAGGTTTGAAATATTAGACAATCTTTGCATCTTGATAATGAAGGGTGTCAAATCCACCTCCATTCCTCCCATGTTGACTTGCAATTTCAATGTCTGCCTGACCCCATACAAGTGATAATCCGCAGCTTCATTGTAGGCTTTCAAGGTATCACTAACCTGCCCTTTCACTGTGATCTTGCCTTTTGTCAAACCTGTCTGAAAGGTTGATCCAATAAGTTTGTTTCTTAGAGCATCTACCTTATGTTTCGTCTTCATGCGATTTTCATAGAGGTAGGCTTCTTTGAGCAATAGCATGGAAGCAGAGAAAGTGTCTTCTGATAAAAGAGATGCTTGTTCAAGTTTCCTTCTGAACATTTTAGGCGGAAGTTTTGCTCCAATTTCTGCCAGCTCTTGACTACCATATTCCAATACATCTATCCTATCAGTGAAAAACTCCTTAACTGTTTCTACAACATTATCCTTGACACCTTTCAGCTTTAATGCTGCTTTCACCTTTTCCAGATTAGTCTTGGAAATCTGTGGTCTTAGGAAAATATTATCTGCGCTATTTGTTTTCTCGTTGTTAATTTGATTTATGTTAGTTACCGCTTGTAAAAGGTTGAACTCTTCAATATTGTTTCTTGCCGTAAGTTCAGAAGGACTTGCTGATTCAAGCCATTCCTGTTCTGTAATTCCATACTTAGAAAAATAGTCTGCATTTCTGTATTTACTTAAACGTGGTGTTCTTCCTTTTTTTGGGTTATATTCAGGATCAAGTAAGGCATTATTTCCGTCATTTTCCGTCCACTGGAAATTAGGATTCAATTGGAAATTTTCCGTGCTTGTTGGAGCCTCCGAAAGCTTACCTTGCCAGTTGGTTAAATCAGAAATCAATCTTTCCCTTTCAGCAGGTATTTTATAAGAGTACATATAGGAAGCAAGATTCCTCTCAGCAAATAAATCTGCTAAAACCTGCAACCCTTCATCCTCTGTAATATTATCAGGACTGAATAAACCTTCCTCAAACACTTCTGCCAGAAAGTCTTCAAATTCGGGAACGGAAAACACATCAGACACACGCGACCTTTCAAGGTAGTTCTTAAAACCTTCTGTCCTCACCCTGTTTTCAGCAGTCATGTGTTCCAAAGCAAAATCAAATGAAGTTTTACCACTTTCTCTTCTCATACTTTCATAGGAAGCGCCTAATGTTTTTTCCGTATTGGACGAAAATTCAAGTTCCGCTTTTAGATTGATGATTCTTCTTAGACGCGTAGTTTCCTGATCAATTTCAATCACTCTATTTCTCAGAATAGCTGTCAAGTCTTCAACCTTTATTTCGGTGGAATCCTTTGTATCCTTGTAAGCTTTCAGAATCTCTCTTCTTTGTGAAGTAATGTCTTTATATCTGTCAAGTGCTTCTTGGCGTTTCTGCCTTTTAAGTTCATCTTGCTCTTGATTAATCTCTTCCTGCGCCAGAGAAATATAATCAGGACTTCCTGAATCTATTGAATCATAGTAGTTGTCAGAATAAGTGATACGGGAATTGTCCAGATAAAACTTAATAGCTTCCTGCCTCCCTTGAGTTGCATCAATCTCATCAATCCTATTTCTGAATTCTTGTGAAGCCTCTCTTTCAAATGAAATTCCTTTGCTCTTGTTCTCCATTCTTCGAGCCATACCGATATTGAATGAATCCAATACAAACCGTGCATCAATTGATAAGTCCTCTAAACTGGAACCTTCTGATAAAACTGTAAAAACCCCCGTATAATCTTCAGGATTAAAGTTTTCACCATTAGTAGCCAATTGCATCCTGTTAATAGATTCCTGCTCTTGAGAAGAAAGTTCATTCCACTTAGCAACTCTCAATCCTGGATAGAATCCTCCAGAATTGTCAACAGGTGATTTTTTAACTTTTTCCGCCCTATTGATTTCATCAAGCATAGCTTTTTCTCTTTCACTAAGCCTTGACATATCCAACTTGCCATCTACAATTCCTGAACTGGTGGCTTCTGATCGCATTCTTCTGAAACGAGACATGTCAGACAAAGAATCAGGTGAGACATTTGCTATCTGTTCAAGTCTTCTTAAATCATCATAATATTCCTTTTTCCATCGGGAAGTGTTGTTTTCCAGCTCCCATTCCTGCATTTGATCTTGGAAGGACTTAACTTCTGACTTTATTTGTTCAGTTGTTTTTTCTGGGTCTATGTTTCTTAATACTTCCTGTACATTGTGTTGATTAAATTCTTTTTCTAGGTCTTCTCTCTTTGCTTGGGGTCTTAGCCTTTGAAGGATGTCGAGTTGATTTGTTAGCCTGTTATCCTCCATCAATTGCCTGTCCACACCATCTTCAAAATAGTAGGTAGCATTTCCCTTTTCATCACGCGCAATGATACTTTTCTCAAACCTTCTCCAATTCTGTGCTTCATAGGATGTAGTGTAACCTTGAACCACATTCTTAAACATGGAAGAAGTTTGGGTGTACATATCCTGAATAAACTTACCCAAAATCCCTAAGAAAGGACTTGCGCTCTGACTTAAAGGAGAAAACAATTTATGGAAAAATCCTACATCCTTGCTCACAGCATCCAGATTATTTATGGTATTCTGTTTTTCCTGTTCAGACATGGTGGAATTATCAAGAAGATCATTCACCACTTCATCAGATACACCTGCCTTACTTTCGTCCATTTCGATCTGCATAGTACCCATACGGCTCAAGATGTCATTGATATCCCTAACTACTGAATCAGCAGATTTCTTCTCGTTTGTCGTATTAAATTCAGTTTGTTCTGCCCACCTTCTTAGTTCATTCAAGACTTGTGGGATATTGGTGTTATAAGCTTCAAAAATAGTGTAGTCCATTAGAGACATACCATTTGTTGGGATTCCGTTTGAAGTGGTAGTTTGGTTATCCTTATTTAAAATGTTGAGATTAGCTTTGATTGTGGAGTTTAGGCTATTTATGTTTTCGAGCTTTGTCAGATTAGAAGAATCCTCTTCAACTCTTTCCAAAGTACCTATTAGATCTCCTGCGTTATGTTTCTTGAAGGTTTGCTGAATTTTATTCAACTCATTAAATCCTTTATTTATGTCGCTGGCAATTTTATCATTAACAGTCAAGGAAAAATAAACATCATCCCCCAAATTAGATTCAGAGAAATTTGTATAATTTTCATTGAGAATGTCTTTCCTTATGTTATTTACAAGATTGTTCAGAACGCTCTTATGTCTTTGAGTAAATCTGCTTGAAATGAAATCCAAAAATCTCTGCCACAATGTTGCAACTTCGGACGTGAAAACATCTTCCTGAATGCTACGAGCCAAAACTTTCCCAAGAATCTCTTTTCTTACCTTGTTTTCAAGTTCAATCCCTGAATACTCATCTGAATACTTGTTTCTGTAAACTTCTGCCCAATCCCTGTATTCTTGAGTGTCTTCCACCTCCATCATGGCAGATATGATAGAAGCCTGATCATTGTAAGCTTCAACTGCTAGGTGGGCAACTTCCTCTGTAATGACATCTTGGATATTGACACCTTCTGCCAAAGCAACCACACGATTGCTTAAATCAATAAGTCCTGCTACATCTGTATCTTGTCCATGTCTCACAGTAAATGAGGCTCTATAATTATCCATAGTTGTTATGGAGATACCTAGAGAAGATAGGAAATTTATCAGCTTAACTGTGTTCAGTTTGTTTTTAGGCGCGTTTGTGTTGTCTCTTATCTGATCAAATGTACGTGTCAGTAAGTCATTGGCTCGAAGATACAAGTCCTCTTTGTAGAGTACATCATCACGCTCCAATACTTTTTTAAGTTCAGTCTTGGAAACAACTTCAATCCCGCCATCTCTAGTGTAAACTGAAACGTAATCAGAAACAGGGTTTTCAATTGTAATGCTTCCGTCCTGTTCTACCATCACGTAGTTACCCAAAACTGAAGAAGCTTCATCTTGAAAAACTCGTGCCATCAAAACTTTATCACGTACATAGTTTCCCTTACCCATCATTTTACCTTGGGTAAGTTTGTCTTCAATAACACCTTTTGCTATTTGGGAAGTGATGAATTTGTTGGTGGGGGTAAGCGATGTATTGAAAGTAGCTACACGTAAGAAACTGTTGTCTTGTGGATTAACAAAACCCAAGTCAAGTCGCCCTTCATTACCTGCAATAATAATGTCTTCCAGATCTTCCAGAGTATTACCTTTCAAGTCTCTGAAATAAATCTTAGGCTCTCCTGTTGGGTAAGTGTTTGCACTTCCTGAATTATACAGAGCTTTCACTTCATCCGAATACGCATTGGAATATATTTGAAGAGCTATTTCAGGCGAATTGAAATAGATGTTGGAATTGATTGCTTCAAACAATTGGGATTCTTGTCCATCTTCTGTTTGTACAGAAATTATTTGACCTTGATTATTTCTTTCTACTCGACACGCCATCTGTTATAAATTATTTGCGATTGCCAGAACTTCTGCTTCTGTTTTTCTTGTGATTATTTTTACTTTTGCGCCGATTTTGGCGTTGTCCTCGTCTACTGTACTGAACAAGTTTCCACAAACTTTCCTTATTTCGTATTTTGGCATGTTTGTTGTTTTAGAGAATCCCTTTTCGCGGATTATCCGGTATTTTAGATTCAATTTACCTATGGAAATAACTTCGCCTTTATTGAGGAAAGTCTTTAAGGTAATCACCCACTTTCCCTTTTCTAAATCCATTTCCTCTGCAACGTAAGTAATGTTCAAGCCAACTCTGCTGTCAACTAAAACGGTACGAGATGGGTAATAGTTCCCAGTGTAAACAATTACAGGATCTTTTTTACATTCTTCCATTTGTTTGCAAATTTAATGAAATTAATTGAATTACAATGCACATTCGTTGAATTCTTTTTGGATATTTTCTAATTCCGATTGAGGGTACAAATTGGTCATCTCTAAATTCGTGTCATTAACTGATTGCTTTGTGGTGACTTCTAATGTCTCCATATTCACTTCTTGTGGAAGGATAGGCTCAATACTCCTGACAGCTGAATTCAGTTTTTGTTCTGCTCGGTTTCTGTTGAAAGAGAAATTTGTATTTGTGTCGAAATAAACATTATTTTCCTCGACTCTGATTTGACCATAGATAGAGCCATCCACTGAATCCAAAAGTTTTCGGTAAATATTCTCTCCTGTTCTCAGGTACAAGTCTGTATTTGGAGCTGTTATAATGAACTCTTCATCTGAAATAAAATTACCCATCTGCAACTCCTTTACAGAATCTGGGTTATTTAAAGCTTCTAAATCTTCATTAATGTAGTCGTCTGTCTCTGTCAAAGTCTTGATTATTCCCTCTTTCTTTAGCTTTGCGTAATCTCTCAACTCTTTTTCAAAGCGGATTCCTGTTACATCGACATTTGGATTACTTAAAGTTATGTCTGCATCTGTTATTGAAAAATATTTCAATATTTTATTGTAGACAGGTGTGTTGTTTGACTTCTGCTCCAATTGGTAAGCATAAAAATCAGATACGAATTCTGTTTTAAGATATTCAGGATTCTCCGCAAAGCTGGCTTGATTTGTACCTAAAGGAGAGTGGTCAAAAATAACTTGATAAAGAGAGATTTCTTCACCAAAACTGGAATCAAAGCCTATTTCTCTTGACTGTATAAACCTTCTTATTCCCTCTCTTGTGAATATTTCGTTTTCTGCAAGTTTTAGGTTTTCTGTGTCAAAATACTTTGGATCAATATTAATGGTGTTTTCAAGGTATGCCCTATAAACTGCATCATAAAGATTTTCCAGTGAAGTTCTTTGAACTCTTTGATATAGTCCTGAGTTGTCAATTCTTATTAGTCCTGAATTTTCGAATAGCGCATCCTCACTAAAGTTTGTATCTACCCTTACAATGTTCAGGGGTTTGTATTTTTCTGGAAGTGTTTCAAGTACGCTGTTCATAGGAGGTACTATCAGGGAATCTTTAATTAAGGAAAAGCTGTTAATATTTTCGTCCACCGGATTATTCAGCATACCAACTGTTGATCTTACCAAGTCAATTACTCCTTGCCTGTTTGAAAAGTTTTGTTCTATTCCTACTACATCAACATTGTATTGGAGGAGTTCACTTGTAGTTTCTTTTAACAGTTTTTTAATTGCCGACTTTTTATCATCCCAAACTTCCTCTTCAATGCTCTCTAGGAAATCTAGAGTTTCCTCTAATTCAACCGTATCTACATTTGCCAGAATAGTATTTCTTGTTGTGGTGAAGGTAGAAAGATTCCTTGAAGTGAATGTATTCCCATCAAAAAATAAGACAGGTACGTTAGTCTTGTCTTGAAGATAGTTAGTGATGCGATTGATAAAACTGCTTGAATCCAGTAACGCTGAAAACGCTGAATCAGCAATTGCTTTAACTAAAGAAGGCTTGGAAAAATCTCCATTAGCTGTATCAGAAATTGTTTTTATAATGTCTTGTTCATTGACAAAAGGAAATGTTCCAAATATTGTTTTTTCGGCTTCTGTGTCCTTGAACTTTGTGGTAGAAGTGAAGATTCGTGTATTGTCTGAAAATACATCAAAGTCCAGATTATAAACATTCATTCTGGCAAGCAGATCCCTCATCTTATTAGGGTTGAGTGCTTCAATTTCTTCTTGTGAATAAATCCCACTTTTCAGGAGTCTTTTCTCATCAATTTCAAAGTACCCGTTAGGTTGGAACAGGGAGTTCATTCTTGTTGTCAAAGTGAATAAACTATCCATGCCCAAATCATTCATCATCATTCTTGATTGCTGAAGCTCAGATTCGGATAGAGTTTGAGTATTGTCAAAGTTGTCAATGTAACGTAGAACTTCTTCTACGCTTGGTATCATATCATCACCAAACATTTCACTCCACCCATCCGTCTGAGTAACTGCCCATATTCTGAGAGCTTGGTCTGTGTCGCCAGTGAAGTCTAATGCTTGTTGGTATAAAGGAGAAATGGAGCCTTCCATATCAAATACAGAAACAGCTCCATTAGTATTTACAACTCGACAACTTTTTATCATCATTTACAAAAATTGAAATTTTTAAGTCCTGCTTTTTCATTTACAGTGTTGACTGCTGATTGTGTTGCTGACTTTTTCTTTTTATCCTGTGTTTCGGGCGTTTCCTCGATAACAGTTTCAATTGAAGCCAAGTCAAACTTGATTTTAGGACTTACAAAAGGGGCAGACATGTCCAGACTTATTGTTACATTTCCTATCAACGCCTCTGCAATGGAAGTTCTAGAATCATTCCACCCATCTACACTGCTAAGATACTGCTTTTCGCTCAATTGGGAAAATAAGTTGTCAAAAGCTTCACTGCTCAATCCGTTGCCTAAATCAATGAAGGCATTCCCTGTCTGTGTTACATCTATTCCAGCTCTGGCTAAAATTGAATTAAGTCGTATGGCTTTCTCTGATCCTTCCAAAGTCTCATTGTTGAACAACCCTTGGAATTCATTCAAATCAATTGGAGAAGCATTCCTAGACACTCTCACAGGGAAAGCAATATGTTTCACTCCTTGACGGATAATGACAACAGGTGTTTTTGAACTTCTGTTTGCAATAACTGCTGTGTTGATGAAAGTCTTGTCTATACTGTCAATGCTTGTTCTAGTGTAAAGCTTTCCATTCTGTACATAACCAATATCAGCAATCTTGTCTAGGTCTTGCTCCCTGATTGGTCTTGATTGTCTTAGAACCACATCTTCATCAATGATTGTATTGAAGTTAGGAAGTCCTGCATAGACGTTTTTAACCTTGATTGTGTATTCAGAAGGGGTTTCGTTATTGTTCAATATTAAGCTCATAAGAAAAGCATCATCGTTTGCAATTTCCCTTCTTAGAGATGCAAACTTTGAATCATCGCCCTTGAATCTTCCTGTATCGTCTCCTTTTGTTCCTTTCAATACTTGAACGTTGGCTGTATCTGCATTCATTGCTGTTATTCTCAGCTCTGTTGCAATTCTTGTCCTTAGTTCAGGAGAGATTCTTAAAGTTGTCGATTGGCTTTCCTTTGCCTCAATCGTGTTTTCTGCTTTCTCCCTGATTGTCGCCGTCAAATCCCTTACTTGTTGCGTCTTCTTGTTTATCTTGGATTGGTTTGCTGTTGTCTTTGGAAGATTGTTCAGACTAAGAAGTTCAGCTTGTAATTTTATTACAGTTTTGTTTTTATTAAGGTTTTTCTGGAATTCCAGTTCTATTGCGTTCTCTCTCTGCTCATCCGTTATGATACTATTTGCATTCTCTCTGATTATGGCATCAAAGATAGACCTATTCCAATCATTGTTTGGATCAACAGCTAGTGTGAGGATCTCTCCGTCCCTTACATTGAAAACATCTTCCCTGCTTATATCATTATCGTAATCTGAATTGAGCGGAACCCAAGATTGAACTCCATCCATGGAAGTTACACTTTTCCTGATCATGGAATAGTAGGTGGAAGTTTCATCCACTGAGCTGGACGTTATCCGAATTTTACCTGCCTGATTTATCCTGTCCACAATTTCTCTTGTAATCTTGAAAGCTTTGGTTACAGGATCTTCTTCAACTTCCGTTTCCAGAATTTCCACTCCGGTTAATGCTATGAAGGCATCTAAAGTGTAGTTGTGAATACTTGTCAATACCACTCCATTCTCTAAAACTTCTTGTGAAACTGCTACTTCATAGTTCTGCCCAACAGCTAGATTCCTGTTTTGGGATTTATTGACTATTCGTGCATCTTCAATCACTTCTTCGTCTGTTGCTTCTACTACATCAGGAGCGAAATCCACAGGACTGTTTTCAAGAGCGACCAATTGTTTTATCAAGTCTGAAAGTTCAAGCTGATCCCTTGTTGTACCTAAAATAGATATCCACTGATTAACTTGATTCTCTAGAGTTTCAAATTCATCCTGTTCGTCCAGAGTTAATGTTCCTTGATTTACTCTTTTCTTTAGTAGCTTTAGATAGCTTTTATACCCTTCACTTTCCAAGAATTTAAAAGGAGTTCTGAGGTCATTGTTTTCAGTTTCTTTTGCTTCGATTTCTTGTCTTCTGCTCTCAATTTCACTTTCGGTGTTAATTGGAACTACGCTGTCAACTACCTCTACAACTTCTGAATTTGTGAATAACTCAACCATTTTAGGGTTGGCTCTAAATTCACTTCCATTTCTATCCATTACAATAGTATCACCATCAATAGCTGTCACTGTTGAGATCCTACCAGTGACATCTCTTAGAGTCTGTCCAACTTGAACTTCACTTGCATTTTCAATAGCTTGAGGTTGTCCTATTTGTGTTATCTCAAATGTGGCACTCCTTCCATCACGGCTAACCTCTGTCAATAAACCTTTATCAACTGCTCTTTGGTGCATTGCTTGTGCTCCATCTCCTGCCGAAACTGTAGAAATGGTTGTCACGCCTTGATTACTCATAAGCTCAATCAGAGCTTCAAACATAATGCTTCCAGAGCCTTGACCCACTTCATTGGCTGAAATACCGTCAATCCTGAATTCTGTTGGAGAAATTAGTACTCCCGAAAGAAGTCCCAATTCATTCCTGAACTCATACAATGTGCCATCTTCTACTTCTGTGGTTATTGGTTCTCCTAGAATATTAGATTGCTCCTCGTCTACTTGAGGAGTTACTATTCCATTTTCAATGTCAGAAATCTCTTTCTGCAATTCCTCTATTCGAGATTGGTTTTCTCGTATTTTTCTTAAATTTTCGAGCGTAGGCTTGTTTGTAATTATATCAATTTCGTTGGTGATATCTTCAATAAGACTGCTTAATTCCTCAATGTTGTTAATTGCGATTCGTGCATTTGTTGGTGCAGATTCTATGCTGTCACCTGTATCCTCTATAGTAACTTCTTCTAATGGTAAAATTGCTTGTTGGCTTTCTTCTACCCGTCTTTGTATTGCATCATAAGCAAACTGTGCACGAAGCATTGACTCAATCTTGAATTTTTCCCTTTCAGACAAGTCCGTGTTTTCACTCAATATTTGCTCAAACTGAGTGATAAGGTCATCTCCCCTGTATCCAATTTTTTCAAGGATTGGATTGATTGTTGCCTCATTTGCTCTCAGTTCTTTTTTCGCCTCTTCCGACATTGAATACGGAGAGCCAAGAATTGAACTTATTAGTCCTTTGCCTTCCCTTGAAGAATAGAAATTGGTTGCTGCCATTCTTCGTATGGTATCTGAAGCATTTGCTTCTAAAGCCAAATACCCGTCAAACTGATCTAAAAGAAATTCCAACTCCCTTGCTTCTTTTGTCTTTCCTGTAGCTCTTAGGGTTTCTACATATTGATTTAGACTTGCATATCTTTCTGATAGTTGATTGATAGTGGGAACTTGTGAAGTTTCACCATAAGATATTGTTTCCAGCCTCTTGTTCAGAGCAGTTTCTAAAACTTCCTGCCTTGCGGTGCTCTTTATTAGCTGGTTTGATAGAGCAACTTGTTTTTTAGATAACTCCTTTGCCAGCACTTCATTGCCCTCAACTGATTGCATCTGTGCTCCAACTTCTGCAATTGCCGTAGTAAGCTCAGCTATTTCATTCTTAGTCTGTTCATATTCTGCATAGGCATTGTCTTGTTCATTCTGTAATTCATTGAAGAACTTTAAAGTACTGTAAGCACCTTCCTCTCCTGTCAAGGCAGAAATGTTGTCTCCGATTGTATTTACAATGTCCCCTGCCTTGAAACCTTGCATAAGAGCCAAAGTGGTAGCATCTTTCAATTCAATTACTTGCCCATTAGGTAGTCTGGAATTTTCAATACCTAAAGATTCAACTGTCTTGTTTGCTTTCTGGTACAATGTGTAGTCCCTCTGGAATCCAGCCTTTAGGGAATCTTTGTACTCCCGAACCTGTGCTTCACTTTCAAATCCCAAATTTCTTTGCTGTTCCTGCGTGAATTCCAATCCATCAACAGAAGCTTCGAAATCTGCAATTGTATCTGCATATCCCTTCAATCCTTCGTTTGCTTTTATGAAGGAATAGTTAATTGCAGAATCTTCAAGTATAGTAAACTCTGCCTGATTGGTCTCCTTTGTTATCTGAAAATTACCAATTGAGTTTGCCCTGTTCAAGTCACGGAATTTTCCAATGTACTTGTTATATTCTTCAACAGACTTGTCAATGGAGTTCAATTGGGATGCGTAGCTGTTTTTACCTAGCCCCTGAACTCCAAAAGATGCGCCTTCCATTCCTCTTACACCTAAAGCGGTGAGAGGTTTTGAAATTGCTGCGCCTACATTTCCTCCTGCAAGTCCTATAATACCTCCAATAACCACTTCCTTAAGTCCTTCCTTGGTTGTATATTGCTCCACAAAAGATTCTTGAAGTGCATTGGCAAAGGAGTGGATATCGGCTGTTTTAGGATCATATTTTGCTTCCAAATACTTGGACATTGTTTTACCAAAAACTCCTTGCAAGCCTTCTTCAACCACACCCTCCCTTAAAACAGGCTTGGAAACATTTACCGCTCTGCCCAGCATTCTCTGCGCCTTCGTACCTTTGCTGAACACCTTGGTTCCGTCTGCCATTGTTGTCACTGACCTTCCAAGAATACCATCTTCAATTCCCAGCTTTGGAAACTTGATCATTTTCAGATCAAACATTTTTGAATACATTGCAAAGTTTGTAACAGAAAGTAGTGCAGCATTTGCTCCAAATACCTTGTTGGCGGTACTCTCTGCATCTTTCATGAAGGTTGTCAGGTCTTCTGCTGTAGGTAATTCTCCATAGGTGGTTTGATAATCACTGACATATTTATCTACAGCATCAGTGTAGCTGTGACGTGCTTCCATTCCGGCTTCAAATCCAACAGACTGACCCAAGAACCTTGCTGTCTTGAATACTTCCCCTGTACTTGCTCCTACATTTGTAGCTGTTGCAAATTTATCAATTGAACTTCTATTCAGTCTTCTTAGTGCGCGGGTTCCTATTTCCCTTTCTGCAACTCTTGTTGTTGCGGATATAAGGTCATCTGCATTATTTCTTGCTACATTTACAGCTATGTTATCGGCTGATTTTGCAAGTCCTTTAATTCCAAGTCTTGCTCCTGCTTTGGCAAATGAACTTGGTAAAGATGCACCACCAGATAAAATTGCAAGAGGAACTTCACTCAATACTGTTCCTGCCACAAAAGCAAGCCCATTTCCTACATCATTGAACCAGAAGTTAGCTGTACCCATTTGTCCCAAAAGACTTTTGGCTTTTTCTTCATTTGAATAATAGTGTGCAAAGTTTCTGTCCAATCTTTTTGATTGCTCGTCAAGAAAATTGGATGCGTCATTATCCCACAAAGCAGAAAGCTCTCCCTGTGAGATTGCACTTCCTAGTCCATAGGTTACTGTCGCTAAAGCATCAGCTGCTATGAGTCCTGTTTTTCCTAGGAATTTCGTTACACCATTTCCTGCTTTTTCTCCCCAGCTTTGTTGTTGGGCTAGACGATCTTCATTATCAAAAGCTCCAAGATAGTTGTCATATTTCAAAGCGGAAACCCCGTACCTATCTGTTTCAGCAACAGCAGAGGTGGGAACATCATACTTCACATTCTCAATCCTACCCTTATCCCAAGGCATGTCAAGGACTCCTGAATATTGGAAACCTTGGGGTTTTACAGCACCTCTTGTACCTCTTGATTGCAGATCTGCTTGTAGCTTATTTAAAACTTCTTCGTTTGTTGGCATAGTTATTTTCCCTTTGGCATTAAATCACTAAAATGTACCAGACAAAATGCTGATTTTTAGTCTTTTATGCGTATTTTTTTGAATAAAGTTATTAATTTTATCTGATAAATCTGCCAAAAAAGACATTTCTTTCAGAGTTTATCGGATGTTTTTTTATCCATTCATCATATGTTTCTAACGAATCAAGTCTTTTTTCGAACTTGTCCATCCCTGAAGTGACAAATTCTTCTGAGTAATCCTGAAGGCATACATTATCTTCTCCCTGAATAAGCATGTCCATGCTGTCAACCTTGAATTTGTAAGATTCTCCCAAGTAATGAAATTCGTATTCTGTCAGTTCTTTATATTTAACCTTGTTTTCTATTTCCCGCGCCAGAGAAGAAAGTTTGTCAGCATCGTAACTTTCCTGTTTGCTTCTATGTAGTATTGTTCTTAAAATGCTACTTTTAAGTCCAGATTCCCGATCTTTGAACTGTCGGCGTACACTAACTGTAAATTTATTTTCCATGAATGATTATGTTAAAGAAAGAGATGTTGAAAAAGCCACTGGCCTGAGAGCTATACACTATTCCTATCCTTCTGGACAAGGGCTCTTATACCTAACTGGTTATTTCATTGTAGAGAGATTTAAGATCTCCTCTAAGCTAAGTCTGGATTATAAGCTGACTCAAATTCTCGATGTTGTTGATTATATCGAAACAGGTGTAGTTAAAAGTACAAAGGTATATTCTTTAGAAGGCGATGAACTGCTATTGTCATCTCAGAATCCCCTTCCACTATTACCTGAATATGTTGTAAAAGAATAGCAACTACATTCTGTTGTCTTAAGGCGGGGTGTGAGATCACTTAAATGTACCAGCTAAGATACTGGTTTTTAGTTTTTAAGATTTATTCTGAATAGTGCTATTTTTTAACCAAATTTTGAAATGATTACTGCCAATGAATTTAAGGACTGTACTTTTGTCAAACAGTATAGTCAATAAGTGGTATGCTGTTAGTACATATTCTTGAAGATCTTGAGAGTCCTCTAAATCTTCAACACAAAGGCCTTGGCTTTTAGCCTCGATCCGATCAATCCTTCTTCCATGACTTTTCTTTTTGTGACCATCTACTGAACCACGGCTAAAGTGTGCAGAGACAGCTTCGCTTTTCTTTTTAGCTCCTGCTATCCCCTTAAATACATAACTCTCCAACCAATCTGCTACAATTTGTTCAGAATATTCAACAGCGTTTTGGGACTCTTGAAGCAATGCTGGCCCCATTGTTGAGAGTGTGGGTGCCCATAAGTGAGCTTGAACGCTATTTTCTAAAATATCCTGCTTTGCTCTTTCAAACTGATCAATTATGGCTAAAGCAGAAACAAAGCGTCCGTTAAGGTTCATTTGTGGATCAATTGGCCCTAATTGGCTTTGCCTTCCCATAATGATTCTATCACAAGAAAGACTTATCATAGTACCTGCGGACATCGCATAAGTAGGTATAATTACTTCAATATCCTTAAATTTGGATCTAAGATACGAAACAATAGTTTCTGTCGCATTTGTAACTCCTCCAGGTGTATGGAGTAGTATGGTTAGACCTTTTGTGAAATCCATTCCATGTATGACGGACATAAAGCCATTTATGTCCTCTGATGTAATTGATAAAGTCCCTTGATTTGCTGTGGGTTTTTGGAGAAAAGCTGAAGCATAAAAAATCACATTCCTACCTTCCCTAAGTGTAGAGATTTTGTTAAGCTCTTTTACAAGGTTATCAACTAACCAGTTGACCACGACGTCTTTATCTAAAGTTTCTACCTTGGAAACTAAATCTGTCCATGAAGGCATTAGCGTAGTGTGATATTAAGTGGATAACTAGCGTCTCTGTACAACGATTCATCTTGTATACATTCCTTTGTAATTTGTAACAGATCATAGGAATTTAATTCAAGATATACATTGTATTGAGCTGATACCTCATTTAGTATCACTGTGATATCTTTATTTTTGGGATATTCTTTATTTGATTCGAGTGAATTCATGTTATTCAGTGTGTTGGTTTCTGCAAAGAAACAATTTTTAAGTTATTGTTGGACTACCACTCATCACTAATTAATGATATTTCTATTACTTCTCTTTCTTAGGCTTCACCACAACCTTCTTCAGAACCTCGCTAAAGCCTTCCTTCAGTTCTTTGTCACCATACTTCTTGGTGAGCTGTTCGTCCGATAAAGCTTCTTTCTTTTTCTTCTTTTCTGCCATAGGGCTTAAATTTACTGAATCTGTTGCTTGACAGACATGTATTTAACTTCCATTTAACCTTTTAAAGGTACGGATAGTCCTTGTTTATTCCAAATAAATGGCTTTGTTATACATTTTTTGAAATGAGGTCTTTGTATTTCAGTCTTTTTTGTGCCATTTTCACGAGAGAGTTATTAAACTTTTGCCCTGCGTTGTCTTCGCGCCCGTTGAACCGGAAAGACATCTCATCACAATACATCTGAAGATGCTTGCGGGAAACATGGAAATAGGTTCCCTTGATGCTCCTCTTTAAATGACTCCAGAAATTTTCTACATTGTTGCTTGAGAAACCGCTTTCCGTGGCATACTGTTTCAGGTTGTGGTTTACATACTGGTGGTCATAGTCTGCATTAAGTCCTGTGTATCCCATCCATTCATCTGTTACGATTGTAGCTCCGGCTTGCACCAGTTCTTTCACCAGTGGCTTCAAAGTTTCTCCCTGCGTATTTGGAATAACTCTTGTATATATCTTGTTGTCCTGTATCATTCCAAACACTGGAGTTTTATCCTTGTAGGATCTTCCTTGCGAATTTTTGACTTTCTTGTTTTTGTGGCGATTTTTGTTGCTGCCTCCTACAAAGCTCTCATCCATTGTAGCAACAGAAAGAGACTTTTCAGGAATAGCCTGAACATAGGATGCACGAAGCCTGCTTAACATGAACCAAGCAGTCTTTTGTGTAACTCCAAGGTCTTCTGCAAGCTGATAAGAACTGATTCCACGCTTGTGAGAAGCGAAAATAAATATGGCGATAAACCATGTCCTTAGAGGAATCGGGGAACTTTCAAATATGGTTCCCACTCTTATGGTGTATCTCTTTTTACATCCTCCGCATTTGTATAATCCGTTGAACTCTCCTTTTACATTCAGTTTGTATTGCTTTGTTTCCTTGCAATGAGGACACACTGGATTACCTTGCCAGATTGTGTTCTCAAGATATTCCCTGCAAGATGTTTCATCTGGCAATTGCTTCAGCATTTGAACTAATGATTTGAACTCTAGATTATACATAACTTCAAGTTTTAAATACACTGAGAAGTTACGATATTTTACTGGAGTTCCCTAGCTTTTTAACATTAGTTACGTGTAATTATAATAAATTGTTATTTATCCACATTTCGTTTTTGATTAATATTCTGTCATATCTTTGATGAATAAATCATCCGAATGTGTTATCAAGTAAGACAAACTTCAAGTAAAAAGGATATTGAAAGAAGGTTTAGTGCCGATTTCCTTACTGTTATTCCTGATTATCAGCGTGAAGAAGTGAGTGGTTTCACGCATCCAAAAATGCCTGTTATTGCTAACAGCATGGTTGACAAAATACAGCTTTTTCAATGGGGACTGATTCCGCAGAACCAGAAAAATACACTGAATGCAAGAATTGAAACAATAAGGGAAAAACCGTCCTTCAGGAATTTTGTAAACCAGAAATGTCTGATACTTGTTAATGGCTTCTATGAGTGGAAGCATGTACCGGGAGAGAGGCATGACAGACATAAATACCTTCTTTCGTTGCCTGACAACGGATCATTTGCTCTTGCGGGATTGTGGAGCGAATGGGAATTCCTGAATGGAGAGAAATATAGAACCTTTACCGTCATTACTACAGAAGCCCAAGGTATAATGAGAGAAATACACAATACTAAGCTCAGGATGCCTGTTATACTCAAAAGGGAAATTGAAATGGATTGGCTTATGGGTAAGCGTACAGCTAAGCTTCATACGGATTTGGTTGCTACCAAGATTTTCCCTTTATTCTAGTTAAACAAATCTTTAAGCTCTACGTCCAGCGCTTTTGATATTTTGATAAGAGTCTTTACTGTTGGATTCTGTTTTCCGCGTTCAATCTCACCTAACTTGGATAATGGTACACCAGAATCAATGGATAAGTCAAGTTGCCTCATATCTTTTTCCATACGAAGAAACTTAATCTTGTTCCCAAGATCTAACAAGTAGTGGTCATCATTCATTTGGGTACAATAAAGCATATTTAGTTGAAAGACAACAACCCTTATAAGGAATATAGGCTAATTTATATCCATTATTTTTAACACATAAAATAGTAATTTGTTTTATTTTTAACTATTAACACCCTTATAAGGGATATTTGTCTAACTTTGTATAGGTTTGACATACTTCAGTGTTAGGCTTTTATTGCCACTTATTATGAAAAAGCTACTTATTATCACTTCAGTTTCTTTATTAATCCTCTCTTCCTGCAACAAGGACTACAATTGTGTCTGCTCGCTTTATAACGAACAAGGGCAAACCGTAGCAACTGAAGAATACAATTCAACTCAGTACAAGAAAAAGGATAAAGACGAGGCAGAGAAGAGTTGCAAGGATCGCGATGTTGCGCCTAATGGGGCGTTCGGTGAAATGGGTCGTAAATGTGAGCTGAGATGACATCTACAAAAACTATCAGAAATGATTTTACAAACGAGGAAAAACTTGCTTGTCTTACAGTACTTCACCTACTGATTGAATCAAGTGAGCCTCGATTTAAAAATACAAGAAAAGGTGTGCTTATTCATAATGCCAAACTATTTGGTGTGTATGACTTTATGTTAGAAGAATACATAGAAAATGTGACTTCAGAATCCTTGAAGAAAGACTTATCATTAAGCAACACAAAAGTGGAGTATCTTATAGCTATGACTTATGAGATGCTAAACTCAGCAGGGTTTACCAAAAACGATATAGTGAACGCAGAAAATCTATTCCTTAGAGCTGTAGGTGTAACTCCTGATGAACTTCATGCATCTTTAGAAAGAGTTAGAATTTTTACTAAAAAGTTTAACGAAAGGACTCATGCAAGTCAAGTACATCCTTCAAACAATGCTGTAAGTCGTACTTATCAAAGAATGGCAATTCAAGCTCAAGATCCTAATCAAAATAGCTTTTCTTTGAACAACATTGTATTCATTATTTTCACCGCTTTAGCTATTTTGGGTCTTGTAAGTCTGTGTAGCTAAAAGCTTATTTTTGTGATAACTCTAAATAATAATCGCTATGAAAGAAGAAAATTTGAAAACACTCAATGAAAAATACAACACTATTTTAAACGATTTTAAAACCTTCGCTGAAAATTATGAAGGTAAAAATCTTAGTGAAGATTTCCAATCTGAGTTTAAGGAGCGGTACGACGATATTAGTTCTAGTTTTTCAGATATTATACGCAGACAAGTTAAAGTATCAAAAGAGGAGGGTGTTCATGTTATAGAAAACCTTCCAATCTTAAAAAACATACACAGATTAAATAACATTCTTATGATGACATACGAAGCTTATTTAAAGGTCGCCTTCCATGAGAAGGCTGTAAACTAACTTAGGTGTCATAAAAACTCTCATAGGACTGTCTGATTCAATAAGCATCCTGTTCAAGCTAAATACCATATCTTGAATGCGTGTGTGCATCAAGGTTTCTGGTGAATGTTTTGATTGTTGTTTTTTGATAAACTCTAAATGTTCTTCTGATTCGATTCCAACTGTGAATCTTTCAATATATTTTTCTTCCATTTTTCGGCGAAATTCCGGCAAAAAACTGAAAAAACAACTTACGCGGTGCTTTTTAGTATATTAGTGCCAAAGGGTTAATATAAATTTTGTTGATGCAAAGATATGTATTTATCTTTGATGTGGTTGTTAATGAAATGTTATTTGTTTACTCTACTATAAATAAATTTTCCAAATACTTAGAAAATAATTCTTCTTTAATTTGCTTCGACTTTCCGTATATTTCAGGAACGTCCCCACTGACGGATAGAATCTCTTTACCTGTATCACCAATAGAAATTTCTTGTCCTTGGCTGTTTTTCATTACATAATGGTAAGTTTCACTACCTTCGATAGGCTTTACGTAAAACTTAGTATTACCGTCATAGAAGTTGTAAACGAGTGTATTGAGTTGTTGTAAGGCTTGTGGATTATTTGATGCTTGTCTCTGTGCCTCTTGAATATTATTAGTCAACAATGCGCTTGGCTTAGAATTCCTGCTGTCGCCTTTTGGGTAATTGGTGTACCCACTGGCACCCAACTCAATACTACCTGCCCTCTCTTTAAGAGTTGTGTTATATGGAGAGTTGTAATAGTCTGCTGCATTTATACCTAATTCCTTTGAAGTAAACATCAATGGAGTTGTACCATCTTTCATTGTAACTTTTTGCTTAACAGTCTTTTTTTCTTGACCTGTTCCAGTGGTTACATCTGTCCACAAAGTCCAATTATCCGTAACTCTCCCATCTTTTATTTCTGGATATAATTGAGGGATTCCTTTCGTATCAATTGCGTATTTGGTGGATATTAGTTTTTCTGTCTTAGATCCTGGTTGTATGTTTAGCGGTGTGTAACTTAATTCTACCGATTTATTAGCCATAGCCACAGAGGTCAGTCTGTTTACTGCTGACAATCTGGTATTTAGTGTACCTCCTACATCACCCCATCCATCAGTCCACCCCAGACCTGATAGTTCTGTGTCTTGCGTGAATAGTGTTCCATACTCAGGATTATCACCATTATCTCCTATCATATCTCCTCCGTACCCGTTCAAGCCAGATTCTTCTTTGGGAGGTAAGTATCTGCTTACAGCTGGCATTGTATTTACAGCTTTAACTCCTAATTTTTTTACAACCTCCTCCTGTAAAGAAGCATACATCTGTTGCTTTTGCCATGTCCCCGCTTTTACACCTTTATCTGATATAATACCTTTGGTTGTATAAGTTTTCAAGGTCATTTCCTCTTCAGGAGTTAATTTCAATCCTTTGGTGGATTTGTACATGAGAAGTTTGTAATTGGATGTTTTTGCGCCTGGCATTATTCCATCCTTATATATGTAATTTCCATTAGAGGATTTTTCAAAATAGAAATTCTCTTTGGTAAAGTTCAATCTTCTTTGCTGATCCCCACTTTCACTATAATGCTTAACTAAATCAGCTGTTGTTGCATCTATCAGTTTAGTATATTCCTCCCTTGCCTTTCTTGTAGGGGCAGAACCATCTATCATTGTTTTTTTGAAGTTATCCAATGCAGTATAGACCTGTGCCCTATTCTGGTCATTTATGGTTATTTTTTTACCTGCAATTTCTATTTCTTGCAGAGTTCCAATATCTACATTTGTAAGATCCTGTACTAATTTCGCGGTGTTACCTTTACCCATAATGCCTCCAACCAAGTCATTCACGCCTTTGACAGCTTCTCTTTGAAATTCTGCCTCTCGTTGAGTTTGACTGTATTCCCCCCTTTCTTCACTTCCTATCACTTCAGAGGCTCCATATTGTATGTCACCTAAGTTTACTCCTGTGGCATTAGGATCAGCAAGAGTTCCGTCTTGCATTGCTTTTATCATATTAAGCTCTAGTTGTTGAGATCGTATCAACAATCCTTCTCTGCCCTGTTGCTCCATTTCTTGGGCATGTCTGACACTCTCTTCATACTTTCGTATATTGAGTTTTACATCTTCAACCTTAGTTTCCGTTATTCGGGGAGGTTGATAATTCAATGAAGTGAGATTTTCAAATTCTACTTCCCTGTTAAATGTTTTGTATACATTTTGATATTTGACTGGATCTACAAATCCATTTTGGTCTATTACTTCACTGTCAAAGTTCCTTGTCTTGTTATTTTCAAGGGTCTGTGTCAATTCAGCTATTCTGCTCTGTACTTCTTGCTTGTCCCTTCCTTCAGGTAGTTTTCTCAACTCGCCTTCTAAAATATCTTTTTCCTGAGAAAGGCTTTTATTCAGATTATCATAGAGGCTGTTATAGTTATTTCGTAGGTTATCTACCACCATAGGATTGCTTTCATCGCCATACTTAGCCCAAGCATTTATATCCATTTGTCTTACCCCATCTTCTCCTATCTGAGCTAAAACAGCTTGTTTTAATCGGTTTTTATCTGTTGTTCCTTCATAGGTGTTTACATAGTCGAAATAATAACCTCCATCTGCTCTTTGTACATATTTTGCATTGATACCTAAATTCTTCAAAGATTCTTGGAAGCTTTTATCCATCAATTTCTTAGGGTTATCAGAATAGGCAATAAAACCACCTCCGCCATTATATACAGCATTGGGATCTGTTGAATTCATGTAATCGTTCCATCCCTGTGAGGCATAAGCAAAGTTGACATCACTGTAACTTCCATCATTCTTTTTTCTTGCTTCCTGCCATTGAGGGACTTCCCCTTTATTTCTTAAAGCGGTTGATGCTACACCATTATAAACCCTTTCATCAATACTTTCTTTCAGTTTTGACGTGAGTTGGTTCATGAGGGCTGGGTTTGATATGTCTCCTCCAGCAAATTGGTTTACGATATTGACAGTTTGTTGTAGCCTTTCTTGGAAGTATTGTTTATCTATTGGTCTGGCAACTTCAATATCCAAGGCTAATTCTTCTTGCAAAGAAAGGAGTTTTTCTCTATTTTCATTAACCTGTCCCTGCATTGAAGCCATCCCAAGCCTTAAAAGCTCCTTGTTACCAAAATGGAATAGCGGAATGCCACTGTAATTATTTAATGTTGAAACACTACTTGCCATAGTTTGTTTTTGTAAGAGGTAAAATTAAGGTTTTCTAACTTTCTGTGCAAGAATATGTGTCAGTGGGTAATAAAACAAAAAAGCCCCCGTTTTATTGGAGGCTTGTGGGTTATTGTTGACGTAAAACTCTTTCTGCGTAAGGGTTCACATTCCCTAGTTGAAACTGGTATTGAGGATCATAGTAGCTTCCTACCCCAAACATATCCAAAGAAACATCTGGATAGAGTGCATCAAGCCTGTTCATATCCATCACTTCCTGATAGTTATTAAGATTGATTGCCCTATTAGCCATGAAGTAGTTATTTATGTCTTGTTGTGTATTACTTAGTCCCCTCAAAGCTCTTGCTTCATAGTTTAACCTGCTTTGAGTGTTGAATTGTTTTTCACTTGTATCCTGCCCGATATTGAATAATTCTGCGCTTGCAAAGTTTTGAGCATTCAATTGTGTAGCTTGTGTTATTGCATTTGATTCTGCTTGCTGAGAAGAAGCTACAACGTTGGCTAGAGTGGATGCTCTTTGAGAGGAAGGGAGAGAAGCTAGTTGTTGGGCTGCGAAATTTCTTTCCCTAGCTATATTCTGCAACTGAGGCTCAATTCCCACCCTTACAGGATCAATTCTTTGCAGATCAATTGTAGCCAGACTTTCAGGTGACAATGCACTTGGAGGCGGTATCGAATCATCCGGCATGAAAAATCCTCGGGGTATTCTTGGTGCTGGTGTCCTTGCACCTGTAATATCATTTATAATTGGGTTTCCTTGTACATCTACCTGTGTTGACACAACTGGTTCCTCTAGTTTTACCTGTGCTTGTAGCTGGTACTGCGCTATTGAGAAATCTGCCTCTGGCGGGAGGTTGGTGGAAAAGTCCTGAATCCTTGTCTGCGTCTCAGGAGAAAGTGTTTGAAGCACTTCTGGTCTTAATTGCTTGAGTGTTGTGATTCCTAGTTCTTTCAGTTTTTTAAGTTCCTCCGGTTTTACAAGGTTTACTCCAATAGAATAACGTCCTGAAGTAAAATCTCCAAGTTTCTGGTCGTAAGTACGGATACCTTTGTCAACTGTTGCATCCTGCGTAAAGGTTTCCTTTTGCAGATATCCTTGTGCCCTTTGCTTGTCCTGTGCTGAAAATCTTCCTGTCTGGTCTTCTGCAATCACTTTGGCACTTGTCTGCATCTGGTTGTTCATGTCCTTCTGCAAGTCTCCAATCAACTGGTTCTGCTTATTGAGATTAATTCCCTTTTTCAAGCTTGGTTGTCCATTTTCTGAAAACTCTACCAAACCTTTATATTCTGGTTTTTGAAGAATTGTAGGAAAGTTTGAATAAAGATACTGGATAGCCTGATTTGCTTCTACAATCCCATAGGCAGATGTATTTGCGCTCTGCTTATTTCGTGTGTTGTCAGCATAAGCGTTATCATTGTAGAAGGTTGTATAAGGAACTGTACCTCCACCCTGATACTTCTTGATCAATCCTTTTCCTACCAAATGATCATAAGTCTTTCTTGGAGTCCATCCATATTTTGACGACAAATCATTTATTGTCTTCACTGTTCCTCCCAATTCAAATATTTCAGGTTGTGTAAGCTCATCTGGGTTTTGTTCAATGCTTACAGCTTCCTGTATAGTAGCATCTTCCGGTTGGTCTAAAAGTTCTTCTGGTACTTGATTTGGTTCAGCTACGTATTCTGTATCGATTGGTTTTCCTTTTTTAGCTTTTTCCTGCGAAGCAAACATTTCTGAAAACATTCCCTGCATAGCCTGATCCTTAACCTGCTTTTGCTTGGATAATTCGTCTATCTGCTTTGTTATGTAAGAAGTATTTAGCTTGTAAGTTGCTTCGTCAATCTTAGGATTATCTATTTGTTTCTTCAATGAACTGAATGAATCTTCAAGTTCTGTGAGGATTTTTGAGAGTCCGATCTTACGGGCATACTTGTCCATTACATCAGCGTAAGTATCTGTTGTTTTTACATTGGAGAGGTTGTAGTCTTCTTTCAGTTTTTTTACGTCCGATTTTTTTATTGTCGCGTTTTTAGTGTCTGAAAGGATGGAAGTCATTCCCGGCAAGATAAGATTCACTCCACCTCTTTTATGCTTCTCACCTAAAACTTGCAATACGCTCCCATCAGGTGTCATGACATATTCCCCACCTTCTGCATTTACATTTGGCTGGATTCCAACTCTAGGATCTAACTCTGAAATAAATCCTTCTGTCAGTAATTTTTCTAATTGAGGTTTCTTTCTTTCCATTACATTGTTCCCCCTAAGTAGTTCGTATTCATGTATTGCATTTGAGGGGTATAAAGTCTCAAAGCCATTTGTCTTCTTGCTTCTTCTGTTGCCCTTCCTGTTTGTTTTGCGTTTGCAAGTCCTGACAAGAAAGTCCTTCCTGCTCCAAGTCCAAGAGCTGTTGCTGAGGAAGCAACTCCAAGCCCTCTCCCTGTTGTTCCTCTTGGTGTCCCTATGAAGTTACCCAAACTGTACAAATCTGTTTGCAGGTTGCTTCCATAAGGGTTAAAGAAAGGCATCATTTGCCCGAAGAGGTTATTTTGTTCTGTGGATTGTTGTTCCCACGAATTCGGTGCAAGTGTAGTGTTTTCAGCTGTTGTTGGAGTATAAGTTTGATTCCATACATCCTGTACAGATCTGGGTTGAAGCCTCATTTCTTCTTCCATGGCAACAGGGGGAGTGTAAGTTGTCGCATAAGCGGGGTCTTGACTCATTCCTGTATTATTTGGGAGTGCCATTTCACTTGTGATGCCTGTTACACTCTGCGGAGCATTCATGTTTATCTGAGGCTGATTTGTAGCCATTGTAGGATTGTACATCACAGGGGGAGTGTACATGGGATTGTAGGGGACTTGTTGTGTCATTGCTTGTCTACGTTGATTGTAGACTGCTTCCGAGATAAATCCCTGATCGTATTGTTCCTGTAAAAGTCTTAGTTGTTCTTCCATTTTATTCTTGTTTTAATTCTTGAAAAATACTTGGCATTTGAGGAAGGGAGGTTTGTACATTTATTTCCCCGATCTGTGGAATATTTTCTCCATTGTTTTGTTGTCCTTTTGCGTATTGTGCTAAATATTGATTCTCTTCTTCTGAAGCCTGAAATACTTTTGCAAACTCCTGCTCTATTTGTTTTTCCCTTGTTTTCTCTGCTTGCGCTTCTTTCAGTTCGTTTCTTGCCTCGCTTTTCTCTTCTTTCTCCGCCCCGATAATTGATTTCTCTAATTCCTTAGTTGAAAATTCTTGTAGTGGCAGAATATTTGCCATGTCATAAGATTGTTCAACCTCTAAACCATGAGTATGTCCATCTCCTTCAAAATGCCCCATATCTTTCATATCCTGCGTTATGGGTTGACCTGTTTCAATCAATTGTTTGTAGGAATAAACAGGAGCGATGTTATCAATGTTAGCATACCTTTCCTTTACTTTCTTTGAATACCTTGAATCGGTTCCTACATGGAAATGAGCACCTGTTGCACCTGTTTTCTCCATGATTGCAGGATCTGTTTCATCTATTATACCCAAATTATACTTTACTAGAAGTCCTAACCCTTCTGGTGTATTCATGAGGTAGGCATAGTCTTCTGTATGTGTGGCTGAAATGTCAAATGCCTCACCTTTTACATGCTTCGATTTGCTTCCTGCATTCCCCGCTCTTCCTGCTGGTCTTCTGCCACTTGTAAGGGTCAGGGTTTTTCCTGTTATATCCGTATATTCCTGCAAAAAACCTTGAACATTGGGAGCCAGTGCATTGTAATATTGCTTGTAAATTATTGAAGCATCCTTGACTCGTGTTTTTTCATTAGGCATAGAAATCTCTATTAGTTATTCCAATTCGATAAAACATCTTGTATTGTGAAAACTCATCTTGTACAAGTCTGCTCAGGAAGTAATCCCCTCTCAACCTGTCTTTCCAATAAGTGTCATATTCCATGGCATCAGGATTCAATGTCTTGTTGATTTGAACATTATCATTAATCCAGATCGGGAATCCTGACCTCTCATTTTTCACATGATTGTAGATGTAGTTAAAACTCCATCTTCCCTCAATTTCACTTTGCAGGATATCAGTTGCATCAGTATTTTGTTTAGGAAATTCGTCCCACTGGCTCATGTCATTTTCTTTCTCAATTGTAAGGTTTAACTGCCCTGTGTTTTGAAAGGAATTGTAAATATAAGCTTTATTGAAACCTTTATCAACTATATCAGCAAAATCATAATAATTGTAATACCTTCTCACCTGCAAATAAAATTCCATACTTTCAAATAGGGAATTTGTTGCATTAGTCTGTGAAGAGGTTTCTACAATAAAAGGATACAGACTGCCATAAAAAACTTGATATGAGTTGAACAAGGGGTGGTGTGTCCATAGTCCATTATCTAATCCTGTGCTGTTAACTCCTGTCTGGAAATAATCCGTATATGAATTGTAGTAATTCGGGGTAAAAGAATAATAAGAAATCCATGTTTTAGTTATAGGTGAGTATGCCACTGTCCAGTGAGCTTTTTCAAAATAATCTTCATTCTCAAAGGATATTTGAGTGTAGTTTACTGGTGCAAAAACCTCCCTTGTGCATATGTCGCAAACTTCATCTCCAACAGGTGTGAACCCTTCTGGGCATTCATAAACCACTTCTTCAAAAAATTCATCTTCAAACTCCGTGGAGTATATGTAGTTCAAGTCAGAGTAGCTTGTTGCATCTCTTAGTTCTTGTGCTGTGTTGTTTAAAATGGCTCCTCCAAACATTGCATCGGATCCTTGGTTAAGTCCTTCCAAAGTTACAATGTGACAACCTTCTGTCAGTCTATATGGATATATATGCACCTGACGAAATGTTTGTGCCAGATAGGCTCCGGGAGAACCAGTATGTTGAGGGCCAATTGCGGTTGCATCTGAGGTGAGGATAACAACTCCATCTACACTGAATCTGAATAGGTTGTCTGCTGCTAGAATTACGTAGTAGGTTTTAGTTTCTGGTACATCAATCAAGGTAGATCCTCCATACCATACATTTAAGTCATAGGCTCCATCCACCCATTTTCCAAACTTAGTGGTGAGCCTGTTGGCTACAACTCCACTTCCTGTCCAAAATAATTCAGGTAAAACTTCAAATGTGAATCCTGTTGGAGACATTACATTTACATTTGCTGTTCCATTTGAATTGTAAACTGAATATAGGGCAGGTTGTTGCATCCCATGCGCTGAATTACCAGCGTTTATGAGTGGAAATCCTTCACCTATTTGTATCTTTTCTGATTCTTCAACCATAACACATTGTCCATCAATCAAGGTATATCCTTCTGGACAAGATATCTCTCCTTCATAGAATCCCAATTCCTCCGAATAGTTTAAATCCTTTACTTTTGGAATGTAATCAAGCTTTGTAAGGAAAACCCTTTTTAGCCTGTCATCCCATCCCAAGGAAAGTCCAAGTCCTGCATAAGCCCTGTCCACATTTACTTGTGGGTAAGTTTGAAGGATTTTGAAGGGTAGATGTTCCTTGAACCATTTGTCCAAGCTAATGGAAATTTCAGGCATTTCTTTGGCATTAGGTGAAAGTTCAAAAACTTTTCCTCTTTTAGCGTCTGCCCAATAGTGTCCGAAGGGTGTACTCGTTATTGCCTTGTGCTGTGTTCCTCCATAACCTAAATCAGTCTTGTTAAAGTTTAATGCTCTTTCTACAAATATCCCTCCTATTCCAAGCTGTGAATTTGTTGATGTAAGCCTGTCTCGCAATTGGTCAACTGCTCCAAGGATGGATATTCCATCTGTAAATCTGAATAATATTTGCTCAGATTCAATTCCCCTCACATCAATTAAAGTTCCGTATTCATTGCTGAATCTGTAAAAGTCTAGAGCCTTGTAATTTAACCAAGGACTTCTTGTAAGGGAGTTGTCATTGTCCTGTTGAGAGTATATAACAGCATTACTCAAGTCATCTTTTTTATCCCACAACTCCTTGCTATAATTTACAGGTAGCAGATCAGATAATTTTCTATGCACTCTGGATGAGAATATTCTGTTGTATCTGAATGTTTCTTTTTCGCGAATTGAAAACCTGTCTTCCTGAAGCCAATCAAGTGTATCATCAGCATTCGGATAGAAGTTTTCATGTTCTTCCACGCCTGCATACCTGTTCCAGCAATTCACTTCACTTTCCACCAAAAAGTATGGACATCCAAAATAGTTGACAAGAAACTTGTTGTCATCCTTTATGTAGAATTCATTGTTATTGTTTTCCGTTACCCATTGACTGCCGTCCCATAAGCTATAAGCACTCTTGATGTCAGGAAAGAGTAAGCCGGAAGCCGAGAAGGTGTCTTCTGCTGTCTTGAAATCTATGAATCCCCTCCCTATGTTGAATCCTGTATTAATGTTGAAATAACTTGAATACTTGAAGGGGGTGTCAAATTGTTGCTTGTAAGCTGTTTCTGTAAAGAATGGGAATTTCCTTACAACAGAGTGTCTTGTAATGTAGGTGTCTCCTCCATAAATGATTTCGCATTCATTGTCCTGATCTAAAACTCCACAATATCCTGTGTTGAGCCATGAAATGCTGTTTACTTCTCCATATTGGTTTGGAGTGTATTGCTTCATTGTCCCATAAGGAGAGTATGTATTTAATGTGTAAACACCTAGTTTTCCTGTTTCCTGTGTTGGAATATTTAATCTAGAGGTATCATTGAATGAATAGTTGAAAGGATAGATGTCCTGTGTTTTGAAGAACACTGCTTTCTCTCTTTGAAAGTTGTTTACAAAGTATCTTGTTCCTGTTGTTTCTTGTGTCAGTCTTTTATTCCCCGTGTTTAGGTATGAGCTGATCTCAAGTCCTCTAAGGATAGAGTTTTGTGTAGTGTTTGGAGTAAAATTATAATATTGTCCTTCCGCAAGTCCTATATAAGCGTGATTGTATCCTGCCCCAAGTTGCTGGAAAGTATTTAGCCACTCATACCTATAGTTTCCAAATCTGAAAAGAGTTGAAATTGTGAATGATATACCAGCAGCAATTGCAGCAGCAACAGCTAAAGGTGCAGAAATTCCCCCTGCGGAACCTTGTACTAAAAGTGTAGATGCGAATTCTAAAACTTCTGCCGTTACTTCCAAACCTGCCAAAGTTGTTGCCAATGTTCTGGAACGTCTTCCTAAGATGGAATATTTTGGATGATTTTTGTAAGGTGCAAATGAATTATAAGAAACTCCTGTCTGGTATCCGTCAATTCCTAGCTCAAATGTTAGTGTCGGATTTTCGTAGGATGTATCAGGCGACTGAAAGGAAAACATAAAGTTTCCAACTTTTGATGCAGAATTTGCATTTAAATTGTCAAGTTGACGAGAATCATTTAACGGATAATTTTGATAATAGGTAGTCCCACCACTCCTTGCTACATCTACATAGCTCATCATATTGAATAGGATGCCTTTTGCTATGACACTTCTTTCAGTTGTTCTATCTCCCCGAAAAATTTCATAGCCCACAATGTCATTTCTTTCTTCTATTGAGAGATATCCATTTGTCACTGCAATATCTAAAAATGAATTGATTGTTTCATTGTCAACAACAAATCCAATTGGATAAATTATACTTTCATTAGAAATATTATCCACAGATGCAAAAGCGGACATGAATGGAGAAACAACATTACTTGGAAACTTGTAGTGCCTTATCTGCTTGTCCATGAAGTTGGCTTCAGAGGTGAAAACATAATTTCCATCTCCGTCAACTTGTGGTGCTGCACTTCCTCCTGTCACATAATAATCTTCAAAATCATCCCTTATGGATGACAAAATGTCAGAAGGTTTTATTTTAATACCGCTACTGTCATATAATTCCTCATTACAAGGGTATTTAATTCCAGACTCCCAATAAGAAAATTTTCCATATTGATACGGTATTGGATCGCAATCAGATAGTTCCTGAACCTCGTAAGTACATTCTGCTTCATAAGTGTACTCTTTTGCAAAGGTGATGCTGTCATAAGCTACCACAGAAGTGTAGATAACCTCTCTTTTATAAATAGCAAAGCACCCACAAGGCGGTTGCAATGTGTGATATTCTTCTTCGTTTGATTCCACCAAGAGCAAATCCCCTGTTACATTGGCAACAACAATTGTATCATACAAGTCTTCACTCATTCGGAGTGTTATTGTTGTTCCGGCTAGGTTGTGAAGAATCCCTTGAGCATTCCATCCTACAACACTGGCTGAATAAAAGTTTGCCGTAGTTGTAGCTAAATCTGTATTGAATGTTGCTGTATAAACATCGCCATCAATAGTTAATGTTGATGTTCCTGAAGTTCCTGTTATATTTAGATCAAACTCATGATCACTTCGCATTGGTGAATCCACAACAATGTAAGCATTGCCTGTAAAGTCTGCACTTTCAAGTTCTATAAACCTATCGGTGTCAACTAAATCTGTCAGATCTGTAATTATTCTACCATAAGCAGGTTTTTCAGTAAGGGTTGGGCATCCGTCAAAAACTGTAATCCTGACACTGTTAGAGGTGTTGTCATCCGTGGCATTGCAGATCACTTGACTTAACTCTACAATTATTCTATCAGACGTCAGAAACTGAGCCTGAAAGTATACAGCATTGCTGTGAAGGAATGGTTCAAATACATCTGATGTAAGTGTAACAGCTTGAGAAGTGATAAGTGGTGCTTTAGTTCCTATTGAAGCTTCATCTTTCAAGTGGTATCCTGTCCCTGCAACACCTGCAAAAAAGGTTTCAATTATTGGCGCAACATTACAGGAAGTGTTTGATGGAGTCGTCTTTTCATTTACAGAAGATCCTGCCGGAAGTGCATTTTCAATTTCTGTGTCTGTAACAGGAGGTTCAACCAAAGAATCACAAGACTCTGGGGGAAGTATCTGCGGATATTCACTTTGAGGAACACTTACATCCTCCACTCTTTGATTTTCCACACCTGTCACCACAATCACCTCACTCACCAAAGTCGGTTCTTCACAGGTATCTCCAAATTCAGGAATACATTCTTCATAGTAGGAGTCTTCTGTCAAGGCATCCTTAATGTCTGCCAAAGCAGGATCAGAGGAAGCTAGAATTTCTGCTCTGTTCTCCTCTATCCATTGTGCTATGCCTATACTGAATGATTCTGGAATTATTCCTTCCTCGATTACATGACCTTCTGCAAGACAGCTTTCTGTTTGAGTTATGACTTGTTCTTCTGTTGTTGCGGTTCCTTGAGGGCATACTCCTTCTACTTCTGAGGTGTCATAGAATTGCCAAATCTTATTTCTTATCTCCTCTGAACAATTAGATGCTGATGCAGTGATAGATAGATAGTTGGTGTCATCTTCTTCTACTTCGGCGATTTCTCCCGCAAGAGGGGGTCTTGGTATGAACAGGAAGTTTGGGGTCTTGTATCCTCCCCTTTTCTTGAATACAATTGACAGAGGGAATACTTCTTCTCGTGGATAAGTTTTGTAGTTGGCAGAAGCTATTCCATTTTTATAGAGTTTTTCCAGAGATCTGCTTGATCCCCACTTCACAAAAGAGCCTAAAAAGTTTACAATTGGTTGCAGGTTAATTTCTCTGTGAGGAGTAAGACCATGCTGAAAAAGGTATCCTCCAACATCTGAAAGCCCGTCTGCTGAAAGATAAACTGTCCTTCTTCTCAAAAGTTCCTCCACTGTCACCGTATCTCCGTTCTGGATTGATGTCTGACTTGAAACCGTAAACTCTGTCTGGCTTGTGGAATAGATTCCATAAGGGATGTATATTGGCGCAGGATTGTTTCCTGACCTGTATATAATTACAATTTTATAGAAATCATAATTTAGGTCAAGGTTACTAACTTCTACAGAGAAAGCCTGATTGGTTCTGTAATCAAGTGATGTCTGATCCAGTACATTATTATTGTAATCAATTATTGAGACATAGTTTGTGAAGGCTATGTAGTCTGAAATCTCTTCTCCTGAAATTGTGGAGTAAGCCAAGGCAACCTCGTAAATACCAGACTGGAGATTTCCTCCTCCCTGAATTATTTTAGGATCGAGGCAAGGAAAGTTGTAAAGATTAAAAATTCTTATGTCATCGCATTTAAGGCATACAGCTGTACTTTCACCTGTACATTCATCTTTGTTGAAGAAGTAGTCAGCAATGTAATCCAGTTTAATGTATCTCTGAGGCTTTCCTATCTGCGTAAAATATAATTCGTCACCACTTATGGAATGACGGATAGAAACGTCTGTAACAGGTTCATTCAAGCTGAATCCCAAACAGCCTGTGCATTCTTCTAGTTCTTCACAATAATCAGATATGATGGTGATGTATTCGCATATACCTTCCTGAATTATGTTTTCAAGCCCATCCTCCACAACAACTGACAAGGTGCAATTGCATTCCTTGGTTACAATCTGTGTTGGATCAAGCGTAAAGTTCATGTTGATGTATCCGATTTCTGAACATCCGGTTATTGGATTTGTCAGAAAGAAATATGTCCTGTTTCTTACTCGGTCATATTTATGTTTCACCACAAAATATCCATCCTTGAATCCTGTACATTTAAGATTCGAGGGTTCATTGACAAGAATTAAGTCCCCGTCTCCATGACCTTCCTGAATGTTTGCATTGAGGGCAAATGTGTATTCTTGTGCTGTAACTTCCGAGGGGTGAAAGTTTCTGTTCATTCCCTTCTTAGGAGTAATATTTTGTGATTTCTTAATCATCTTCTTCTGCCAATAACTGTGTAAGCATTTACAATCTGATTATCTTGGTATGATATCTTGTTTCCAAGTCTCTTCCAGTTCAGGTTGTTTGATTTTACTTCTGTTTGCGCGTTATGTCTTGCAGATCTTTCTTCCTGCTTCCATGGAGCATACAGACTCATAAGTCCTGCCACATTTTCTCCATTTGCTATAATCATTTCCGCTGTGGAAATCTTTAGGCGTAATTCTAGATATCTTTCCAAGTATCCATTTGGTGATTCTGGGATTTCAAGATTACCTTCCTTGTCCACAGGGAATCCATTGTATCGGATATAAATGTCACCTTCCTGAAAGTTTGCCCTTAATTCTCCGTTTATGATTGTAATTTCATCCTTGTCGCAATCATCATACATTTTTCTGTATCCATCGAGACAATGCTTCTTGTCAAATGATTTGCTTAGCTTTAGGTATTTACCTTTCCGGTAATCAAACTTTGCAACTGAATTCTTGAAGTAAACTTCTTTCCTTACATATTCATCTGTCACTTCATGGCAACAGTCTTGGCACTCATTCCATCTGTCCTTTATCTGCTTCTCGTTCTGAATAAATCCTAGTCCAATCAATGTCCTGTATTCTATTCCTCCCATGTCACATTTCTCAGGAGTACACATCATGGCAAGAGATAGCTTAAAGAAATTGTGTGGCAGATCAACTCTTCCATCCTTCAAGGTCAATACGTCTTCCTGCTGATAGCAGATATCGTTTCCAAAGGCTTTCAGTGACTGAATAATTTCTTTGTAAAGGTCATCTTCATCCACTAGCCCTGCGGTATCGTATTTTGCAAATGTTTTTTTAGTCTGAGCTACAAGGGCATCTACATTTCCTTTTAAATCCATTTTGTTTTCTTTAGAGAATAGTGGAATGATTTATATCTTTTTCCGGCTTGGATGTTTTCTTTCAGTTTTTGTTTGTAGGCGCTTGAGAATGTCTTGTCCATCGTCCATTCTGATCTTGTCCTTACAGGGACATAGGTGGGGAAATATTGCCTGTTGTCAGTTTCAGTGCTGTAAATGTCTTTACTTACTCCAAAGGGATTCCACACCATCTTGCGCGGGCAGAGCCAGTTAAAGAAATATCCAAGACCTTTTATGTAAACACCTCCCTTTCTTTCCAGAGTCTCTTCAGCTATAATGTCAAAAAATTCCTTTACAACTTTAAAGTATTTATCTCTTCCCTGAATCTTGAATTCCTTATTTATAGTGTTCCTGTATAAGGTGTATTCTGGTTTTTCTTTTAGAGATCGGGGAATGTATCGTTCTTCACCTGTCATCTAACTGTTGCTGATTTTTGATTCTCATCCATATTCGGATTTTCATCTTTTGGGATTGAAACCACTGTTGACATTAATTCTTGTAAAGTCATTGCCCTTACATTTTCAAGTAGGAGATCTGTTATAGGAAATTTCATATCCCACAAAGACTTACAATCATCTTTTTTCTTCTTGTCTCCGCATCCACAGTCTTCCACTTCCTCTTCATTTATGGCAATCATTCGGATTTTAACTGCTTCAATGTATTCAGTGATGAAAAGGTGTCCGTCTTCTATAAAATAGAAATAATCGTTTCCCGGTTTCTTGTATTTTAATTTTTTGCGGTTTTTAATCAATTCTGGGGTGGATGAGATAAACTCAATACTGTCATCAATGGAGTTAATAGAGAAAATAGCAATACCTGTCCTTCCATAAATTGTTTCAGGTATTTTACTAGTGGACTTCATTAATGTATTGCAATTGCTCAAATCAACAGAACAACATTCAATCCTGTCAACTTCTTCCATCTCAAAACAAGGGATGACAGAAATAAGATCAAAAGCATTTCTGAGCTTGAATTCATCTACTCTCTGTGCTAGAAGCATCTTTGCTTTTGACTTCCCTATGTGTAGAACGCTTCGTCTGCTAACCCACGTATCTTTGGACAACATTTTCAGCTCATTTATAATCCCTGATACAAAATCACCATTTGTGGCACCTCCCATACTTGATGAGCTTCCTTTTAAATTATTTTTCATAATTCTCTATTAGCGATTGCCCTCGCTGTTTAATTGTTAAACTTGCTTCAAAGTCTGCATTACCTTCATGATTGCATTTTATACATTTGAAGCTCTCTTGTGTTTTTCTGTTCTCCTTTGAGATGTGTCCACACTTTGAGCATTCCTGTGAAGTGTATTTAGCATCTACCTTAATTACATTTGTTTTGTAAGATAAATATTTTCCAAATTTGTACCAACTGACATCCGAGATAGATTTTGAGTAATTCTTATCTTGAATCATTTCTGAAATTTTCAAGTCCTCTACAAAAACTGTTTGATAATTGTTAGCTAAACTTCTTGAGACTTTATGCAAGTAATCCTCTCTAACTCTCTGGATTTTTAAGTAAACTTTTTTTACTTTCTCCACCTCCTTGTAAAAATTATTAGATCCTTTTTTCTTTAGAGATAATTTTCTTTGAACTTCAGCTAATTTATCTGCATATTTTTTGGTTGTTTTTATATTTTCAAAAAACTTACCCTCAGAGGTAGCTACAAAATGTTTAATTCCTAAATCAATTCCTACTTCTGCTTGATTCTTGCATTTTTGGACTTCATGGTCGGTAATTATTTGTAGGTAGTACCCATCTGCTTTTTTGACTACTCTTGCTAATTTTATGTTTCCACTTATTTCTCTGCTTTTAAATATTTTTATTTTTCCTATTTTAGGTAAGATAAATCTACCATCTTTTTCAAACCTTAAACTGTGATGATTAGTTTTAGTATTTCCTTGCTTGAATTCTATGGATTTCCAATCTTTCTTTTTAGCCCATTTTGGTGGATTTGTTTTAACACCTTTTTTTAAATCTGCATAAAATTTATCGTATCCTCTATATAATCTTTCGATAATTCCTTGTAGTGTATGAGATTGGACACCCTTAATCCAAGTAAATTCCTTTTTTAGTGCAGGTAGTTGTTTCATTAAATCAAACTTACCTAAGCTTAAACCTTGTGAATAAGCATATTCCTTTGTTTCTTTCGCTAAATTATACACACAACGAGTTGTATTTAAATGGTCTTCAAACTTTTGTGTTAAAGTATGGGTTGTTTTTATTTTAAAGGTGTATGTGAGCATTAGTTGGTTTAAAATCTTCTATGTAAAATTAGGAAGAAATTTACTCATTTTAAAATTAATTACGTTTTACTACATAATCAAAAAGACCACTTTTGAGGGTGGTCTTTATCTTATATTTTATAAATGAAAAAGTTTTTAGTATATCTTGATGGCTACAATTCCAGCCTCATTTACCCTGACATTTCCTAAACTAACTCCTCCTGCCAAACTTCCCCAGATTTCAATCACATCTCCTGTGGTAGCTGTTGTGTAGGTTATAGTTTGGATATCTGCATCTCCCGCTGTTTGAGTTAATAATGTGAGAATTGGAATGTTAAACACAGCTGTGGTGTTACTTAAGTCTCCTGCTGTATTATTAGTCCGTCTCAGCTTAAACGTTGCTGAATTTGCCACTAAAGTTGTAAGTCCTACATAATCTACTTTAACATTTGAGAGAATCAAGTATGTACCTGCTGAAGGTAATGTAACTGTAGAGCTTGTTGTTCCACCTGAAATTTTAGCTGAACTGGTTGTTAGATTATAGCCAGTTCCTGTTAAATATCCTGATGGGGAATTGCCAGAAGCTGGCGAAGAAGAAGGTGCTTGCCATGACACTGATGATCCGTTTGTGGAGAGCATTTTACCCGACTGTCCAGTTTGAGAAGGTAATTCTATTTCATTTGTCACTGAGCCGTCTACTTCTGCTGTTAAATATACACTGTTATCATAACTAATTGTTGTCCCTGTTGCTTTAACAAATCCGGCTCCATTTAACTGACTTTGTTTGCCGTTTACATTTGTAGTGAGTGTGTTTATGGAACTCATTGCTGCATTACTAGTCATAATTTTACCAGAAGGAAATGTATCTGATATAAGAGCATACTTAGCATCTGTTGCCGTTTTGGTGTAATAGTTTGTGTTGGCGGTTGCTGTTTTTAGATATGGTGACAGCATTGAAGATGTATCCGAAATATTCACTTTGAGATTCAAAGCTGTTTGAGTGGCAGTAGATACTGGCTTGGAAGCATCACTAGTATTATCTGCATTTCCAAGTCCTACTTGACCCTTATTCATATTTGTCAATAATGATCCATTTCCTGTCTTCTTTAGGTATGGAGAGAGCATTGTTAAGCTATCTGAAATATGAACTGAAAGGGGATCGGTTTCTGCTGTTAAGAATCCTGACCCGTTTGTAAGTTGATTTGTGTTTGTCGGAATTGTAGGTTTATTTGTAAGATTATTGTAGTCTCCATTAAAAAGTGTCGGAAGACCGATCAAGTCAGAGTATAAACCACTTGTAGCTACAGTAGAGAAAGTAGGTTTGCCTGTAATAGCTGACCAACTCACTGAACTCAAATATCCATTCGGATTTGTAGCCCCATTGTAGGGTGTATAACCAATAATCGGCTGATAAGTGGAGGATGCAATAACTGATGTCAGATATCCAGCAGAAGCATGATTACCCCATCCAAAAGCTGTATTCCAATTGGTAACATTCGTTCCTGTAATTCCATGGGAAGGTGATGTTATCCATAAAGGATCTGTTTCAGTGTAGGAAGTCAGGTATGTTCCCTTCTTCTGCCATTTACTAGTTGTGTCCGTAATAAGCAGATACTTGCTTCCTAGAGCAGTTCTTAACACTGTCAGGGAGTCCTTTACCTGAATTGGGGTTGTAAAAGTGGTATAAGATATATTTTTTAATCTTCCTGATGGAGTAGAAATTACTAATCTGTTACCTGTTCCAGAAAGGTACTTGAATGCTACAGAGTCTTGGTGAAAATATACATAAATTGAATCTCTTAATTTAAACCAAACTTTTCTGTTTCCCGAAGTGCTTCCAGGAGACATGGTTCGATACATTTCATAGCTTCCATCAATAGTGTTTCCATTTGCTCCTGTAGCATTTTGAGAAAATGTATTTAATCCAAAAAGTAAAAATAATGCTAAAATTGTGTTCTTCATCTATGTGTGTTGGTTGGTTACTCTTCAATTATTCCAGCGAGTCTTAAACTAGCTAATATTTTATTTAATGTTCCTTGTATATCAGAACCATCGTCATCAGGAATTGGAGGTTGTACTTCAAAAATGGAATTTATCACAGGATTTTGGGGATCTGTATTATCTACTAAATCGCCACTTATGCCCTGAACTCCCATTGACTGTTCAATGTCTGCCATTGTAGCAACAGGATTGTCAGCAGAAAGGTTATTGCCATTTTGCATACCCAGAATCTGTGAAACTGTAAAATTCTCCAACCTGATAATTTCATTGTCAGAATTTTTATAAGACAATCTTTCTGCGTCTGAACTGAAATATATTTCAAATCTTGAAGCTCTGTCATCAGATTTTCTACTGAACAACACATCTGTAAAATTACCTCTGTACTTCTTGTTCTTACTATTACCCATTTCTATTTATTTACTATAGTGTCAGAGATATTGCCTGTAGTTGTACTCATAATGTATCCGTTGTTCACATTATTTTGAATGTTGGAGTTTGCTGCGCCTATGTTGGATATATCTCCATTATTTCTGTTGTATTGAATATCTCCAGTATTTAAATTATTACTTATACTTCCATTGTTAAGGTTGTTGGCAATATCTCCGCCGTTTGTATTCACAGCAAGTCTTCCAAGATTTGAATTATTTACAATAAAGCCGTCATTATCATTTTCAGCTATGTCAGCTATGCAGGAGTTGTTTTTAATTGCCCCGTTATTTGTATTTGAGGCGATTTCACTTTCATTTGAATTACTGCTTATTTCTCCATCATTAGAGTTACTATAGATAGCTCCTTTATTTGAATTACTGGCTATTTGACCATCATTAGAATTGTCATTTATATCTCCTAGATTTGTGTTTAGTGTGATAAGCGAAGTATTTAAATTTTCTGATATACTTCCTAAATTACTGTTATACGTAATACTTCCAACATTACTGTTTGCATTAATGGTAGAAGTATTGGAGTTTCTCTCTATTGATCCCTCATTGGTATTATCATATATGCCAATACAAGTGTTATCAGCTATATTGCCGACATTGGAGTTATTCTGGAGTTCTCCTTGATTAGAATTGTTATGTATGTATCCTGTATTCGTATTGTCTCTGATATTTCTGCATGAGTTATAATATATGTCTCCAGCATTTGAATTTTTAGCAATTTCCCCCTGTAATTTATTACTATATATTAATGTTTCATTTGAATTATTGTAAATCCCAAAGCAATTATTATTGAAAATACTTGGATTGCCCCAATCTGTGATATCTATAAAATTAAATGAAGAACCTAGACTATTGTTATTTAGATACCAATCAAAAGACATAATATTTCCCCTCTCATCCCATTGTTCACTAACCCAATCATGTGTAAAGTCATAAACACAACCAAAAGTTTTACTGGTATAATAGGTATCATTTGTTATAGGGATCAACACCCAATTTGTACTGTCTAAAGTTATATCATCATCCGCAGAACCTATATTCCCTGTAAGACTTCTCCATACTTTCCCTCCCCAAACAGCTACATCATTTATAGCAGGATTCAGGGAACTGTACCAAACTCCCATTATTCCTGTTGCTGGAGTGTAATATGCACTCTTTACGATCCTCATTGTTCTTTCTCCTACACTGGAAAGGATATTATTTGCAAGAGCCTGAACAAAGATTCCTTTGTCGGTAATGCTGTATGTTACTCCTTCTATCAACTCTTCATCAGAAATAAGTGTTTCAGCTTCTGCGTATGTCACTTCTATGAAAAATGGTTCAGATTCACCTCCGTTACAGATATTATTGGTTGAAATAACTGTATTGGTAAGGTCTTCAACTACATCAATTCTGACCCCACCAAATTCACACACAACTCCTGCTGATATAGCTGTAACTACAATATGTGCATCTGTTGACAGTGTTTGTTGTATCTGGCAGATTGTTTCTCCAAAAGTCTCCATGACCCTCGTAAGTTCATTCCCTTTTTCTACACCCAGACATTCAATATCTTTCCCACAATACAAAAGTCTCTCCTGACTGTTGCAGGGGTCACACTTTGGGGCGCATGTATTTGGTTTGTAGCAATTATTATGGTGTCCGTTATTGTGACAACTATGATTTCCGCATTTATTACACATATTACATTTTCTTTATTATCATTTTTATATAGTCTAGCTGAGGAGTTCCTCCGCTTATGTATGTTACTTTTAAATCGGGTATCAAGGTATCTCCCTGGGCCAGATTTACGTATAGCTTAGATGTAGTGGGATAATTTCCTGAGGATGTCCTTAACTCTGAAGAGGCAAAGTTGCTTAGACTTGTACCAGGTGTATAGGCAGGAGTAGATGGTGTAGCACCATTAACACGCAACCCTAAAACCCAGTTTACTGCAAAACCACTGTCAACGGATATTGCTGTTTCCAAGTCAATCTCATACGTTCCTGCTCCTGTGCTTATAGTTTGTAGAAGAGCTGAGGAGTATGTGTTATCAGGATATGCTGTGTTTGTCCTCATCCATGTATTTGTAGTGAATGCACTAAAATCACCAGCCCACATTCTTGTTGCAACAAGAGGGGAACAATCACACTCTGTGCAAACTGCTGTATTAATTTTACCTAATACAGTATTGAAGTCATCTCCCTTTTCTACATTAATGCATTCGAGCCTGTCCCCACAGTACTTAAGTGTAGGCTTTACTCCTCCTTTTGTCCCGCAACCACAATCTTTTTTCTTAGATGCCATGTTTACTTCAGTTTTATTATGTCTTGTACTTTACTTTCTGGCGTAATATGAATTCCATTATTCTTGTAATATGATAAGAATCGGTTGATGTAGTTATTACCTGTCCTTGGGCTTGTCGCATATATTTTTACAAATTGATCAAGTTGCCCTGTATATATAAAATCATATCCCGGCAGATATGGAGACTTCCCTCCATAAGTTTTTGGATTATCATTTATTTCCTTTGAGTAATAAGGTTTTATTAACTTTCTTTTCCCAAGTGGAAATGCAGAATGTTTTCCAGATGCAACCTTAAGAACATAATCCCGAAGAGCTAAAATTCCATCCTCAAGCGTGGGGAATCTTCTTGTTGCTCCTGAATCTGTATTGCCTACATTTCCAGGGTTATTGGTATTGAAATTCTTTTCCCCGTAATCGTACCCCTCTTGCATTGCAATTGTATTCATAAATAACTTAAGCCCTTTCGGATCATTAATTAGAACTTTTTCTGATGCGGGTAAGTACTTTTCCAACATTCCTTTGCTGAAGGTAATTGTTACTTCATCGTTGTAAGGAGCATCAGGATAAGTGCTTCCTTTGATTGTTACATTTTTGTATTTATCTGTTTTTGCCGTTTCCTCTTTTAAGAGAGCTACGTCTGAACGGACATAGCCTTTTATCCCTTCTATTTTCACATTATACCACACCTTTCCATTATGTGGAGGTGTTGTAAGAATATATTCTGCCCCTTTCTTGTCAGTGATTACGCTTACAATCTTAGAATCTGTGTCAGGTAACTGTCTTACATTTGTAGCTGAGCCTTTTGCAAATATTTTTTTCATACGCCTCTGTTTAAATTTGTGTTCATTGTCTGAATCCCAAGGTATGATATTGTTCTTTCCTTCATTAATAAGGAATCTCCTATTGTACATCCTGAACATTCATTATCCATATAAACTGCTGATCCAAAAGTAGGATTCATTGCCCCTATCCATAAGTTAGCACTTGGAATTATACCTGTAGTAGGAGAGATAGTCTGTGCTATTATTTTCTCATTTTTCTGTATAACTCTGCCTTCCACAACAGAAACATTCCCCTGATAGAAATACTGGGAACCAATACTTGGTTCTATAACTGAAAATCTTGTAGAAAGATTACCATCATCATAGATAACCTCGCTTCCGCCAGCTCGTTGTATAGCGAGTCCATATAAAGGATTTCCTGTTGATGTATCACCTACTCCAATGTTCCATCCATTTCCTACAACTGCATTGGTTCTTGAAGAGAAACTTATGTTGTGGTCTGCCTGAAAATTTGTAAATTCTGTGGATATATTCAGACCTGTGTCTGCGTAAGCATTTACACCATTTGGTTTTGCTCCTGTTGCAGAGTGAATCCATACTCCCGAAAAGCTTAACTGATATTGTGCAGGGTTTTTTAAATTAAATGAATGCGTAAAAGCAGAGCCTCCCACCATAGGATAAATAGCTTTGTACTTATTCCATATTCCATTTATTTTGTAAAACTTTACTAACCAATCAATCTGATCAATTATATCTGCATCAGAGATACCTGTAGAATTTATAAAATTTTGTGTATCAGGATCTATTGGAGTAACTGAACTTCTTACCTTTATATATAAGTCGTTATTCATATTTTTTCAATGTCTAAAGTTATCACTGAAACACCATCAACAGAAACATCAATTTCATCACCAAAAATTATTGATGTGCCTAATGTGTAAGGAGTTCCGTTAACTTCTATAACTGCCACTGGCGCGTTATTTACATCTGTCACACTATTTATCTTAAAATCATAAGGTGCATAGAGTGTGACATCTAGGGTCCCTTCCATGAAATCCAGAGTCCAACCATATTTTAAAACATAATCACTTTGAGCTAATGTGGAAGGCGTAACAAACTTATCGCTGTTTGTTCCAGTGTTAACTTCTGTCTGTGTAGCTTGATACGCACTTTTTTGGTAAATCCACTCTATACCATCAGAATAATAGAATCCTTCTGGGTAGTATGTTCCTCCAAGACTTCCGGGTAACCAAGCTGTTCCTTGACTGTTCTGTGTAATGTAGATTTGACCTTCCACTGTTGCCGGATCAGGAAGTGCTGAATAATTAGCTACAATTGTTGGATCTTCTTCATAATCTTCCAAATCTGAAAACCTTACAAATGGATCTGCTCCTCCGTTCTGAAATTCTTCAAGGTCATAGGCAGAGGGATCGAAGGGTACTCCTCCACCTGAATTAAAATTTCCTGTGTTGTTCTGATAGAATTCTTCCCACTCTTCCAAGGAATACTGTGTCCCGTCTTCTTTTAGTATTTGGGTAAGTCGTAAAGTAACATTACATCCCCAACCTCTTACATTTAAAATTTTATATGATCTTCTATTTTCTGTGTTCTGGATTACTCTTACGTCTTTAACCAATCCTGTCCAGATATGCTGTCCATCTTCTGAGGTTATATAGATGTAGTTTCCAACTCTGAATATCCTGTATCGTTTCATCTAAATTCTTTTTTCAAGCTCTGCAACTTTTTTGGTTAGATTTACTATCAGTTCTTTATGCTCTCCCAGGGAAGTTTCACACGCTATCCTGTGTTCCCTCTCTTCATCAAGCATCTGATCGAGCTTAGCTAAAAGTTTAGAAGAAGTTTCAACTATTTGGTCAGTTCCTTTTGTAATTGCGTCTGTGTTTTCGTTTTTAGCTCTCTGTCGCCCTCCAAAACGCCACGCTGCCATAGTCGCCACCAATCCTGTAATTCCTATTGCAATTTCTGTGTTATCCATGCTCATCAGCTCATTCTTATTTTTACAAATCCATCTGGCGTTTTATAAGGCTTGCCTACTTCTACACCTCCTGCTGTTGCGGCTGCATCATTTGCATATATCTGCAAGGTGGCATAATCTATTTTTCTTCCTAAAGCAATCCATATACTCTTTATCCTTTGCTCTAAAGTCAGAATCAGCTTAGAGAGAAAGTCTCCCTGTACGATGCCAAAATATGTATTCTGATTCAAAACTACACACTCCTCAGATACAAATTCTCCATCGCAATCAATAGGTGAATTATCAACTTCTGGATCGCAATCCTTTCTACAATGTCGCGGCATATTTATTTAATTTTTTCAACAATCATCTTGACATAGTTCAATACATATGTCGCTTCTGTTTGCTTTTTGGTGGAAAATCTTGCAATATCATTCGTCTGCATTTTAACTACAAACGTCACTGTATTGCTATTATAAGTCGTTACAAGAACCTGACTGAACAAACTGGTCAAAGGAGCAAATCCGTTCAAGCTTAATCCTACATTGAATGTAGCAGTGGTTTGATTTGAAGCATTTATTCCTAACTCAAATGTAAACTTGTAGGTTCCAGTTTTTGTAGCCTTGTATTGAAGTTCTGTTGCCGTTGAGTTTAACCAATCGGTTGTGGTTACATTAAGCGTAGTTGAATAGGCATCAAACTTCTTTAGGATTTCACAGCAAGTGTCGTCCTCACAATTTTCCTCTCCGCAATTGTTACAATTCTCTGGAACTTCTTCCCCATCAAGACGTTTAACTATATCACAAAGAAGGCTTTCATGAGCACCTACAACATCTTTCAATGTCAAGCCCCTATCTGAATCTGATACCTCATATTCTAGGCAACAGCCAAATTCAGAAAAATTTAAATCCTCTGTAGTCTGATCAATGGCTACTGTGAGGTCTTCAATTACTTCTTCTACATTCAGGCAATCATCTTCGTCCAGAGTAGAATTTTCACGTAGGATTCCTTCATAGTCTACACATCGTGCATTTATTGTTGGAAAACATCTGTCAGATAATTCTGGCTTACATTTTTTTGCCATACCTCTTTATTTTTTGTTCTATTGTTTTTATATGGTCTTCTGTAAGATAGCACGGCTCTTGGCAGTAAATATTGTCTAGAAATATGAGTTCACTTATTTCACATTCTGTTGGAGGACATCCAACTTTAAATCTTCTGAATTTTTCCAGTTGGTTGTGAGAGTAAATCAGAGCTTCTGTTATAACTCTCCTCAAGTCATGCCTCAATATGTCCTGTGTGCTATTCTCCATTGATGCTGTCCTTTAGTGTTTGGATAAACTCATTTGAGGGGCAGAACTTGGAATTTGTCAAGAGGTTTGCTATCTCTGTTGCAGTTGTTAGCAGGTATTCCTTTCTTGTGAGGTCTATTGTACTGTTAGCTTTTATTAGAGCTGTTTTTTTCAGTTCTTTTAGCTTATTCCTTTTGTTGGGGCAGTCTATGCTATTCGCTCCATAAAGCAAGGAATTTTTTTTCTTTTTGGCGCATGCTGAACATCCCATATCACTGACAATTTTTGCAATTAATAATCTTATCTAATGCTTTTCTTGCCACTCGGTAGGCATAGTTAGCATCTTTAATCAATCCTTTTCTATTATAGGCTTCTGCCACTTTTTTCTGAAATTCTATTTCCAGCAAATCCTTTCTCTGACAATCCGTACACTCTCTGCTCAAAGCTTCAATGTAAGCGATGTCTAAATCCCTTTGCAGAATATCTAGCTTCAAGTAATCATACTCAACAAAGAACTTGTCTGGTGAAGCCTTGATGAGAACGTGATAGAGTCCATCTGGCAATTCCACTGAAGGACAAGTATCATCACAGATCATATCCAAAGAGGAAGCGTCATAAGAAGTATCCTGCTTGTAGAAATATCTCTTCACTGGCGAAGAATAGCCCGGCATCGTGATTTCTATTACAGCAGGTTTATCCTGAGCAATACCCCAACAAGACAAGTCTTGAATATGCAGAAAATATAAGTCACTGCTTATACGAAAGTCTATTTCTATGTTAGGATTCATGTTATAAAATTAAGGGATTTTTATGGTAATCTAAAATAAATGGATAATGTGTCTATTTAGAATTTATTTGCTTTTTTAAAACTTATTCCCGAGAACATATCCTACAACAAGTCCTGCAACACCTCCTTCAAGTCTTCCTTTCCACCTGTTTTTCTTGGATGTTTTCTTTTCCTTTTCAACATCTTGCTTCAAGCCTGAAATTTCATCCTTGTAAACTATTTTAACCAAAGAATCATTCTTAATAACTCCCTGTTGTGTACTAATGACGAATTCTTGCTTATCAATTATTGTGTCTTGTTTCAGAACTGTCTCTAAACAAGTTTTTCTTAGCAGGTAGGTGGATGTATCTGCTTTCTGGTACAGAAGTGAATCAAGAGTTCTTCTTAGTTGTATGTAGTCTTGTCCTTCCTGTATATATTTAATTTCAGATAGAGTTTTATATATTTCAGTCTTTTTTCCTGCGCTCTCTTCTTCAATTGCTTGGACTATTGGTGACTCTTTTATCTTGACTTCTTTTTTATTTCCCGCCAGAAATAAAATGAGCATCAACGTCCCAAAAATAAGTCCAATAATTCCTATCGCGGGTAATATTTTATCCTTCCACATCTTGTTTTGATTTTTTGTCCCAAACTGTAAGTCCCAGAGTTACAGCAGTTAGCATTAAAAGACCCTCGAAAACATATTCTTTGGTTTCTAGTTTAAATACTACAGGAAGGACAATCTCGTATACTAGTGCTCCTGTGAAAGCAAAGAATGCTGTCAATGATTTTCTTGACCATACTCCTGCTTTATTCTTTAGTGTATCTCTGATTATTTTCATTAGATTTTATTTTAAAAGAAAAAGGGCAGGTTATTAGCCCACCCTTCTCTTTGTTTATTTTACTTTCTAGTTTGCTTGCACAATTGGGGCATTTGCTGCTGCTGCTAATCGGAACAATTCAGTCTCTAGTGGTGCTTCGTCTCCCAATGGAATCAGATAGCTGTAAGAGAGGTCGTTTCCGTTATCTGTGTGTCCAAACCCTTGAGTGTACTTGCTTGGATTCATTACAATCTGGTATTCCACCATTTGTGTAAAGTTATCAAACATTACAGATTCTCTTCCAAGCATTCTGCGTCTCAATACAGATTCTTCTTTAGGAAAACCTTGGAAGTAAATTGAACTTTCGTTTTCACGATCTCTTAGGTTTCCTGCAAGCATATCTCTTCCTTTTTTCAAAGAAGTACGCTCTACGTTAACTGTTTTGAAGTCGTTTCCAGCAATAGCCATGTCAACATATCCTTCATAGCCTTCAACTGCGAATCCGGCTGCAACTTTGATGCTTACAGAATCCTCAATAAAAGGGACTTTGTACATCAAACACATGTCTGGATCAAGTGTGAAGAGCTTAGCGCGGATTCGAATACCACAAGCACAATCCACTGATGGAGTTGACTCTGCAATATCTTTCCACTCTACATCCAAGAAAGGTTGTGGACGGTCAGCACTGTAAAGATCCCTGAATACAGGAGAACATTCTTCACAAGTGATGTTTGTTGGCACTGTAATCAAGTACTGGTTGCGGCATCCAATTCCTGCTGCTACAATTGCTGCGATTGAAACCAAAGCCCCTGAAACTGTACCTGCCAAGTTAGTTACTACGTTGGCGATTGTTGGTGCTCCAAGTGTGTTTGGAATTGAGAATGTCAACACTCCTGCATTTGCCACCACTGCAATTCCTAGTCCTGCCAAAGTAGCACTGTGAGTGGTTACAAAGTTATTTGCAGATGTTGTGAGGTTTGTAGTAAATGTAGCCAAGTAGTTAACTGAATTGATTGCTACGTTTGCTGTCCCAGAAGTACCTGTTAGAGTGACAGAATATGCTGTTTTTGGAACTGCTCCTGCTGTGGAAACTATACCTGTAAGATTTGTAGCTGTGTTTGCAATAGTTGGATTACCCAAGGCTGTTGGTACTACGAACTTCAAGATTCCTCCTGCTGATGTAACTGTAATTCCCAAGTCCGCTAAAGCTGTTCCATGCAAAGTGACAAAGTTTGTGGCTGTTGTTGTAAGGTCTGTTGCAAAAGTTGCAAGATAAGGATCTCCATCAATTGTCACCGTTGCAGTACCTGAAGTACCTGTCAGGAGAATTAGAGATGAAGTCAACTCACTGGCTGGAGCCAATTCAACTGTGTACTCTGGATAAGCTGCTTGCAACTCTTCCAAATAATCACCTCCACAATCAGGATCTTTCAAGTCAATTGTAAACTGCTTGGTAGATGCCTGACAAGTGTCACCTTCAATCCAAGAAATCTCAACTGGATCTGCATCTGGTGCACAAATCGCCATTGCTTCGCCTACCAAGTCAATCCTCATTGTAGGATAGGTAGTTTGCAAAGTTGTAAGTTGAGTAGCATTCAACAAAGCGGTTGTCTTAACTGTGTAAGTCCCGATGTTGTCACTACCGCCTTGTCTCACCATTGTTCCACCCACTGCTCCTGGAATTGTTGGGGCTAGAGTTGCGCCATCATCATTGATAGTGAAAGAATAGATATAACCTCCTGCAACCAAAGTGTATTCTGCTGGACACTCATCACATTCTGCCATAATTGAACGGAAGGTGATTTCTACATCTGCTGGTGGTTCAGCTGTTGGAACCATTGTTTGATAGATGGAAATAGATCCTCTTCGTCCAATACGAAACACTGGTGTATCTGTTTGACTCTGGATGATTGCCAATGATTGTGCATCACCGAGATCGCAATTTTCAAGAGTGTAGAATGTGAATTCATCTTCTCCGATTGGATTATCACAAGAATAGATTGGAGTGATTTCCAAGATTTCTTTTAGTTTGTATCCTCCACCTGCTTGACGTTCCTTCATTCGCTCAATCAAATTGTCAATGATTGGTTTACATGGGAGCGGTGTACAAGGATCTTCATCCAAACAAGAGTTGAAAGGAAGTAAGTTACCAACTGGTTCGGAGATGATAATTTTCTCCATGTTTGTGTTACCGCCTCTCCACGGCATTGAACCTCCATCAAGTTCCATCACAATCGTGAAGTTTTTGTCTGAAGTTGTGAAATCAATTCCTGTGGTCAAATCTGCACCACCGTTATAACCAATAACCCACTCATCCACTTTCACTTCATTGCTTACAGGACGGGCTACACGTACTTCCTTAATATCTTCCAGGGCAAAGAACTGTGTAGAACCTGCTCCATAAACATAGGAACGTGAGTTTACCCTTTTGTCTGAACCAACTTCAATCTTGAAGTACTTCTGGTTTTTTGGTACATTTAGGTTAGTGGCGTGTCGCAATCCTGTTGATAGAGGATTTTGAGTTGTTACTACCATTAATTCTCCATCTACCAAGTTAGCATTGTCGCCTGTTTGCTTCACTGCTGTTACAAAGGATGAAAAATTTGATTCTTTGTTAATCATATTTTACTTTTGTTAAATTTATTAATTTGTGTGTTTTTGGGGGAAATATTTTTATAGTCCGAAGAGTTCGCTGTTTGCTATCTGGTAGCTTGTTGTATCACCACTTGACATTGAGAACAACTTGACCATAGCCATCACTACTATTGGGACTGCACTTTCTGGAAGTTCTGTGTCTATATCTTGTGATTCAGTTTTGTCAAGGTGTTTGTACCCAGCAATATCTGCGTCTGGAATCTCCCGATAGTAACTTAATTGTACTTCTGAAAGATTAAAATCTATGTCTTTGTAGACTGTTAAACCATCTTGTGACATCAAGTACAAAGTTTCTCGGGCGAGAAAGGATGGTTTTGTGAAATTATCGAAAAGGTATTGGTGTACGTTCTCTGATTTAATCTCATGCGCTAAAAGTATTTTATTCTTACAATTAGCCTTTGTTGCTTTTATTGTGACATTTGAAAATTCAAAATAATCTTCTGGTTTTTCGTATGTCGTGTATGTTTCACTTTCTTCTGAAACGGATAAAGGCTTGTTTAGAGTAAGGAAAGGAGCCAACATTCTGATGGCATCCTCATTCCTTTTTTCTAATATGTAATTCTGAAATCGCTTGGTTACAAAATTGAATAGTAATATAAACCTTGCTGTGTCTACATTCAGTTTGTTATTTGTAGCATTCTTTTCAATTAGTAACCTAAATTGGTCACGGATTTCTTTAACTTTCATCCAACATTAGGGTTTTTTTAAGATCTTGGAGTTCCTTGTTTTCAGAACTGTTTACTTTCTCTGCTGCGTTTGCAATTGAAGTTCCCAATTCATTGTCACCAAAGTAAATCACTTCGCCAAGCTTTTCAAACCCACTTCCTGACTTTCTCAGTTTTTGTTTGATGATGGTGTAAAGTTTTAACTCTTCTGCTGGTTTTTCTGTTGCTGACAAGAACTTTGATCTTGCATTGGTTTGTGGAAGAATGACTTCCCAGAAGTATTCATAGATGATGTCATCGTCTACCTCTTTACTGATGTTTGTGGCATCAATGTAATCAAATACGTCAATAAGGAATGATCGTTTTGATTCAAGCAGTGTAGTAAACACTTTAGTGGCTTTTGCCTTCTCTCTTACAACAGTGTCTTTTGCTTTTCTCTCGCCGATCAAGTCTTGAGCGATGTATTTAGCGTTGCTGTATTCAGAGGAATTGTAATTAGCTGAGTGTGCAACTTTTCCCCGCAAAAGCATGAGGTAAAACTTGAACCTTGATTCTGGAAGTGACATATCGAAAATATCATCTTCCTCAAAATTGAATTTGTATTTGTCGTAGAAATCCAGATCTCCCTTAAGGATAGATTCAGAAATATTAACTTGCTTTGCAAAAGGCTTCAGGACATTTTTAACTACATCTGCAACTGTTGCTTTTGCTTCATCCTGCTTAAATTTGTAGTAGATTGAAGTTTCTTCAAAACCTACATCATACTGTCCTCCGTTAGGGTGTCCTGCTGATTCAACAAATTGTGCTGAAACTGAGTCTCCAATTCCTGGAAGTTTGCTCCAGCCTTTTTCTACGAATTCCTTTGGGGCATCATCATCCCTTTTGTGTGCTATCTTAAATCGTGAATCTTCAAATACTTCAAATTCACCCCACTTGTACAGTAATTTTCTTTCTTTGCTCATAAAGTTTTCTTATGTTGCAAAAGTACCATAACATACACACCTGTACAAAAAAATGTATTATTTGGTAAGATTATCAGGAGGAAATCCAATCGACTCCCTCCGAATAATCGGTTTATTTATCGAGCGTAAGTGTTGTCCACTTCGATGATGACATTAGCTGTTGTGTCGAGCATCAACATACCGGAGTGAATAGATACCCAGAACTCCTGACCCATGTATTTCAAAGCACTTTTGATGTTTGAAACCTGCACCCCGTCATTCATACGTCCTTGCTCATGTCCCCAGATGATGTGTCCAAACTTTGGTTTAACATAGTAAAGATTGGCTTTTTTATTTCCTCCTTCTACCAGTTTAGCGTTACGTGTTCGCGCTGTTACATTTACTGTGCTTGGATTGTCCATTCCTTCAATCATCAAAGAGTAGGAAGTTTTCTGGAATCCGCCAAGACCAACAAATCCGTCAATCACTGTGTTGTTTGAAGTGAAGCCTTTAAAGTCAAATGAAGGATCATGTTTAAATGTAACCCAACCAACTCCCGGAAGCTGTGCAGTTCTGATCTTAGGCATCCCAACTGTAAGGTTGTTCAAGTCACCTGTGATAAGCTGTCTTCCGCCGTTGTTTAAATAACCCATTGTACCTGTAAGGATACCCGGCAATTCACCCAAGCGATTGATTGAATATGTATCAAGCAATCTTTCTCCGTTCATAACTGCCATCTCACCACCAATAAAAGTGATTCGTCTTTCATCAAGAGGTGTGTCAGAATTTTTGTAGTAGTAGGAAGCAGCCTCCTGCAAGTGGCTTACGTTCAATGCTCCCGGACGTGGATAAGTGATAATCTTACCTCTACGTGCTTGGAACCAAGCTCCTTCTGTAATACGGATAACTCCGTTTGCTGTATGGATGGTTTCTGCTGTTGCAAACATGTTCATGAAAGATTCCATGCGGTATGCTTCTGCCAATGCCAATACTTCCAAAGTATTTGATACACGTGACAACTGAAGGTTCCTGTCTGAATCAAGTCTACCTGTGATAAACAATCCTCGACGGTCGTAACCACCAATTTTGTCCATTTGCTGTTCCCATCTGTCCAAAGTCTCACGGGCAATTTTACCTGCACCATAAGTCATCTTGTTACCTCCTGATTTTGTCCAAGCTGCGGTAACACCTTGCTGAGAACCCAAATGCCATTCCATTGAAATATAACCCGGTTCAGCATTGAATCCATTAACTGTTGACCACTGCTGATCGTATTCTGCCTGTGGACGACCCAATTTAACCCATTGCGTACCTGCACGAAGCGGTTGACGAGGGAAATCTTTCTGTGCACTCTGGGAGTTGTAGATCAAGTAAACTTTCCATTTATCTCCTTCTGGCACTACACCACCTTTTTCGCGGGATACATGTACTTGGAAACTTGAGTTTACATCATATTTCATGATATCACCTGCTGTTGGAGGTTTATCAAAATATACAAAGAATGGTGCTCCACCCACTCCAATGAATTCTGACTGGAAATCTGAATCCTGCACCACTGTAAAGTACTCAGAAGATTTTGAAGGAATTGCCAAATCGTAAGTCACTGCCTGATCTTCATCATCCAGTTCCAACACTGCATTTGTCTTCAACATATCTGCCATTGTGTTCTTTGTTACAAGTCCACTCGTAGCCATAAGTTCAATAACTCCCAGATACTTCTCATGATCTCCACCCCTGTAATCTTCCTTTGTCAGGAAGTGGGTCAGTGTTTTTGCTTTGTCCGCGAAACCTTCTTTCAACCAACCCGCTTTAGGAGCCATGAAACCAGTTACGTTGTCGCCATTGATAGACTGACCTAATCCGTAAAGATGTAGGAATTCGTCACTTTTAATTACTGCCATAGTTTGTTTTTATTCTTTTTTGTGTTTTTAGTTTCCAATATTGAATGTCAATTCGTTGTCAACAACCTTTTCAAAGTTTGTCCTATTTGAAGTTGGCTGTTTTGTAAGCCTTGTCATAGTAATTTTCTTAGCTACATCAAGTTTATCTTTATTGGTTTCTTCTTTTGTTTTTACTTTTAGATATTCTGCCCTGTCATAAAAGAAGAGAGCTAAATCAGCTGCATCTTCAGGGTTGTTGCGTTGTAGTTGATATTCGGCATCCATTGCTGTCAATCTGGTTTTATTCCCCCCAGCATCTTCAACATATTCTGTTGCGAATTTTTTCAATTTGGAAATCTGCACATCTTTAGTAATTCCTTGCCTTGTTTTAAAAGCCTCCACCAAATTTTTACTGAATTCCTTGTGAGCTTTCTCTTGATTCTTTATTCCTTGCTCTGCTCGTTCCTTGGCTAATTCAACCTCCTTTTTAAAGGCTACCTCTAAAGCTTCTTTTGCCTTAATGGCTCTGTCTTCCAGAAAACCTTTATTTTTGAGTGCTTCAATTGTCAGGTCAATATCAGAAGGCTCCGTACCTTTTTGAGTGTAATACTCAACTAAGATCTGCTCCTGTCCCTCCTCTGTTGAAACATCCATTTGGGATAGAGGTTCGAGATATTCCTTATGAAGCTTGATGAGTTCATTGGGATTCCCGTTTCGGGCAATGACATCAATAATTTCTTTTTGAGCTTGCTCCAGATTCTTGGTGGAAATAGAATTACTCTTGATCTCCTCCAACTCTCCTTCATGCTTGTTCTTTATAAGCTGAACCACTGTTTTAAGGTCAAGCTCATCTTTTTCCAAGTCAAGGGTTTTTATTTCCCCGTTCTCATCTTCGATTTCGATCTGATACCCATCCAGAAATTCTTTGGCAATATCCTTAATGTAAGAGGGTGTTTCTACAACTACTTTAGGGACTGCTGGTGGTAATTCTTGTTGCTCCTCTTTTTCCACTAACACCTCTACTTCTTTTTCCTCTTCTTCAATTTCACCTAATTGAATTGATGTTGTAGGCTGTTCTGTGTTTGGGTTTACTTGCTTATTATGTTCTTCTGGAACTGAATCCAGATTGAATGAACCAAAGAAAGGCTGTTCTCCATTTTCCATGCGAAATTATTTATTTATTTTTGATTTAAAAATTATATTTGTTTTTCAAGATTTTAAAAAGAATCTATATGTTTTTTCTATATAGATTTTAATTCTTGTTTATGATGTTACCTTGTTGCTGAACTTCTATTCCTTTTTCTCTTATGTCAAGTTCTCTTTGTTTTAGTGAGAGTTCGTTTAATGCTCCCATCTTCTTTGCATTTATTTCTTCTTGTTTCAGATCAAGTTTTTGAAGTTCTTCTGCGTGTCTGTTGTTTTCCTTTGTGGCGAGAATACTTGTCTTGGCAGCATCTTGAATTATTGCCACCTGCCTTCCATCTGCATCATTGTCAACAGCTCTTCCTAAAGCATCAATTTCTTCAACTCGGATTCTATTTGCCCTGTCTTTATCTTTAGACAGTTCTTCTCGTTGCCACTGTGCTTCGTTATTCTGATTCTGGAGTTCTGCCTGACGTTGGATTTCTGACATCCTGTTTTGATTTTCAAGCTGTGCTCTTTGCTGTGCAAGTGCCCTTTCTTCTGTTGCCACCTGAATAAGCTCTGAGAATGCATCTGTTGAGATTAGTTTTCCTAACATAAGTGCATCGCCTCCCATTGTATTCTGACTTAGGAGATATTGCTTAAGGCTTTCAAATTCTTTTCTCTTGCGTGAATCATCACTCACTGTAAGACCCATTCTCCTAAAAGAGAAATCTGGATCATCGGATACACTTGCCCAAGTGAGTTCATTGTATCCGTTTGTATAGTATAGGCTCTTGTCCAGATTTTGTGCCTGCATCCAGTGAGCAATATTCAGGTGTTGAATCTTGTCTTCCTTTACGAAGCAATTGAAATCATCAAATACTTGTGCCAGCTGATCGTTCATGCTTTCATTGCTGAGAGCCAAACCTTCCTTGTTGACATATTTTTCAGCTGACAATGCTTGTCCCGGATTTATTCCTATCACTCCATAAGCTTCCATCTTTGCCCTGTCCGCCACCTGTGTCCTCCATTGTATACCTTGAAAGTCTGTCAGGTTTACAGGTTGGTGCTGATTGTAGATTGAAGATCCTCCTGAAACATTGTCTGGATTTGTTTGTATAGGTAAGAATTTTGACCTCTTAGCCAAGTTCCTCATCTGAATGATAGCATCTTCAATGTCTTCTCCGTTTTCTCGGAAATGAGACGGAATACTGTTCACATCAATTGTATCAAACATTCCAACATCCGTTTCTGCAATCTGGCGGATTCCATTCATCATTAGATTGAACATCTCCTGATGAGGAGAAATCTTGGAAGCCAAAGAAGTTTTTACAATTCCTGTTACAGGTCTTTTATTATCAAAGGTTGATAAATCCGTAATCTGATTTTCGTGGCGGTCAAATCTCAAATAGAGAGGTTCTTCCAGATATCCTCCCTGAATCTTGATAGCCTGATATGTATAAGGCTTACTTTGCCAGACAAGAGTATTTAATTCAAACTCTTTTATCATGTCATTATAAGATTCCTTTATTGTTTGCTTTATTTCATATTCTTTCAGGAAATCTCCTAGAATATCTTCTGTCACTACATCTGTCTGAGGATTTCCGTATTCATCCTCCCAAGTCAGCCATCCAATTTTCTCGTGCACTTCAATGTAACATTCTGTGATCTGACAAAGATCTTGACGTATGGAGAATCTTCTTTCCATTTTTTGTGCGCCGTACAAACTGAATGTACCTGCTCCAGACCTGTTTCTTGGAATAAATCTTGGAGTAGTTTCCCATTCGCCTGATTCATGGTTTGGAAAGTATTGGAGTCCCATAGGAAGTCCTGTCATGTCCTCCATTTTCTGAGCTACACGTACATCCTGATAATGTGGATATGGAGCCCAATTTTTTGAGTGGAAGTTGTCCCTCATTGCTTTCTGGGGAGATTCCATGTTGTACATTTCTCCCATCAGGTCTTTCCATCTTGCATCACCACCCAAAACTGATCTCTTTTCTTTTTCAGTCATGAAGTGTCCATATTCTGAGACGGCTTGGTTTGGTGTCTTGTGTGGAATCTTCCTACATATTGGAAGTTGTTAAGGTAGAGTTCTCCCATGTCGCGGGAGTGAAACACTTCCCTTGAATCCCATACGAATGTTTTATAGGTGTCGTAGACTACTTTCGTGATCTTTGCACATAGTCCTGTCAGTAGGTATTGTTTGAACAGTTCTTTATATTGCTCATTAAATTTTAGTGTTTCTCCGTCCCTTTCCAGAATTTTCTCTCCCCACTGGATTCCCAGAGTCTTGAAGTTGGGGAATTCCTGCATCAGTTTTACAATCTTTGGAGTAAACTGTTGTTCGATTGCCTGAAGCTGTTGTTGGTATTGCTGTTCCTGCTCTGGCGTTTCAAATTGCTGACCTGCATCAATATTTATTCCTTGTTGGGCAGCGCCTAGTTTTACAGCATTTGAAATAATCTCGCTTGCAATCTTGGTGATCTCTCCTTTCTTGTAATTGAGAAATTCATTTTCTGATACCTCTCCTGTTTCAGTGACGTGGAACTTGTCTTGAAATGCAAGAAATTTTCCAACCAAGGCGTTGATGATTGCACCCAGAATATCGTAGTGACGAATATATGTTGGAATATCCAAGTCATTATTTATAAAATCAAACGCTTTATCATATCCCGGAATCATCTCCCTCAATTCCCGCGAAGAAAGTGTTCCATCATACATGTCATAAAAATCCTGATACTTTTCAAGATTCTCCAGATACTGCTTGAATCCTTCATTTTCCAGAACATCTAAAACAGCTATCTTGTAGTCCTTGCTGATAAGCTTTTTATAGGGTACATTGATTAGAGGAGGTAATTCGTACTTCATTCCACAAAGCTAATGAATCTCCACTTCTTATTAAAAAATATGTACTTTCCTGCAAGTTTTAGAAGTTTTTTGCCTTGCTTTTTGCGAAGTTTGAATGCTTCGTTCTAGGTTTTGAAAACATGTCCCTGTTGTATTTTTCTACGTGCTGATCTTCAGGCATTATATTCTTGGAATCCATATGGCGCGCAAGAAGTAAAGCCCATCCAAAAGCAAAAATTCTATCGTAGTTTCCTGTCCCAAATTTGAAATCGAGCATCTCCTGCAACAGCATTGGATCATCAATCAAATCTATTCCAGTGTTGACTATTGGGAGTCCTGTCTCAGGGTTGAATCCTATGGTGAAAGTCTGCTGTGTATACTGTATTACAGTTTCTAATAATATCTTTACATTCCATTGATGGGGGTATGTGCCAAACTTGTAGTTGGATGCTGTTACGCTCTTCTTTTTGGTAGATAGATCTCCATGAGGATTTATAAATGGATGAAGGTATTGGTAGGCATCCACTTTAATGATGTCTTCCAAGTATGATACGAAGCTCATATCCGCAGCCTCCAAGTTACATATAGCCTGTGTTGCCCTGATAAGTTTCTCCCATTTTGAGTGCATTTCCCTGTGTGTTGGAGGTCTTTCTGTAAGGCAAGCTACAATCCTTTCCAGAGGCATATTGAGCGTCCTCCTTTGAAGTACATACAATGCTCCCAAAGATTCAGTTGTGGCGTCAGCAGACTTGTAATCATCTGCTCCTGATACAAACTTGTACTTTGGTGGAATATTTGTTGGGAATCCCTCAAAGATCATGAAAGGAGCAGAAATATTCTTCTTGTACCCTCTTTCTGCAATTGGTTTATCAGATTGGAATGTAGTTTCTATCTTGTCGTTCTTGTGGTCAACTTCAATGTCAACAAGCGTATATTTGGGATGTTCTTTCAGTTCTCTCAGCTTCTTTGTAATTGCTTCCGAGTTGAATGGATTAACTTTACTTGTTAGGAAGGAGTCGTCGATGCACATTGGATAGTACATCCTTTGCTTAGTTTTAACAGTTTCGTCAGAGGCATTGTCGAGTCGGTGTTGGAATGCCTCCTTAGTCGCTTTCCAATCAGTAACATTGATGGGAAGATTATTAAGTTCTTCACTTTTAAATTGGTTCTTGGTGAACTCTCCAAAAGTTTTCAGGAGTTTGGGTTCATTCTCTCTATAAGACATTTGCCCGGGAACAAAAATACCAAATTTTCTCCCTATATCCTCTTTCCATGTGATGTGTTCATCGGGAACCATGTTGTTCAATAAATCCCAATTCATTACGAGCAAATCATAGTCTTTTGGATTGCATAACATTGTCTTCGCACCTTCGCTAAGTGTCTCATTGCCACCGGTGCCTGCAAGGATATAGGTGAATAAGCTCTTATTTTGATACTTAAAAGATACCTTCGCTGACTCTAGTATAGGAATCCCGTTGTATTTCCCACAATTATGCGTAACGATGCAATCTGTGGTTAAAAATAATTTACTTTTATTATCTACCTTGATGCAATAAGCTTGCTTCTCTCCGACAGCTTTTATTTCTTTTATAGATACTCTTTTAAAATTGAATATTTTTGGTACTATCAAATTCTTTTTTCTTTCTATTTTAAATAATTCTGTATTGTCAGACCAAACTGTAACACCATAGGAAACTTTATTGAGATTTCCTTTTCTAGTCCGTTGCCTTTTATGGATTGAACAAGTCATTCCTAAAGAATACACCAATTGTTTAAATCCCTCAACAATTTTTTCATTGGTGTTAGTAAATACCGTGGAAGAAAATAGTTTTCCATTTTCAGAAGTGGCTACATTAACATGACCATCACTATCTAAAAGTCCTGCTAATAAGTCTGTTCTTTGCTTTACACTACCATACAGGTATTCATCTGGAATATGTTTATTTCCATATATGCCCAATTTTCTTAAATCTACAACTAATTTTTTAGCATAATAATGCAGGTTATCCCCTCTATCTACTATTTCATAATATTTACTGTATTCCTCAATAACTTCATTATCTTTTGTACAAAATCTACCCCCTTTCGAGTCGCCGTCACCTAAGTGATAGCCTAATATATATGGGTCTACAAGGAAATCTTTATGTTCCCTTATAATGGGCTCACAAAGTGGAATATAAAAAGGATTGCTTTTTGTTTTTTTGTCTATAAGCTCTTGTGTGGTTAACGTTCTTAATGTATTAGATTTATTATAAACCGTCCACAAATGATCCGCTGATGACTCCACTTTCCTCCCATCAGATAAAGTGAATTCATACATAGGAACTACCCCTACATTAATTTTATCCAATACAGTTGTTAGTTCTCCGTCATCTCCATATATTTCATCTCCAATGGATATTCCTTCCATTGTTATTTCTTTTTCGCGCGAATGTAGAATAGAATCGAAAGCCAGAGCTTCATCCATCACATACCCAATCGGTGTAAGTCCCGCTCCCTTTTCCGAAGCTTTTTCCGCTCCACCATCAGCATTGATGATCCTTAATTGAGATTTGATAAATTCTTCATTGTTTTGAAGGGAGTTTCCAAACACTACGTCCGTATCTTTCCAATCTCCCGAACCCCTCAAAATATTCAGCTTGAAAGCAGGATGAATGTTGCTCATGCTTGTTGTCACCATGTCACGGATGGAGGACAGGTCATTACCCTCCTTATATACAAGCATTGAAGTTCCATCCTTTGTAAGGTGAGTCCAGTGTTTCATGCTTCCTATGAATGTAGACTTTGCGAATCCCCTAGTCCCCCACATGCAGAAGCCCAATCCATCCCTTACAGCCTCTTTATAACATTCCATCAGATAATAGGTGTTATCATCCAGAGGGGCTGTCATAATGGACTTGGTGAGTGTATGTGGATTGATGATGTTTGTCTTGAAAAAGTTGATGTGAAAGTACATCCATCCTGACATCTGATATCCTCCAAGGTTTATCCCGTTCTTTATCTTGTCATATTCATTTAAGTAGAATTGTATTGTTGAAGGTTGTTGTTCCCATAGTTGTTTTCTTGCATCCCATTTAGGAATGTCTCTTGGGTTCATGTTTATGAAGAGTTCCTTTGATTGTTTGAATGTGTCCATTTTTGTCTTGTTTTCAGTTCTTCTTTTCCGGCGATTTTGGGAAATGCGAAAAGGGCGTTGATTAGTACGCCCTTAATTCTTCACATCTTATTTAAGACTAGTCTTTTTGCTCCAAGTATTCCTTTAGCCTTCTTTTTTCATCTTCTACTCGGAAATCAAACATTGCTTTCATTTCGTTGGAGTCGCGCAAAACCATTTTACCATCAATCAACTCATAATTCATTCTCATGAATGATCTGACTTTTGAAATTTCTGAAGCTTCCTCTTCTGTCAAATCCAATGATGTTCCTGACAAATTTGCCACTCTTTCAAGCTCTACAATACCCATCCACATATTGGATAGATCAATTGAAGACAAGCTGTGGTCACGTGCAATCCTCATGTTGTTTTCGATATCTGGTTCAAGAGATTCATATGTAACACCTTCCTGATTGAGTTTCAGATTGAAGTCTTCACTTGCTTTTTCCACCTCCTTTACTTTCTCTACAACAAACTCGTTGTAGATTCTGGCTTCCTTCAATAATGTCTTTAGTCTGTTCTTTAGAATTGATTCTTCTGTTTTGCTCATTTTTTATTTTTTATTTATCCACTGTTTAAATTCCTCCTCTGTATCGTGTGCTTCATCAGTTTCATTAATGATGGCTTGATGAATTGCTTCCAAGAAGTTTTCATCGCTCATCTGGAACAAGTTTTTCCTGCTCAGGTCTGACGCAACCATAACTGAATACATAAGAGTCCCAATTGAATAGTTTGGATAGAGCAAGGAGAAATTCACCATTGCCTTCATAATATCTTTTTTTCCTTTTCTCATTTAACATTGAATTTAACAGTGATTACAGAAGTTGAATCTGCTTGATTTTTGTTTGCGAAGTACATGTAGAATTTCACACTTTGATTGTCTCTTATTTCTTTTGTCGCCGTGGATAGCGTCATGTTGCAGGTAATTGTTCCATCTGCATTGTTTACAACATCTGCCATAAGGCATCCGCAACCCGTATTGACTCTTTTTAAAGATTTCTGTTTGGATTTTGTCGTGACTTGGAGATTGAATGTATGTACCTCTGCCTTTTTCATATCAGGTACTTTCAGGATGTATTGATCTTCAATATCCAGATACACTGTACTTACACCCTCTCCGCCTTCAACTTTTATGCTCTTGTCGAATGCTTCCAAACGTTTCCATTTTCCAACGGGACACTCCTCTCCTTTTTGCGAACACTTTTTGTAAGTGAAGCAGGTACAGAGTTTACAGTTTCCTTCACCATCACTTTTCAGAGGAGCAATCTTGTTCAAAGCTTCTGCCACTGCACTCTTGAAAGTAGATGATTGATCAGGATTTTCTACACTATTGTTTGTATTGTATTCACATCCGTCACAGATAGCCTTTCTCTCTTTGTACCACTCTTGCTCTTCTGGTGGTTTCTCCGTGTAGGCGTTGTATATTCTACTTATTTTGTTGTTCATTGTATATTTTATTTTGAAACTTTTCTAATTCACTGTGAGTCATACCCATTCTGAAATACATCCGGTTTATTCTTGGAGTTTTCAAGACTTTTATTCTGAGGTAGGCTTGAGTGAAGATTAATGAACTCATAACCTTCATCTTGTTCACCAACCTTCTGTATCGGTTATTGTCCTGATATCTGCTATGCCTTTTGACATTGTGTGAAAGCATATTCTGATTGCAGTACATATATCCTAGATCTGGACTTAGCTGGATTTTGAAAATATCTTCCGAATCCTGCATCTGAATCAGTCTTTTTACTATGTAGGTGGTGTTCTCCTGAATTATTTCCAGAGGAATCCCTAGTCGTTCAGAAAGTTTCTTGTCAATGTCCTTTTTTGTTGCTAGACTCTTCTCAGCTTTTGTGTCCATCTGAAAGATTCATTTTAATGCAGAATTGACCCTCTTTAACTCCACTCTGCTCCCTACCATTCAAAAACAAATAATATTGCCTCAGAAGCTTTAATTCCATGCAAAATTCGTTTTCTGATTCCTTCATCTCGCCTTTTTTCAGCAGTTTTAAATCTCTCAAGGATTTATTTGCTGAATTTACGTCTGCTTCATCAGTTTTTGCCAGAAGTTTGTATACGTCTTTCCCTTTCTTGAAATCCTTTCCATCACCAAAGCGGATGTATATGGCAAGCATTGTAATATGTTTTTTGCTTGGAAGCTTTCTGAGGTCGCCTTTGAGAAACTTGTAAAAACACTGTGTGTAAACCATTTTCTCCACCCAATCATCCTCGCTATTACTCTTGATAGGTAAGAATAATATGTCTTGTGCAGGTTTATCCATGAGACAAAAGTACAATAAACATTTGAATTTAACAAGTACTTTAACATATTATTAACATTTTAATTTAAAATATATTTGTATGGTTCAAAATTTCTACGTATCTTTGCGCGTGAATAAGGATTTTTTCGCGGAAAAACAAACAAAAAATGGAAAGAAACGACACATTGGGATTATTAGAATTTAAAAATGAGTTAATTTTTGAAGCAGATTTAAGTGATTCGTTTATAGAAAATAATGAAGATTTTCTCAACCGGATAGCCTACGAGTATTATCACAACTATACTTTCCGTCTATATCCAATCAGGCACTATGGAGAGATGCTTACAATCCTCATTGAAGTCTCTACGGATAATGAAATCTGTTTTAATTGCTAATTTGTTTTTATATTAGAGAATAATTTACTACTTTTGTGCTTCGTAAAGTTTTAGTTGGTAATAGCCGATTGATTGAAACTTTGAAAGATATTTAAGAACAATCCCCTTTATTAATTTAATTTTCCGTCGGCTATTTTAGGAAAGTTACTTTATTAGAGGGGATTTTTATGTTTTTATGTTTCAGATTATTGAAAATTGGGAAAAAAGAAAAGTAATAGATTCAATTTCTATTGAGGGTTTGGTGGAGAGGGTGAGAAACCCCAGTAAGGACTTCCTTGAAAAAGTGGAAGAGATAAGAAAATATCCACGTAAGTCAAAACAATACGAAAATATAAAGAAAACGCTTCCTTGCTTTACTACAGCATTTAATTTTAATGGTTACATTTCAAATAAGAATTTAGGGAAGGCTACAGGGTATTTATATCTTGACATTGACAATGTAGATGAAATTAAACTAGATCACCCTTCTGTGGTTTTCTACTGTAAGTCTATCTCAGGCAAGGGGTACAGCATTATTGTCGGAGTTAAGGGAGTGACACCAGAGAACATAAAAGAAGCTACGAGAGCAGTAGCCCAAGAGTTGGACATAGAGTTGGATGAAGGGGCAATATCCAAAGATAGACTAACTATACTTAGCTATGATGTCAATTCGTATTATAATCCAGATCACACCTATCTATACTATTCAAATAATGAAGTAAATTGTACCCCCAATAGTAACATAACATTACTTACTTATATTAGTAACGACTATAAAGGGTACAAAATTAGGAAAAATAACCTCTCTGATATTACAGAAAAGATTGATTTCAAGGGTGAACTTTTTAAGAAATTTGAAGGTGATAAGGTAGGATATACAACCTTAACTACACCATTCAATGAAGTTAAGGAAGGTAAGAGGAATTGTACCATGAATACGATATGTTATCTTATGAAAGGATTAAATACAGACCTAGATAAACAATCTACTTTGTCATACTTACAATCTATAAATTCTGCCAAGTTCTTCCCACCTCTTGAAGATAATGAACTTCAGGCAATAATTGATTCAATATTTAAAATAGAATCCATTGTACTTTATCCGAATACGTTTAGGACGTATCTGTACAATCCTGACTACTCTTTGACCACTAAAGAAAAAAGGTCTCTTACTATGAAAGCCATACATAAGGAACGAAGGGATAAAACTTCTTCAGAGATAGAGGCTTGTATTGATGCTTGGGATTTTTCATTAGGGAAAATAACACATAGAAAGTTAGTAACTATAAGTAAGAAAAATAAAAAAACTATTGCTAGGTATTATCCTCAATTAAAACAAAAAATTAACATATTAAACTTGTCACAGTCAAATAAATAGACTAATTTTACCAAAAATATTAAATATGATAATAACGACACCAATTTATTTTGTTACAATTAAGGGGGATTATAAAGAACAAGCTACTAAGAGGGGTAAGACAATTATCGCTAGTTATGAACCTCACATTGACAGCACCTATATTGTATCAGAAGCAGATGTTGTAGATATTTCTGATTATGTTGTTTCTTATTACAAATCAATGCACAAAAATATCAGAAAAAGAGATATGACTATAATTCATTCTCTAGAAGGGATTAATTTTATTTCATTAAACGCAAATTAATATGGGACGAGCAACAGAAGCGTTAGCCTATTTAAATTCATCCACTGAGGATTGGCAAAAAGGAAGAATAAGCAATCAAAGGTTATCAAGTTTCACAATTACAGAAGAATCAAAACTTGTAAGACGTTGGTATAGATATGGCGAAAATAAGTCTTTTGCGGACTACTTGAAAATGGTTGAGAAAAACGAAGGAATCAAGGTAAGTAATTATTGTTTTGATTCACTTATTTCTGCGAAAAATGATTAAAATCATAGAAAATGGAAGTCTATTTGAATCTGAATGCCAAACCTTAGTCAATACAGTAAATTGCATTGGTGTCATGGGCAAAGGTATTGCTTTGGAATTTAAGAACAGATATCCGTCAATGTTCAAGGAATATAGGATACTCTGTAATCAGAAAAAACTTGACATAGGAAAACTCTGGATTTATAAAGCACAGGATAAATGGATTTTAAATTTTCCTACAAAATATGATTGGAGAATGCCTAGCAGGAATGAGTACTTGGAGAGAGGTTTACAGAAGTTCTTAGACACTTATAAATCTAAAGGTATAGCTTCTATTGCTTTCCCCCTTTTGGGCGCGAGTAATGGAGGAATTGACCCAGAGGTATCATTAGGAATTATGAAGTCATATTTAGATAAGTGTGATATTCCAGTGGAAATATATTTAAATAAAAAGAGATGAGGTTCAAAAAGATTAGGCACTTCTTTCAGTTTTTTAGGTTTAAGCTGGATATGAGGAAGTCAGAGAACGAAGCTTTAAGGTGGGCAAAAGGTACATCGTATGATTTGACGCGACAAGAAAAGAAAGAATTCAGAAATAAAGTGACTTGGAACAGCTACAAGCAGAGAAATACATATTGGTATGTAAAGAATGGTAATATAGTTATGGAGTATCTTTATGATAAGCCAACAATACCTATTGCAGAAGAGTGTGAAATAAAAGCTACTGAGATTGAAGAAATGTATGAGGTACATATGGAGGAATTTCAGCAAAAAAGACTGAAAAACAAGGAAAAATAACAAAAAACTAACACTACACCTAAAACAAAAACGTTATCTTTGTAACCTATGAGAAATATATTCACAACACTAAACGAACAGACAGGAAAAATGAATTTCTATACATCTAATGATGAAAATGTAGAAGATTTCTTTCAGTTTGTTTCTGAAGATTTGAAGCCTAGCAAGATTGAACTCGTTGAATGTTTACAACAGTTGACAGGAAAATGGCATAGGTTTTCAAGTAGGATACCTTTAGAAGCCTATTCAGAATTGAGTTTGCTTGACTCTCCAAAAATAAAAAATATGGATCTGATTCACGCTAAACACAGGAATGGAGGAGGTCAGATTTGGCTGGGGTATTGGAATGATGGTGTGATGGGATGATTAGAAAATACTCCAAGAAAGGTTTAGAGAAGAGAAAAGCCGAACGAGAAGGTTTTCCAGAGTTCTTCCAGAAGCACATAGAGATAGCTAGAAATTCATATTGCGAAGAATGTGGTCAAAGACTTACAGGAGATGTTTCTGAGATCGCACACTGCCTTCCTAAGTCTTATTTCAAATCAGTTAGTACTTCAGATCTGAATGTTTTGTACCTTTGTGGTAGATTTTCTGCAAATCAGTGCCATTCGAATTACGATAACGGCGCGGTAGAAAAAGTGAAACAAATGAAAATCTACCCAAAAGTAAAAGAAATCTTTCAACAACTGAAACCAGAAATAACAGAAACAATCAATTACAAAGTTTATCAAAAATACGAAGATTAAGATATGTCTACATTAGAAGAAGTATTAAAGAAATTGAATAAAGGAAAAGCAGAACAAGATCAAGTAAAGAAGGTATCAGAGATTGATACGCTAAATTTGGATTTTTGTTCTTCGGGTAGTGCATACCTAGACTTGTACATGAATCACTCAGTGATTCCTTTAGGTGCAATGACATTGCTCACAGGCTGGGAGGGAAGCGGAAAGAGTAGTATTGCTTTGATTGTAGCTAAACAGTTGCAAGATCAGACAGGAAAAACTATTGTGGTTTTGGATGGAGAGCAAACTATTACAGACAGTCATGTAGAAAGATTCGGATTAGACAAAGAGAGACTTATTGTTTACAAGGATTCTGTATTGGAGAATATGCTTGATACCGCAGAAGCTTTTTCTCAAAGTGAAGAAGTGGGTGGAATTGTTATTGATTCTATTAAAGCCTTTTATTCAGCTTCTGTTGAAGCTAAATCAGCTGAGGATTTCCATATAGGTCTCGAAGCCAAGAAACTAGGCACAAGGCTTCCGATTATAAACGCAAATTGCGCTCGAAGAAAGACTGCATTAATCGTATTAAATCAATGGAGAGAGAATCCGGGAGTGATGCACGGAGATACGAAGGTATTGCCTGGTGGACAGTTCAATAAGTATATGCCCTTCACACACCTCGATTTTACCAAAAAAGACTTGATTAGAGACGAGAAGAAGAATGTCATAGGGCATAAGCTAGATGTAAGAATTAAGAAGAGTAAGGGAGGCGCATTTGACAAAAAAGAAGTTGTAACTCTAAACTTTTATTATGAAGGTGGGTTCAACGAAATTGACGAGTATTCTCAAATCTTTTGCGAATTAGGTATTGGAAAAGTGGGAGGTGCAGGATGGATTACATTTCCTGTGAAAAATGGTGAAGAAAAGAAAGTACAAGGAACTGATAAACTAGCTGAATTTCTCAAAGAGAATCCTGAAGATTTCCAATTCCTAAAAGATCAACTATGAGACCTCTAGAAGATATAATCACTGAATTTGAAGAACAAAGATTAAATCTAAAAGCTTTTACTTCAAATGGAGATAACAATAAAGATACCCTTATAGAATTCCAACATAGATTTCTTGAATTAAAGTCAGATTTAAGGTATTGGCATGTTAAGATGGTAGGAGCCTCTGATAAGCGAGGGGAT